TGCTTTAATTCACGAATTAATCCAGTTTGATCTTCCACATTATTCGCACTAATCATATTTTGTAAATGAAGTCGTTGTTCATCGTTCATCTTTTATAAATAGTATTTAGAACGCTATATTTAAACTATAGTTTGTTAATAATATTATTTATATATTCGTATAATTTTATAATATATAATTATTGTATATTTATGTCTCAAAATAATAGTAATGTAGTTAGTGCGGATAAATATGGTATGGTTCCACAACAATTGCCACCTTATCCAGCAGGCGCGAATAGTGCTCGTTCAGCTTCTCTTGCAATGCAGGAACAATCTGTGAATAAACAAATGGCTCTAATTGGAAAAGGTGGTTCTAGAAGAAAACGCTTTTGGAAAGGAGGTGCTGCTGCACAAGTAGTTGTCCCTCCCGTGAATACTCCTTATCCTGATATTGGCAACCAAACTGCTAATAATTTTAAAAGCACAACACAAGCAACAATAAACCAAAATGCTCAGTCGGCATTTGATGTTTGTGTTGGAAAAGGGGCTGGATGTACAGCACAAGTAGTTCAAGAACAAAAAGCAGGATCCAGAAGAACGACAAAAAGAAGAACTAGAAAATCAAAAAAAAAATCAAGAAAAACAAGATTTTCAAAAAAAGGAGGGTTTAAATGGGGTTGTATGAGCGGTGGAAAAAAAAGATATACTAACAAGAGATAGTTCTAACAAATATATTATTAGGTTATATGTAAGAAATTAAATATATTCTAATAATATATGCCAACTACAAGCAATTATATTAATTTTGTTTATGTTAATTTAGGTTTTATAGCTCAAATAGCTGTTATGATGTATTTTAAATCTATTTTAGAAATTAAAGCTAATTGGCCACAATATAGATGTAATCCAACTTATTGGATTTTTTCAGATAATATAAGCCAAGATTTTAATTATTGTATACAAAACACACAAATGAATATGATGGGCTATTTATTACAACCTATGAACTATTTATTATCATCTGTATCCAATATGGGTTCTGGTTTTAATAATTCAGTAAACAATATTCGCACTATGTTAAGTTTCGTTAGAGATTTTGTAACTAACATAATCCAAAGTGTATTTGGAGTATTTTTAAACCTAATTATAGAATTTCAAAAAATGATTATAAGTATTAAAGATATGGTCGGTAAAATGATTGGAATTGTAGTTACTATTATGTATGTGTTAGATGGATCTATTAAAACAATGAATAGTGCATGGGCTGGACCAACAGGACAAGTTGTTCGCGCAATTGGTTCTTGTTTTGACCCAAAAACTCGAATTCAAACTATAAATGCAAATGGTAATGATATAATATATGAAATGGAAAATATACCTCTTGGAGCTCAATTAAAAGATGGTGGGAAAGTATTCTCCATAATGAAGATTGCTAATTTCAAAAAAGAATATTTATATGAAATACCTAATGCGGGCGAATTAAACAAACAGACTGGACAATTAGATAGTATATTTGTTACAGGTGGACATTTTATATTTGATACCAAATTAAATTCATGGATACAAATTAAGGAATACAAAGAAGCTATTGCTAGATTTGATTTAATTCCGGAATACTTCTCTTGTCTTATTACAACAAATAGACATATTCTAATTGGAACTAAACTTTTTTGGGATTGGGAAGATGATGAACTAACAAATACAGGTATTATTATGTATAATATTTAATAAATATAATTATATATTAAATTGACACAATGTATAATTTAGCGTTTTATACTTGTTTTTATGGTGGAAACAATAATAAAGCATTTAAAATTCCTGAAATACCATCATTAAAATACAAATGTTACTATTTTACAAATAACAAGATTATTTTAAATAGGTTACAAAATACTAAATGGATTGGTATATTTGATAACAAACAAATAATGGAAAATAATGATAATGATAATGATAACGCAATTGTTAGTTGTATGGCTTCCAAACATGTAAAAGTATGCCCTCAAGAATATAATGAATTAAAACAATATGACTACTTATGTTATTTGGACAGCAAACTTAAAAAAGTAAATGAGAACTTTCTAGAAAAATATATTCATAAGTTTTTTATAGAAAATAATTTTGCTTTATTATTACGAAGGCATTGGTTTGTTGAACCAAATATATGGTCTGAATATAATCAAAGCATGAAACAACCTCGATATCAAAAACAATCAAGACAATATACTAAGTATATTAATAAACAGATAAAAAATGGTTTATTAGAAAAAACCTACTATCATTGTTGTACTGGTTTACTAATTAGAAACATGAAACATCCAAAAATGATAGACATAAATAACACATGGTATCAACATATACAAGAATGTGGCATTCAATGTCAAATATCATTCTTTTTTGTAAAACAACTATTTAAAGGGTATATTTATCCTTTTACTGAAATACCTTTTACAAAATAAGATTTAAATATAATTAAATTTTACTTTTAATAACTAACACTTCCATTTGGATATATTTCTGTAGGAAATATTGAAGCACAATCAACTAAATCGTATGATGTGAATGGATTCATTTCCCATGCACATACATTTCCCGGCCACATAAAGCAATTTTGAGCAATTCCATAACCTGGTAACGCATTTGTTGCACCATCTGGTATAGTCTGGGTTAATACATAACCAGGAGGAATAGAAGATGTAGTTGTAAGATTATAATATATTATTATCAACATAGAAATTGCTTCAGATAAGTCACCACAACATCCATTATCACTTATTATAGGTGTCATAAGAACATATCCAAAATTAAATTGATAATATTGATTTGTCGATGTATTTACTATATAATAAATCCCATTAATACATGTTTCGCCGGATAATACTGTTTCTCCACACCCACAAGTAGGAGGTGGAGGTGGAGGACAAGTATTACACATACCACAACAACCACCAGTAGAACCACAAAGTACATTATTACAACTTCCAGCACAACCACATTCACAACCACCGTTGCACATTTATATAATTATCTATTATTTTAATTTAATTTTAATGTTGTGATAATTTATATACTAAATATTATACAAATTTAGTATTTATATAAAATGTAATAAGATTTAAATTATATATTATTATACATCTATAGTATATGAATAATAATATAAATATCTCGAATAATACCAATACTAATATAATAAATCCAGATCAAAATAATTCAACTAATTTAAATAATACAACTCGATTTATAAGTGAAACATATGATAAATTATCATACTTTGATTTATATGGAAACTCTGTCATCATATTTTTGTTAGTTACATTATTTGTATTTGTAGTTTATTCTTATTGTAAAATTGGCATAACAAAAGAAGCTATTGCGTCTGACTGGACAAACCAGCGATGTAAACCTCAAAATGTATTATTTGCTGGATTTATTACAAAACCAGAAGGAAAAACAGCGTTTCAATACACAGGCGAAAATTTTCAATATTGTGTTCAAAATATTTTATTAAATATTACTAGTTACGCATTATTACCTTTTCAATATGCTACAAATTCAATAGTTAAATTATTTAATTCACTTGGAACATCTATTGACGCAATACGTAATGTTACCACAAATGTAAGAGGAAATGTTCAAATATTTAGTGAAGATATATTACAACGTGTCTTAAATACATTGGTTCCATTGCAGACAGTTTTTTTAGCTGTAAAAGATACATTTAATAAAATACAGGGTGTAATGGTTTCAGGCTTATATACTATGTTAGGTTCTTATTATACACTTCAAGCACTTATGGGAGCTATTTTAGAATTACTTATAAAAATGCTAATTGTGTTAGTTGCTATTATTGTTGGATTATGGATTATGCCTTTTACTTGGCCAGCAGCAGCATCTATGACAGCAGTCTTCTTAGGAATTTCAATACCATTAGCAATTATAATTCATTTTATGACAGATGTACTTCACGTTCAAGCCTCAGGAATTCCAAAATTACGTTGTTTTGACAAAAATGTAGAACTTCGAATGGCAGATGGTTCATTAAAGTGTATTAAAGATATTCAAGTTGGTGATCAATTAGAAGGGAAAAATAAAGTAACCGCAAAAATAAAAGTGACTGCAAAAGGTTTGCAAATGTATAAGTTAAATGGAGTAATTGTTAGCGAAAGTCATATTGTAAATTATAGAGGCATTTGGGTTCCAATTAGAAACCATCCAGACGCAATAAAAATAACAAGTTACCAAGAACCATATTTATATTGTCTTAATACGAGTTGGAAAATAATTAGTATTAATGATGTTATCTTTACTGATTGGGATGAATTATACAATGGCAGTTTAGAAATGGTTTTACATAAAATAAATCAAGATCCAAATAATATTATTAATAATACTATTTTAAATGATACAAATAATATTCATAAATTTTTAGACGATGGATACAATAAAGTAACAAAAATACAATTTAAAAATGGGTCATTTAGATTTATAAAAGATATACAAATTGGCGATATTATAGAAGATATAAATGGAAAAGAAACAATGGTATATGGCATTGTTGAAATTGATAAAAATACGATTCATAAATATAAAGAAGAATCTAATTTAGAGAAAAGAAATAAGTTATATCATTTATTAACTAATTCAGGAAGTTTTATTTCAAACGGGAAAAAGGCAAATGATTATAATTTTTATATAGATAGTATTTTGCATACTAATCTAGGAAAATGGAAATCTAAGTTGTAATTAAATTAATTTGTACACGTTCTATATTTCATACAAAATAATTATCTAACAAATATGTATAATGGAAATCTCTATTGGTTCTTACAAGGTGAGAGTTGAAATCCTCGTTTTAATTGTTGTTGTTTTTTGGGTTCTTTTTGGACATTTACTATGTTCTTGTTGCCGTGTTAGTTTAAAAGAGGGTCTAGAAATGGCTAAAGATGCTGTTAAACCCGATAATAAAAATAAAAAACATGTATTTTCTCCTGTAAAGGAAGGATTTGTTGGTTCTAATAATAGTGCGTATGGACCTGAGTTTGCTACATCCAAAGATAGTGGTGTTATTATGCCCCCTTCTCAATGGAATATGCCTAACTTAACATATAGTCCTGGAACTGTACCAGATGCCGGAGTGAAAGCTATTTGGGATAGACCTCAGCAACCCGTTCCTCTTCCTGAAGGCGAATTGGATATGTTTGCTACGACCGATTTTAAACCTGAATGCTGTCCCAATACATACACATCTAGTACTGGATGTGCCTGCATGACAGTAGAACAGTCAAATTTTTTACGAAGTCGTGGTTCAAATAATGTCCCATACTCTGAATATTAAACCATTTATCGTCTTGTAATTTCGCATAATTTACAATAAATAATTTTTTGACTTCTATCAGGAGTAATATCAATTTCATCGTCGACCCATTCATGTTCGCAAAGAGTGTCTATTTTAAAATCTGCATAACCTTTAAAATCTTGCAATAAAAAAGACAAGTCTGTTAGTTCTTTTTGATTAAAAATACTATTTAAACGATTTAATATTTCTGGATGATCATGAAAATAAGTGTTATCAATGCTTTTTATATTCCCATTTATTTCTGCTAAATCTAATTTACACTGATAAATCATAATCATAAAATCAGAAACTAAACATCGCATTTTATATAAAATATCTGATTCAGTAGTAGGCATAATTATTGCTTTGTTAGTTCTATAAATAATATAATTTTGCTTTTATATTATTTATAAATATAGTATATTTTTAAATCTCGATTTCAAAGAACTAAAATTTGCAGGCGTATTTGGTTGGAAAATAGTATAATTAGCACTGGCAAATATACCAAATCCTTTATAATTATCTGGAATTCCTCGTCGATAAAAACTAGCAGTTGTTCTAACACCCATTTTTTATATTGTATAAACATATAAAAAATATTTAAAAAAATGTCATCTGTATTGTATTTTTTTTTACAAGAGTTGTTGGTTTATTATTAAAAGTATTTTTATTAGGATTTATTTTTGTATTTTTATTAATAGATTTATTAATACTACAAATAATACCCTCGTGTACATTTTTAACAACTCCTTTTGGTCCAGGAACATCAGTAATTCCAATAAACCTTTCAAATACTAATATTTTGTTATTAATTAATTCATCAATAATTTTTCTAACACCTTTCCATACGCCATAATCATCGAAAATAATATATTGTAAATTTTTAAATCTTTTAATAGAATGCATAATATCACTTTTACAAGCATCATATGTATGAAGAGCATCTATAAATGTTACTTCAATATCTTCTGGCAATACTTCCCAACTATCTTTATATAAATCTAAAAGAACATATTCAATATTTTTTGTACCTTTATTATATTCCTTATTAAAATTTATAGAATTAATATTATTATCAACAGCATATACTTTTGAAAAAATATTTGCTAGAACTTTTGTTGTATAACCCTTATCTGAACCTATTTCAGCAATTTTAAATAAAGGTTTACTCTTAAAAAAATCATAAATGTCATATCTCATTTTTTCAGAACATGTCCATAAATCATTATCAATATTTTTACTATTACCATATTTTACAAGTTGACAATTTTTATTATAATAAATACAATTTATACTTTTGTGACATTTATAATATATATTACTTAAAGAAATATCAATATCATTTATAAAACTATCAACTTTGCCATCCCAGTTTACACCAGATTTACCTAAATGAAAATATATTATATTATCAATATTGCAAAATACATTAAAATTATCATAACCAAAATAATAATCTCCATTGCCGGCATTATTTATATCATTTCGGCAAAAAGCGTGTTTTTTATATAACTGAAAACAACCTAATATTGAAGGGGGCTTGTTTTTTAATTGGATAATATTATTGTATTGCCAATCAATATTTTTATTAACAATTTCTTTTTTATTAAGTAACTCAGATGATTTTAAAACATTAATTCGAATCGCACCATAAATACATTCAGAATTTAATTCTGTTTTTTCCAAAATATCAATTAAATTATAAGGTAAAATAATATCACTATCAATTATTAAATACCAGCTTTCAGGAAACTGTGAATACACAATATTTTGTGTATAACTTAATGCTCCATATTTATCAAATGTTTTATTGTTATTTTTAAAATCATAAAATAATACAATTACATTATTAAATTGTTTACAAAAATTAATTGTTTGTAAATCATCCGGTTGTGTTACAATATATAATTTTTCAAAATGAGCATGATTAATTGGTAACATAAATTGCAATGTATCAAAATACTTATACGATATACATATTCCTATTATTGATAGTTTATTATTAATACTTTTATTAGTTGTTATTATTTTTGTATCATATATTTTTATTCTATTTTTAAAATTATGATTATTTAGTTTATTTAAAAAAGTTGTCATTATATTAATTTTATGAGTATATACACCAGGGTATCCTGGGAAGTGATGTATAATTTTATTACTATGAATATTTATATTATTATTTACAGCATATGATTGAAGTAATTTATTATTATATAAATTATATTTAAAAGCATTATATACAATGTATGGTTGATCATAACAAGAAAAATTATATGGTCTTTTAATTATATCTTCTTTTGTATTATAAAAAAGTTTTTTAATAGTTTCACAATTATTAAATAATAATATACCACTAGTAAATGCTGTTTTATTATTATAATTATGTATTGTATTTCCAAATAATGTGAGTCCATAAAAATCTCTTTTATCAGTTATAATGCCTTCTTCTAAAACATACAATATATCTTGCTTACAAACGTTAAATACATTATTTATAGTACCTTTTATTAAAATATCAGTATCTAAATACAAGATTTTTTCATAATTAGATATAGATGGAAGTTCAAATACATCTAATCTGGCCTTACACGATTTATCAATATTATTATATGTATCATTAATTTCAAAAACAATATTTTCATTATATAATTCATTTTTTTTAATTATATTCATAAATTCAGTTGATGTATAAATTAATAGTTGTGTATTCTCATCTAATTTGCCATAAACTAACAAACTTTCTAATAAAATAAAAAACATATCAACATATTTTTCATCATTAAAAACACAACAAAAAATGCAATTCATATATATTATTAATTTATATAATTAATTTTATATAATTACAAACTACAAACTATATATTTAATAAATTTATAGGAAAACCTAGGCTTTCAAATTAAACATATAAGTGATACAATGATGGATTTATTTGATCCTTCTTTTTAATCAACTTATCAACTATATCTTTTGTAACTGTAAAAGGAAATTCTACCTTAATCGACATATCCTTTTCAAATAGATTTGAACCAGGTTTCATTAAACGATATAAATTCAACTTAGTATGTATAATTTCTAAGCATCTTTTCATATTTCTGACACCATCTTCTTTATTACAGAAACTATCAATAATATAATGAAGAGTCTGATCAGGAATAATAACATCCTCTTGTTTAAACTTTACTTCTTCTCTAATTTTTGGTAACAAATAATCATTTGAAATAATTGTTTTTTGTTTTTGATTGTATCCTGTTGTTTGAATACGATACATTCTATCTTTCAAAATAGGATTTACTTTACTTTCGTCATTATAACTGAATATAAATAAACATTTACTCAAATCAAAATCAATATCCGCAAAATATTTATCATGAAATTGAGAATTTTGAGTTGTATCTGTTAAATGTGTCAAGATACCAGCAATTTCTTCACCTTTTGGGGTTTCACTAATCTTATCTAACTCATCAAAATAAATAATAGGATTCATACATTTGCTTTCAATTAAAATTTGAACTATTTTACCCCATGTTGAACCTTCATATGTATATCCGTGACCTTCTAGATGACTGCTATCTGTTGCGCCACCTAATGCGATAAATGTAAATGGTCTATTTAAAATTTTACTAATACCATCTTTTACAAGGGAAGTTTTACCAGTTCCAGCAGGTCCGTGTATAGCAATTGCACTTCCAATTGCCTTTGGATTTGTAATTAATTGACCTAACATTTGCATAATTTGCATCTTAGCATCATTTAACCCGTGCACTGCTTGATCCAATGTTTTTTGAGCATTTTCTATAAAATCGTGGCAATTTTCTACTGAATTATTATCTAAACTAATAGGAAGACTACTATAATTGCCAAAAGGAATACGCATAAACGTATCAACCCAATTTTTTATTTTATAGTATTCTCCTGAACCTGGTTCCATATGACGTAATGAGTTTATTTTTTTAATTGCAGTTGCTTTAAATACAATTGGGATATTAGCTTCTAACAAAGTTAAACGATATGGCTTTTCAACTCGAATTAATTTATTAATTTCTCTTAATTCCTTGATAACCTTATTTTGCTGTTCTACTTCCATTTTATTGTAAAAGTCGAAATCATTATTTGTATTTTTATCTCGCAAAATACGTTTAAAGATTCTTTCATTTCTATCCTTTTGCTTTTTCACCTTTTTTTCTTGCTTCTTCTTTTGGTCTTTTAATTTACTTTCACACATAACAATACATTCGTCAATTAAATTAGAATGTTTACTATTATTTTTTGTTTTCAAATCCTTAAGAATTTCTAATAATTCTGATTCTGACTTTGTTTTTTTAATAGTGTCTTCGCATATAGATTGATTTGGCTGTGTTTTTTTACACGGTTTATTTTTACAAGTTAATACATTTATTTTTTGTTTTTTGTTAGTTCCTACTTCTTTTTTTGTGTCACTATTGGTATTCGAGTCTGAATCACTATCACTGCTAACTGGATCATCTTCATTTTCTGTTTCATCGCTTTCAAACTCATCATCTGAACAGGATTCCCAATCTTCATCATCGTCTTCGTGTGAACCTATTGTAAAGATAATATTAAATTTGCTATCTTGTTTTGATCCCTTTCCATTGTTTTTCTTTAAATGGGTTTCTGATGCTTCAATATCGCTATCTGTTTCATAAGTATCTTGTGAACCTAATGTACAACTTTCATCATCTTCATCAGCAGTTTCATAGTTAGAACTCAAGTCTTCATCTGAACTATCTGTTACTCTTTTTCTTTTATCTTTTCCTTTTATCTTTTTTTCACTTTTCTTAACAGGTGTTTCTTTTTCTTTGACTTCTTCATCTGAACTATCTAATTCTTCTATGTCTTTTTTAATTGCCTTTTTCATATTCTTACATGATTTTACCTTTTTATCTATGTGTTTTGAGGGATACAATTTTTTAAGCATTTTTCTATATTCTTGCTCATCAAATTCCTCATCTTCATCACTTGTATTATATGTACTATCACTATCACAATCGGAATCAGAAGAGATTTCATCACGCTTTTTTCTTCTATTCATTTCTTCATTCTTTCTATTCTTACTTTTCATAATTTTATTGATTTCTTTGGTCATTTTTATAATTAGTTATAGGTGTTTGTTCTTAGTTACTATTTTAGGTTTTGTAGGTATACGTGTAATAATTATATATATTATCATAGTTAATTTATTATTTCAATTTTATTTTCAAATGTCTTACATATTCCATTTTATTTATTATTGAGGGGGGATGCGTCTTTAAGTAGGTTAGAAATATAATAAATGAAAACTACTTAAAGATATAACGCCAAAATAAAATTGAATTAAAATAAAACAATCTAAATATTATTAATATACTATATATAAGGATGGCAACTAATTTCGCTAATATGAAAAATATGTATACTTCCAAGGTGATTGGAATTCAATTTAGTTTGTTATCCCCAGAAGAAATTCGCAAGGGTTCTGTTGCCGAAATTACCAGCAAAGACACGTATATCAATAACAAACCTGTTATTAATGGATTATTCGATCCGCGAATGGGTGTTTTAGAACCTGGGCTAATTTGTCCTACTGATGGTCTAGATTATATACAAACGCCTGGTTATTTTGGACATATTGAACTGGCTAGACCTGTGTTTTATATTCAATATTTAAGCACAATTCAAAAGGTTTTGCGTTGCGTATGTTTTAAATGTAGCAAACTATTGATTTCCAAAGATAAGTATAAAGAAGCACTTAAAAAAGCAAATCAAGACAGATGGAAGTATGTGTTTGATTTGTGTAAAGAAGTGAAAAAATGCGGTGAAGAAACTGAAAATGGATGTGGCTGTTTGCAACCAAAGAAAATTAGAAAAGAAGGTGTAGCATCTCTTTTTGCTGATTGGATTGATAGCAAGGAAGAAAATGAAACTGTTACTATTCCTTTAACCCCTGAATTAGTTTTGAAAATATTTAAACGCATTTCTGACGAAGATGTTACTTTTATGGGGTTTAGTCCTTTATGGTCTAGACCAGATTGGATGATTTGTCAAGTGTTAGCAGTTCCACCTCCTGCTGTTAGACCATCTGTTAAATATGATTCGCAACAGCGTTCAGAAGATGATTTAAGTCATATTCTTGTAAATGTGATTAAAACTAACAAAACACTTCAAGAAAAGTTGCAAAATAATGCACCTGAAAACGTAATTAATGATTGGTCTGTTGTGTTGCAATATCATATTGCTTCCATGGTTGATAATAAGTTGCCTGGTGCTGGTCAAGTAGCGCAACGTTCAGGCAGACCTTATAAGTCAATTAAAGACAGATTAAATGGAAAGGGTGGTCGTATGAGAGGCAATTTGATGGCCAAGCGTGTTGATTTTAGTGCCCGTTCAGTTATTACTGCGGATCCTAATATCTCTATTCGTGAGTTGGGCATTCCTATGAAAATTGCTAAAAATATTACCAAGCCGGTTACAGTCAACACAATTAATAAGTCGTTTTTAACAAAGTTAGTTCAAAATGGACCTGATGTGTGGCCTGGTGCTAAAATTCTCGAGAGAAAAAATGGAGATTCTATTACCTTGAAGTATTTAGATAGAAAATCCATCATTTTAGAAGATGGCGACATTGTTCATCGTCATATGATGGACGGCGATGCTATCTTATTTAATCGTCAACCTACTCTTCATAGAATGAGTATGATGTGTCACATTGCTCGTATTATGAAGAAAGGTGACACTTTTAGAATGAATGTGGCTGACACAAAGCCTTATAACGCGGATAGAAAATTTGTGACGATAAGTGCTCACAAACTATTTTCAAAATAGTCAATGTTCGCAACAGGAGGAAATAAAATTTTGTAACCTTCTAGTCATCTTTATGATGGCAAAACACCTTGATGCGGGAAGTCCCTTAGAGCCTAACTAATCTAATAAATTAGTGAACCACTACCAAGTCTAAATAGGAAACTTTTAGATGGCCGAGATATAGAACTCGGGTATGGTAATAATGTGGAGGATTGGGTAATCCGCAGTGTTACTTTCTAAGTCCGTTATGATAGGATATGAAAGGCATTCAGAGACTGAACGGGTGTTGGTGAGTTATGATGGTCTAGTCAACCTGAGCTTGCTTAAGATACAGTCCGGCCCACTGGGAAACCTTTGGGATCAACCGTTTGACGGGGATAGACATATGTAAATGACATTTTGTCCCCAACAGGGAGCGTGAAAAGCGTGTTACTCCCTAGTTAATAAATTAATAAATTGAGGTAAACTATTTAAATATATAATAATAATATATATAATGGAAAATACAAAACCCGAAAATGTCGCATCAAAGTTATGTAAAATATGCATAATTTATAAAGATATAGAAAGGTTTCATAAAAATACATTAACTTGTAAAGATTGTCATAATCTTAAACGACGAGAAAAATATAATAATAATGAAGAGCATAGAAAAAAACTAATAGAAATCGCATCAATATTTAAACATAATAAAGTTATTATTAGACAACAAATTAAACAAGAAGAACAAGAAAAAATAGGTATTGAAAATAAAATATGCAAATATTGTGAAGAAATAAAACCTAAAACACGTTTTAGACATAATCGATTAAAATGTAAAGATTGTGAAAGAGATGATCCCAATGAAAAATTTAAACGATATGTTAGAACAAGAATATATAATTGTTTACGTTATAAAAATAAAAGTAAACATTCAATCGAATATTTAGGATGTACAAGTCAAGAATATTTTAATTGGATGTTAACATACGACCCAATATATAATCTAGATAATTATGGACCAGAATGGCATATTGATCATGTAATACCTTTATCAACATTTAATTTGGAAAATCTAGAAGAACAATTAATAGCTTTTAATTGGAGAAATACTATGCCTTTATCCGCAAAAAGTAATATGAGTAAAAATAATAGAATAAATAAAGCACAAGTTATTACACATTTTACAAAATTAACACAATATCATAATGAAAACAATATTGAATTACCTCAAAAAATTATTGATTTATTTGCAACGTAACCAAACTGCTGGAAGTTCCTTAGAGCCTTTACTACCACTTACATATGGAAACATTTGTAAGGAACTCGGTTAATAGCCGAACCCAATGGTAAAAATGTAAAGGATTGGATAATCAGCAACCAAGCCCCTAACCTCGTTATGGTAAGAGTATGGGGAAGGCTCAGAGACTAGATGATTACGGGTTCTATATGATAGTCTAACCAACTTGATAGAGCACAAGGTATAGTCCAACCTTACCAGAGATGGTAAGAAGTAAATTCAATTGGAGATGAATTTGCATATGCCACAGGACATCGAAGCAGAGTCCGAGTTGAGAAACTTAGCAGCAGTCCCTTATCAAATTATTAGTCCTGCTAACAACTCCTCGATTATTGGTATTTACCAAGACTCCATGCTTGGATGTTATAGATTTACACGTGAAAATATTAGTTTCACGCAAAAAGACGCAATGAATTTGTTAATGATGTTTAACAAGGTCAATACAAGTCTAATTAGAAAGAAAGGATTTGAAAAAATCAGTAATTTTGAAATTTTGTCGCAAATTTTGCCTCCTATCACACTCAAGGTGAAGAATAAGCAATTTGACTCTGATAAGGAAAAGACCGCAGATTCAAATAATGTGATTGAAATTATTAATGGAAAATATTTACGTGGTCAGATGGATAAAGGCATTCTTGGTTCAGGAACTAAGGGCCTTATTCATAGAGTGTGCAATGATTATGGAAATATGGCATCTGCCGATTTTGTAGATGATTTACAAAATATTATTACAGAATATATGAAGCAAAGTGCATTTAGTGTTGGTATTAGTGATTTGATTACTGATGACAAAACAAATGAAAAGATTGTTTCTATTATTACTGACAAGAAAACCGAAGTAAAGAATCTTATTCATCAAGTTCAAATTGGCGTATTTGAAAATAATTCAGGAAAGACCAATGAAGAAGAGTTTGAAACTCGCGTAAATAATATTCTTGGAAAAGCACAATCCGAAGCTGGTCGTGCAGCATTAAATAACTTAAGCAAGGATAATCGATTTGTGATTATGTTTAATGCTGGTTCCAAGGGTTCTGAATTAAACATACAGCAAATGACTGCTTGTTTAGGGCAACAAAACGTAGATGGTAAGCGTATTCCATATGGATTTGAACACAGAACATTGCCTCATTATACTAAGTATGATGATACTCCTGTTGCTCGTGGTTTTGTTGAGAGTTCTTATATTAATGGTCTTTCTCCCCAAGAATTATTCTTTCACGCTATGGGTGGTCGTATTGGTCTTATTGATACAGCAGTTAAAACTTCAACTACTGGTTATATTCAAAGACGATTGATTAAAGGTCTTGAAGATTTAATGATTAACTATGATATGACTATTAGAACTAACAAAAATAAACTTGTTCAATTCTCTTATGGCGGTGATTCTATTGATACAGTCAAAGTAGAAAATCAAGATTTACCTATTGTTGAAATGTCGATTCAAGATATTTACTCGCATTATAGCGTTATAGAAGAAGTAGGAAAAAGTAAGGCTCTTTTGGGTATGTTTGTAAAAAATGCATATAATCGTCATAAAAAACAAGAAGAGGGACTGGCTGAAAAATGTAAAAAATATATTACTATGATGATTGACAATCGAGAGTTGGTTGTTAAAAATGTATTTAATAATAAATCAGATAGAACAGTTCGTATTCCGGTAGCGTTTACTTATATTATTCAAAATATTATTGGACAACAAAGCATTAATAAAAATTCATTAGTTGATATTACTATGTTTGAAGCGTTTGAAATGATTGAAGCAACCTACAATCGCTTAGAAAAAATTCATTATGCACCTCCAACTAAATTATTTCAACTCTTATATTTCTATTATTTATCACCAAAAGACCTGCTTGTCAATAAGCGTTTTAATCAAAAAGCATTAGAGATTTTACTTGAAACAATCGTTTTGGATTATAAAAGAGCCATTGTGTCACCCGGTGAAATGGTCGGAATGATTGCAGCGCAGAGTATTGGTGAGCCGACAACTCAGATGACGTTAAACACTTTCCATTTTGCGGGTGTTGCATCTAAATCCAATGTAACTCGTGGTGTGCCTAGAATTGAAGAAATTCTGTCTTTATCCCCAAGTATTAAAAATCCTTCTTTAACTGTATTCTTAAAACCAGAAGACGAAACTGATAAAGAGAGAGCAAATATTATTCAATATATGCTTGAACTAACAAAATTAGAAGAAATTGTAAAATCGATTGAAATCTGTTTTGATCCCGATGATTTAAATACTCTCATTACAGATGATAAAGATACAATGACACAATATCGCGAATTTGAGAATATGATTGAGGAATGTTTACAAGGAAATAGCAGTGGAATGGCAGAAGAAAATGAAAGATCAAAGTGGATTATTCGTATGGAAATGGATCCTGAAGTAATGTTAGAAAAGAATATTACTATGGATGATGTAAACTTTGCATTAAATAATTCGTATAAGGAAGAAATTAGTTGTGTTTATTCTGACTACAATTCGGATAAATTAATATTCAGAATTCGTATGTCAAATATATTCAAAAATAATAAAAATATGAAGAAAACGAAATTAAACCCACTTGATCAATCAGACCAAATCTATATATTAAAGAATTTTCAAGATCAACTTTTAAATAATATTGTTTTGCGTGGAATTAAAAATATTAATAAAGTTGTAATGAGAAAGGTAAAGGATAACTTGGTTGAAAAGGGTGGTGCTTATGTAAAACAAGATATTTGGGTACTTGATACAATTGGTACTAATATGCTTGATGTATTAGGTCTTGACTATATTAATCCCGAAAAGACATTTAGTAATGATATTATAGAAGTATATGATGTATTGGGAGTTGAGGCAGCGAGACAATGTATATATAATGAATTGGCTGATGTGTTAGAATTTGATGGTGCTTATGTAAACTCGCATCATATGGGACTTCTTTGTGATAGAATGACATTTACACATAAATTAATTTCTATCTTTAGACATGGTATTAATAATGATGATATTGGACCTATTGCTAAGGCATCGTTTGAAGAAACACCTGAGATGTTCTTAAAGGCTGCGAGACACGCTGAGTTAGATAATTTAAGAGGAATTTCATCAAATGTTATGTGCGGTCAAGAAGGGTTATTTGGCACAGCATCATTTCAAGTTGTATTAGATATCGATGATATGATTCACTTAGAAGAAAAATACAAGTATGAGTATCAAGATAAAGCGGAAGAGATAGATACTGCTTTATTTGGTGAAATGCAGAATGCGTTTGATAAGTGTAGTATTGATAATATAAAGATTGAGACAAATGTATCAAATATTAAAGCAGAAAACTTAGGAAATATAGATGAATATGATCCTTTTGCTTAATTTTATAAATCTTGTAAAATAATTCTTGTAAATAAAAAGTTAATTATATTAACTAATTTTTTATTTTTTATTCCTCGATAACAAATTCTATATCTTCTTTTGGCTTATTAGCTTTGCGTGTTCCTTTTTTTCCGGGCGGGTTAACTAGAATTGGTGCTTTTTTTCTTGATTTCTTTTTTCTTTCAACAGGCTCAAACTCAATTATTTCTTCTTCCGATGTTTTTTTGATTCTTGGCTGTTCTAGGGTTGACTGTTCCAGATTTGGTTTATCTTCTTCATCATCTTCTATAACGAATGATATTTCCTCCTTTACTTTTTTAGGTCTGTAACGCTTTATTTTTTTTCTTTCGACCGGTTCAAACTCAAATATTTCTTCATACTCTTGTTTATTTTCGGGAATTTCTTCTTCTTTATTTGCGTTGTCTTGATTATTTTCTTCTTCTTGTTCAAATGTAACTAATTCAAATTCCAAACTACGCAAACCCTTTTTCTTTGGTTTATAAGTGGTTGTATTATCTTTTTCATACACAATATCTAAATAATCCTCAACTGAAATATAATGGTCAATCGCTCTATGTATATCATGTATACAATTATCACTATTTAAATTATCAATATTAATTTTACAATTATTTGTATTATCTACAATCAATTTATATTCAGGCAATTTATACTCTTTTCTTCGATACATAGCAGGTGTCAAAATAAATGCGAAATTAGTATCTTTATTATTATCATCATTTTTATAGCAAACAAATTCATGTGAATTAAATCGTGTTTCATTAATAGGTTTATTTGAAATAAACATAGAAGGTATTTTATTTTTAACTAAAAGTAACCATAAATCAAAATTTATAGCGATAAACCCATCTTGTAAAACCATTTGTTCAAATGTAATACTACCATCTTGTAATTGATTTGCGTCAAATTGTGCTTCTTCTCTTAAAATATTAATAATATGATTTACTCTTTCTTTATTGGTAAAATCTTCTGTTATTCTAGAATATTCTTCGATAAGCTGATCTTTTAAATCTTCTATTTTTAAATGAATTCCTTTAAATTCTTTTATAATATCTATTAGCATATACAAAGTACAATAATTGCTACCATTATAATCAACATTTTTATAATCAGATGGAAAACATTTTCTCCATTTTCCTGATAGTATTTCAGTTGGCTCAGTTGGGTTACAATCACGTTCATGATATGGATTAATCATATTGTTAATCTCTATATTTTTTTCATATTTTTGTGTAGTAATTGGCTCAGCATTGTCATAATTGTTATATTTGGCATATTTATTTAATTCAAATGGAACCAAATTCTCAAAAAACTCTTGTGTTAATAACTCTTGTAAAATAATTATTTCATTGTCTCTTAAATTATATTTTACTTGTCCAAATGATAAATAGGATTGCGGTTTAAACATAAACGATTTTATACGATTATATCTCAACAATTCATCTGCCATTTTTCCATAATAAAAGTCTTCATTATCAATATCTGTCACTAAATTTTCTTTTGGTAAAACAAGACTACATTTATCATCTATATATTTACATATTTGCCCTTTTTTATCACATTTTTCTTTGTCTGATTTGATACAAGTATAAACCTCCTTTTCATTAATATCTCTATAATTATAACCATCTTGTTTTGAAGCAAAAATAATTTGTTCGCCTACTAAATTATGAAGTAACTCTTTTACTTTTGTTAGTTGATTCAAATAGGACAAGTATTTTTTATTACATTCATTTTGTAATTCTCTTCTTTTTTTACTATTTGAATAATCGTTAAATAATATTCTTATCGTATTTCTAAATACATTATAAAAGTTGGTCTCTAATTGTATTTTTTTAATAAACTCAACGCGTTTCGTATCTATTTTACTATTATTTATTGTATTTATATCAGCAACTAACATATCGTTATTAGTTATTGTTTTAATTATATCATTCACATTTGAAATAGGAATAGGGGTTTTTATAGGAACAAATTGATTTGTATTTGTTAAAAATCCGGTAATAATTTCATCTTCAACTACACGGCAAAAATATTTAGGATCATAACAATTTGCGGTAACAATATCTTCTGGTTCTTGATAATCATAATAATGCTTTAAAAACTCTAATGTTTCTTCATATGATTTCCAAAGAGCATCGTCAATATAAGTAAATGGATAATCGCATTTTTCAGATGATTCTTTTTCTTGGTCTTGCAATTCATCCTCTCTAAGGCATATTTTTTTGGGACGCTTTAAAGATGTTAAACCTGATGGAAAACAAGGAACAAATCCTTCTAAATCATTTTTTGATGTAACCATTAGGCCAATCACTTTACCTTGAAAATTCATAACTTGAGTATGAATTGTATATCCTTTTCTAAGAAGTGTCTCAATTAAAGTATCTAACAAAGGTGCTTGTTTAAATCTATATTCATTTGGTTTACTTATTAATGCCTTACACTTATTTGCAATTGTTGGTTTAATAATTTTAGCAAATACAGCTCTTAATGCTTTGGGTAAATTTTTATCATATTCACTAAATGTCTTTGTAATAAGTATCTTTTTGCCATCATTTCTATAACCATAAATAGGTTCATAATAGTTTTCACGTTTTATTATAATAAGACTTCGCTTTCTTGCATCATACGCATGAGATGAATAGTGATTAGATGGACAAACTAACTCAATATTATTAGTTGCATCATCTTCTGGAATTTCTAAAATAATAAGATTTATTCCTGCTTCAAAAATATATGGATTTGGCATACAAACTAAATCCCATAAATACATATAATCTATTGCAATAGTGTTGTCTTCTAAATATTTTTTAAAATTTTCAAATGCCTGTGCAACAGAAATAATAAACTTTTCTGAGTTTTGTATAGATGTAGTATCTTTGTCTTCATTTGTAAAAGTATTTGTAGATTTTGTATTCGTATTAATTGTATTTGTATTAATTGTATTCGTAGCAATTGTAGATGTAGGATTATTATATAAATTATTTTTATCAATATCATATTTTACAGTGTTTGCGCCACCAGATGCCAACGATTCACTTTGTATTTTCTTATACAACTTTGTATTTTTATAATTATTAATATTCACTTCTATTTCAGTATTCGCAAAACTACTAATTAAATCTCCATTTTGTAGTCTTGCAAAACGATCTAAGTCAAGAGATTTAATAATTATTTGCTTCATTTCTTTAATAGATGGAACGTCATATTTTACATTTGGCAAAAATTTATTAATTAAAGGCATTTTCGAATTCTCATCGCGTTGGGCATAAAATACAGCACTTGCAATACAAGCAACAAATGATTGTGTTGAACTTACTTCGACACCATGACGCAATATACATGTATGATTTAATTTTAAGTTCATATTTGTTTTTGTAATTTGACAATCTTCGTTTACTTCATGTAAAAATTTTTGAACAACAATAGGTAAAAATCCCCAACGATGCTCGCCTAATTGCGGTCCATACTTTTCAGGACCTTTTACATAATGTTCTGTTTCAGCTATTTCTTTACGTAAATGATCTTGTATTTCCTTTTCTTCGATAGTTGGTTGTGGTCCATCTTTATCGTCTGATTTACCTTGGCATATATCACGGCGTTTTTTCATAGTCGTTGTAGACCAGTTAGAATAACAACATGGGATACATAATCCAGAGGATGTTTTTTCTTTATGGAATCCAGGAAATTTTCTATCTTTTCCATCATAAAATTGATATACATATTTCCCTTCTGGTACTTCTTTGGCTGTTCTAGGAATAATCGCATCCTCTACTTTATTTACTTTTGGTCCACATTTTCCTTCTAAAATATCTTTTTCAGTTACAAATTTATCAGTTTTAAGACACCAATATCTTGGACAGGTATAGTAAAATTTCTTTGAATCATCATTTGGATCGGTTCCATATTCAATAAAATCAGCTTGTTCATCAATATCATCAGGATGCTCTTGGACCATTTTGTTTTTTTCTTCCTTTGTAAGAATAATTGGTTGTCTTCTTTCACTTAATGTGAATGGACACATACGAGTATATGCATCAAATTTTTCATTCTTTTCTTTAACAAATAATTGTGGCATTCTAGTTTGTAAACGTGTTGTAAATGGATTTGGATATTTTAAATTCATACCTATAATATTTTTTACAGTATTTTGAATAGGTTCTTCTTGTTGTATAGAAGTAGAACTTTTAATATCAAATGAAATAGGAGTTTCATTACTACTTTTAGAAATACTTTTATCACTACTCTTAGAAATACTTTTACTACTATCATCCTCAATCTCAAAACTTATTTCATCTTTTGGTTCCTCTTCTAATTCCTCTATTGTTTCAGAAATAGGTAATTCTTCTTCCTGTTCTTGAGTAGGTATTTTTGATTCTTCTTTTGTTTCAGTTAAAATTGTTTCAGGAATAACATCTTCTTGAATTGATATTTCTTCGTCATCCTCTTCTTTTTCCTGTTTTATTTCAGAAATAGGTGATTCTTCTTCTTTTTCCTGTATTGTTTCAGAAATAGGTAATTCTTCCTCATCTTCTTGAGTAGGTTCTTTTGTTTCAGTTAAAATTGTTTCAGGAATAATATCTTCTTGAATTGATGTTTCTTCATCATCTTGGTCTTCTTTTGTTTCAGACAGAATTGTTTTAGGAATGCTATCTTCTTGAATTTGGGTCTCTCCTAGTTCGTTTAATTCAGATTCGGATACTATATCTTCAGAACTGGGTAAACTAGTCATTTTAAATGATGTTGCTAATTCTGGTTCAATTTGAATAGTCTGGCTTTCTATTTCTGGAATAGATGAAGAGCTTTTAGAAGAAGGTAATGAATCTAAATTAAGGTCTTCTAGGTTTAAATCATCTAATGAACCTAACCCACTTTCATCAGATACTTTTTCATTAGAACTAGTTTTTAATCCAACATTTGATTCAGACGACATAGATAAATTTGCAGAAGATACTTCAGAACTAGAATCAGAATCAGAATTTGCTCCTCCTACTTCATTAGTCTCATCATTTTCATCATCTTCATATCCCAACATATCCAATAATTCATCCATATTTTCTCCTTGTTCCAATTCATTGTAATCTTTATTATCTGAATATAATGGCGATTCATCTTTAATACTTGGAATCTCATTTGAATTTACACTTTGCTCTGAACTAGCTGTAATTTGGTCAAATTCTAAATCAACGATTTCTTTACCTGAACATAATGATTGAATATATTTACTTGATAATTTTGAACTATTTATATCTTGAGTTATTCTAACAAATGAATTCAAATAAATAGGCAATGTATTTAAGTAATAAATATTATTAATTCCTGTAACATTAATAAGTAATTCACTTGTAATGGAATTTATTTCCATAGTTGTTAAAAATCCAGGATTAATTTTAATAGTTACTGCTCGTCGTTTATTGGCGCCACGAGTAACTTCCAACTCAGAACGAATATTCATTATTATTTCTTGAGCCTCTTCCTTAGTTAAATCATCATAGTTACTAAGAAGCTGTTCAACAATTTCATCGAATTTAGAACCCTGATCTATTTTTTCAATAATAAAGGCTTCTTGACTATCACGTTTATTAAAATTTGATACACGTTTAAAACGCATTTTTAACCCCTTTTTAATATTCGCATTTTCTATTGCAAAAATACTTGACGTGCAACCTAAATATTTATTTACATCAATTAATGATGTAATATTATATATAGTGCTGTATTTTATATCTCTTATTTCTACACTAGAATGAGTGATTGATTTAAACAGAGGAATTTCTAATCCACTTTGTTCAAAAAAAGGTTTTATTTGTTCAAGAATTGGATTTACAGCAAGAGATATAATTGTATCTATATTTTCAAACATTTTGCCGTCAGATATTAAAATAAGATTTTCAAAATCAGATAATGAACTAACATTAATAACCCCTGTTTCTTCAAATTCAATCGACATTTCATATTTAAATCCTTTAAATACTACAATTGTATAGATAGATACAGACTTACCTCTACCAATTGATTTAATAAGACGAAAAATTGTGGCTTTATTTAAATACGGTATTTTTCGACCATCTGCGGTCTTTTTGTCACAGTATAATCTATATAAATTCTCTTGTTTATACTCAGGATTATACTTTATTAATGGAAATTCTTGTGTAGCATGAACTAACTTAAATATAACCTCAACAGGTATTTTTATTTTATATTCAGGATAAATAGATATTTTAATATTTTTTATTCCTGTCTTATTTAATTTTTCATTGAATTTTACTGAGGGTTCTTGTGTTTCAAACATATCATAAAACATGTCTATTGTTTTGAATACGCGTTCAGTGTCACTTGTTAGCATTTTGTTAGTTGTATCAATTAATTCACCTCTTTTTTCATCAAGTGTTTCTAACGACTCTATTCCATCTTTGAATAAAAAGGGATAATATATTTTTGATGTGTATTCTAATGATATATCATTTATATCGGCAACATCAAATACATCATTTGCTAAACACAAATATATATTATTTTTATATATTGTTCCTGTTTCCAAAAGCAAACTGTTATTTAATGTAGTAATTTCACTTCTTGAACGTTCTAGCAGTAAATCATAATCATTAACCATAAATGGGTTAGCAATAAATGGATATTCTTGTGTAAATACGATTTTTTGTCCAAGTGGTTTACCTAATAGATATTCTTTGTTAGTTAGGTCTAGATGTAATATATCATCAAATGTATATTTATCTTTGTCTTCCAATTCAAAAGGCATTGGTTCCTCATTTAAATCATATATATTCATTAACACTTGGTCTAGACGGACTTTACTCAATGGCAATTTGTCATTTTGTGTTAAACTTTGATAAATAGTAACAGGGTTTAAAATGTCCTCTTTTAAACAAAAAAGATACATTTCATTGATAGAATATTCTTGATTTATTGCTGTAAATAACTTTAATTTAATCGTTCCTATATTATCATCAATGTGTATTGTATCTTTGATAAATATAACATCTACCTTTTCTTTTTGAATATATTCTGTTTCACTTTCATCAAATATACCAGTAAATAATTTGTTAGTTGGTTCATCCATAAATAAATCATTTAAATCAATGTCTTTTTCTAAATTTGGACCTGAGCCAAAAAATACATAAACAGTCTCTATATTGTTTTTATCACGCAATTTATTTACTTTAAATATTGGAAATAATGTTGTCATATATATAATAAAGAACTATTTTTAATTATTTATTATACAAATTATTGATAATCGTAATAAGGATTATCTGTAATATCCATTCCGCAATAAGGTTCAGGACTTTTCTTATAATCAATTGGATTATAAATCCCTGCTTCCTTAGCATTAACTAACAAAAATTTAAAATTTTTCCAAAATTCTTGTAAGTGTCCTTCGGATTTTGTCATAATATGTGATAACTCGTGTATAGCAACAAAAGTGAGAGTATTTAAATCAATTAATTGCGTTTCATCGTTTTTCTTTTTATTTAAACAAAAAGCAATTTTTTCACCCTTGTTTTCACTGTATGCTGTATGTTCACTTGTTGGCAATGTTTCTGAGATTACTTGTGGGTTAAACTTTTGAACAAGTCGTTGAACATCTTCGTTATCGGGATGTTTTTTACCCACATATTCAACTAATTCTTTGCATTTTTTTGTAACATTGGCTAAAAGGTCGGCTGCTAACTCTAATTTAGCTCTTTCTCGTACACAATATTTTTGTCCATCAATGCCAGACATAATGCATTTTAAGTTAAAAGCATCTGATTCATAATATATTTTTAGACATACAAATATTACAATTGCTAAAACAATATATATCAAAACATCATTTGTTCTAGGCATTAATTATATAATATATACGCGTAAAACAAAATTTACAGATATTTCAATAACAAGTTTTTTAAATGTAAGTAATTAATTAATTACTTATATTTATAAAATTGAATTCTTATAAATATAGAAAAATTATATTATTATTTATAACAATGGCTAGAAATAAAGAAATCGAATATGAAAAAAGTTTTGCGTTACATCCTAAATCGGCTCATTGGTCAGATAGAAATGAAGGATTTCCAAAAGATTTTATGAGTAGTTCTAAAAAAAAGAAATGGTTTAATTGCAATTGTGGACATGAATTTGAAGTAATGTTAAAAGATATTAAATATAATAACACTTGGTGTCCATATTGTTCAAAACCTTTAAAAAAATTATGTGAAAATTGTGATACTTGTTTTAATAAGTCTTTTGCTTCACATCCTAAATCTGAGTTTTTAAGTGTTAAAAATAATATTTCGGCAAAATTAATCCCCAAAATGTCTCATAAAAAATACATTTTTGATTGTAATATATGCAATCATTCATTTACAACTAGCATTTCTTATATAACACATAATAATACTTGGTGTCCATTTTGCAATAATAGGTCATTATGTTCTGAAAATATTTTAGATTGTTCGCAATGTTTAAATAAAACATTTTATAATAACCCAAAATCTATTTATTGGTCTGATAAAAATAGTTTAAAGCCTCAACAAGTTTTTAAAAGTACTGCTCAAAAATTTTGGTTTACTTGTAATTATTGCAATTTAGAATTTTATAGTAAATTATGCCATATTACCGATGGTTCTTGGTGTCCAAAATGTAATCATAAAACAGAAACAAAACTTCAAAACATTTTATTAATATATTATCCAAATTTAATTATTCAAGGCAAATATGAATGGTGTAAAAATAAAAAACATTTACCATTTGATTTTATAATAGAAGAATTAAAAATTATATGTGAATTAGATGGTGAACAACACTTTAAACAAGTTGCTAAGTGGAAAACACCTGAACATACATTTGAAAGAGATATGTATAAAATGAAGTGTGCTAATCAAAATGGATACTCAGTAATACGTATAGTTCAGGATGATGTTTATTTTGATAAATATGACTGGTTAAATGAGTTATTAGCAAATATTAATAAAATTAAAAATGATGGTATAGTTCAAAATATTTATATGGGTAAAAAGAATGAATATAAAAATTTTGATGAAAAAATGGAAACCCCAGAATTTCCAAATTTATGCTGTTAATTTATTGAGAACCCTGACCTAATTCTAGAGGTACTCTAAACGAATCTGGAGTAATACTTGAATTATTCCATGGCCCGACAGAAATTTGTGGATTCGGGGGCTCTGAGCGTATCTGCAAATTAGCATTGCGCATACTTTGTCCAACAGTGTCAATGCCAATATGATAACCAGCCTTTAACAAGTTAATATTAGCCAAGTCACCCTTGCCAGCAGGGTTTAACTGAGCCCATTCAGAGTTGGTATCCTTTGGCAACAAATCGGCAGGATTCATAGCATCAGGCTTGTTACAAGAAGAAGGAATGCCTTGACCAGAAGTAGTAGCGCCATTTACGGCAGAAAATACTTCATTGCCACCTTCCATTGCGGGTTGAGGTCCAGAAGGAGAAGAGTTGTTGTAAGCCTTATTACGATCAGTATTCATGGTTTCATTTCCGGCCATACCTTTTGACATCAAATAATTATATAATAAATAAAGAATATATACGACAACTAGGGCAAGTAAAAGACCGCCAATTCCGTAATCATTCCAGAGCTTTTTTAAAGAAATACTCATTATATAAAATTAGCGATAAAATAATTTTCAGATTATTAATTAATTGTTTTGGAACTCTTAAATCTTTTTAATTTTTGTCTAAATAAAATAAAAATTAAAATCCAATAACTAACAAAATATATAACAATTGATAATCAATAATAAATCAATTAATTGTATGTTTCGCCTGCTTCATCTACACTTATATTGCTATCTAAATCATCTAACTCTGCTTCTGAATCTTCGTCGCTGTTATCCATATCTTCAATCATATATGTTTTTTTAATGTTTTTTACTTCTAAATAAGCCATGATAGCATCTTTTTTTGCTTGTTTGGCTTTTTCTCTTGCCTTTTTATAAATATCATAATATACTTGATTTGATTGTTTTAAAGTAATTGCTTCTAAATTGTTTTCAAGTGTGCTTGAAATATCAAACTCTTTTAAATCATTCGAACTTTCGGATTCAGGAGTTAAATCTTCTACTTCTAATAATATATTAGCTGTATCATCTTCATTATCATTATTAATATTAATATTATTAGCAGGATGAATGCTTTGAATAATATTTGTATTTATATTCATTACAGATTCGTTAAATTTTGTGTTTTTAATTGTTTCTTCGCGAAACTTTTTTTCATCGATTATAATATTGGTATTGGTATTGGTATTGGTATTAATATTAGTATTATTCAATGCTAATGGCATATTTTCCTTAATGAATTCATCTATTTCTGATTTACTAATAAGTTCTTTATTTACATTTGTATCTGTATCTAGGTCAATAGCATCATTGTTTTTTTCCTTTCCGCCTTTTAATGGTCTCTTAATAAAACATTCCTCTAAAAAGGGATCAGGACTGACAGACATCGCTTGCTTTAATTCAATTTCTATTTGAAAATTTTTCGATGTAAATTTAATTCCTTGTATTTCTAAAATTGAAATAAGATGTTTATCTGTTGTTAGTTCATCCATATTTAGAAGGTTGTCATTTTCGTCATATATTTTAATAGCAGGTTTTACATTTATTCTTAGCAAGTAAAATTTGCCTGATTTAAATATTTTAAATGGTGATGTAAAAGCTGTATCAATATCATCTTTTTCCAATTTATTTTCAAACCACGATTCGCTTTTTCCGTAAATTAACTCTTGGCATTTTGCTTCTAAATTTTCAATCCAGTTAATAAAAACAGTATCATTATTATCAAACATTAAATCAGTATGAACCTTTTTTCCACTTTTAACAAATCCTTGTTTAGTTAAACTTTTTGGCGTTTGAATAAATAATGGTTTGTTGCTTCCATACATAATTCTTGTAAAATAGGAACCTCCTGGTATGGTTGATGGAGGTCCTAAATATAATTTTGAAAAATCATAATCCATAGTTGGTTCAATAATATTATCCATTGTTAAACAAATTACAGAAAAAAAATGTTAGTTTAAGACGCATAAACTAACAAATATAATATTTATTAATTGATATTTGTTATAGTTATTTGTTTAAATTACGATTTATTTATCTTACTCAGTATAAAAGTAACTAACAAATAATATATGAAAACAAGTAATTCAATATTAAAACAATGTATTGACATCTTAAAAACAGATGATATTCGAAATGAAATAAAATCTTTATTTTCTCCTGTAACTGATTTGATACTTTATGAAATTTATCCTTATATATACATTATTATCTTTTTAGTATTTCTTATTTTTGTATTAATTTTAGCAATATTAATAATTTTAGTAACTTTGTTACGCGGAAAAACTATTGTAAACAATATTCGTTAGAATTAATTTCTCATTAAATAATATAAATGGCTAAAACTCGTCATATGAGAAAAAGAGGAAGAGGAAGTCGTAAACGCGGTCACAAAGGAGGCGATTTGGCTGGCAATCCTGCTAGTGCTTGGGGCTGGGGTCTAGGAACCGCCGGAAATGGATGGACACAGTTTATGGATACACTTACTTTACAACCAGGTCAAAATATTGCTGCTGCTAAAAGCAATGTTTTAGTTCCTGTTGGTCGCCCTAATGCTAATGAACCACTACAATCAGTGAAAATGAATGGTGGAAGAAGACGTAAACACAGTAGAAGATCTAGATCTAGAAAGGGTGGCAACTGGGGAGTCGTTTTAAATCAAGCTGCTGCACCATTGGCTCTTTTAGGCGCAAATCAATATTTTGGTAAACGCTCTAAGCGTAGTAGAAAGCATTAATATAAAATATATCCAATAAGATATAAAATATATCCAATAAGATATTAAATATAACTTGATAATACATATTATATTTAATAATGAGTTTTGAACAACAAGTACAACAATGGGTTACTATTGATAATCAAATGAAATTGCTAAGCGAAAAAATGAAGGATTTACGTGAGAAAAAGAGTGAATTAACTGAGCATTTAAACGAGCATATTGAAACAAATAATTTAACTAATTCTAGCATATCATTAGGTGATGGACAACTTAAATTTGTTAAGGTAAAGGAGACACAACCTCTCACTTTTAAATATTTAGAAGCATGTTTGGGAGAAATTATTAAGAATGAAGAGCAGGTTAAAAAGATTGTTGAATATGTTAAAACTAAAAGAGAAGTTAAAGAAGTTTCAGAAATAAAGCGGTTATATAAAAATTAATTTATATCTAGATATTGTATATGGATAATAGTGAATTTGTTTTTACACAAAGTACTGACGAAAATGGAAATAAAATATTTATTGGTGGAGGTTATAAAATAGAATCCTATTTTTTAAAAGCTGGTCAACCTATTATGACAACTTTCAATGACGATCAAGAAGAAGACTTAGAAAAAAATACATTTTCTTCTATCCAAGATGGTGGAAAAAAAGTTACGAGCCCATTTGAAAATTTGGCTGTACCTGCCGGTATCTTTTATGTTAATCAAAAAATAGCCAAATCAGATTATGCTATGGAAACGCATTACAATGATAATCATGGTATGATATCAGAAGATATTCATGACAAATTATTAGCTCTTGTTCAACCATCTCATAATGCAAAAAGAAATAACCATAATAAAAAAACTAGAAAACATATAACTCAGCTAAAAGATAAAAAAGAAGAACCCGCAGAAAAAGTTTCTAAGAAAAAGAAAACTCGTCGTCGCTCAAAGTAAATATACTTTTGAAAATATCAATATTTTTAATTTTATTGTTAGTATGATTGCGAACAATATAATTATCATCCGTGGTACTCATTATAGCAAAATAAAAATTTAATATAGTTCCATTATACATTTCTAATACTTCTTTAAAAATTTTAGCTACATGTTTTGATGGATTTTTCCAAGCACCACAACCTAATGCACCAAATATAATAGTGTCGTGATTAAACTTAATCGCTGTTTGTATAATAGTTTGTATTTTGGCTTTTAGAATACTTACGTCATTCTCTTTTAAGCTAGGTTCTCCATCTATAATAATTGTATCTGGATGTTTTATTCCAGGACAAGCTATAAAAGATATTTTGGGAAGATTATTTATATCTAATAATTTCCAATTGTCTTTTTCAGATGCCTTAATAACTAATATATCAGGCGAATAAATCACCTCATTGTTTCTTATAGGATACGTTTCTATTTTTAATGAATTACAATAATTTGTTCTTCTAAATAATGCTTCTTCTTGTGCTCCTGAACCCATTGCTACGCTTCCACCTGGAAAATTATCATCTGCTAAATTTAATACCAACGCATTGGGCGAATGCAATAAACAACAATCAATTGTATCCATATCAAAAAATTTAATATTTGATTTTTCATATTTTTTGTAATACTTAAAATTATTATCATATTTTAATTTTAATGATGAAGGTGGTAAAGGTAATAAATAGTTTGATATATATAACGTATCATTCCAACAATTAACTCTTTGTGTAAAAATATTATTCATATAAAGAAAATAGTATTTTTATAAATATAATCAAACGATTAAATCTTAGACAGTCGATTAAATCTTAGACCAACTTGAATGATTAAATGGCGACACAATTATCTCAGATAGTTTGTCTTTCCAATATTCAACTCTTTTTTCCATAGCAATGTCTTTCATTGTCTTAGGATAAATAGGTTGTGTAGCCATTAATTCTTCTTCTTCGGATGTCATTCTTGGTTTATGACCGTAGCAATTTACACCAAATTTTACACGTGGATTCGAAATATATCCACCATTAATGCCAGGGCGTCCACAATCGTGTTCATGTCCTTCAATCGTTTGTAATTTATCCCATGTACTCTTTTGTGTTGAAAATAAAGCCATTTGTCCTTCAGACCAACCATAATTACACCACTCACCACCTTTATTATATGTATTTTCCACTTCATCATAAGTAGCTAAACGTGCACCATATGCTTTACATACTGCTTTTGCATCTTCATAACCATAGGTGTTACTGGGAATATTAAATACTTCTGGATATAATTTTATTTCTGGAACAGGAGCAGAAGGTTGTTGATCAATAACAATATCTACTTCTGGATGATTTGTAAATATATTTTTTAGTTTAGCAAAAATGTCAACAGAATACATATACTGAATCATATTTACGCCAACTAATAAGACAAACATAAAGGCAACAAGTATAAATATCCAAGAAACCGAAGATGTAGACTTAGTTGTACCAGATGATGTTGAAGAACCAGTTAGAGATGCAATTAATCCAGAACCATTACTAGATAAACTTTGAGTTGATAAAAGAGAGGGAGAAGAACCGCCTGACGAAGTAGAACCACTTCCTAAACCAATAAATAATGCAACATAAATAATTAATACAATAACTAAAATTAATATTATCGTTGGATTAGATAAGATATTATTCATATAGTTGTATGTATCTTGTGCTACATTTCCTAAACCCGCATTAACTTCATTATAAGAAATATTATCCATATATAAATTATCTACATATAATTTTCTCAAAATATCATGTCTGTTTCTTTCTATAAAAAAAACAATATGCTTTTGGCGAAATAATTTGTGATAGTTCAGATACTTCTGATACTCGAGTATCATTAAAATGGTACCATTTTCCATTTGCGTTTTTTACAAAAGATGTATAATGACCACCCATAGTTGACCCAGAATGATTACAAACACCATATAAATCATACTTATAATTGTATTTATTATAACCAATTACATATGGCGATAAATCAAGATTCTCAAGAGGAAAGTCAACTAACACTTGATTTTTTTTACTATAGTTATAGTAATTAAAACGCTTGATATCAATAACTAATATATCAGGAAAACTCCAAAACATAAGATTTTTAATAGCTACTACTTTTTCTTGACGTTGTTCATTTGTAACCATATTGTCTCCATCTAAAATCTCTCCTCGAATATATAAATTAAAGCAATCAATTAAAGAAATGTTATTTGTATTTGTTGGTATAGGTAGATTAATAATGAAAAATGGTTCAGGGGTCATACTTAAAATCTGGTGTGTATTTTTTTCAGTAAGTTGCGATACTTGTATTCCATAAAATAAATTCCATATTTCAGAATAATCTTTTTCGTGCATTTCTTTAATTCTTTGAAAACATTTTATTGCTATTTTGTCTTTTTCATTAATTGCTTCGCCTTCAATTGTCATATTTACTTGTCTTGATAACGCATTATGAAAACAATCAATAATAAATATTAGAAACTCAGGCAAATCATTTTGATTAAATCCTAAAAATGTATCTGCTCCCTTTTGTTTAGCAACTTGCTGAAATATATTCATAAACTCTCTTGGAACAACAATTTCATTTTTAGCCCATAATTTTTTTCTTAAATTATCCCAACCAACTAACAAAACTGAATCATATTTGTTTTTAAGATTTAATCGTTTTTTATATATTTCTTTATTTAAAAAATCATTTAATTCGTAAGTGTGAGATAATACTTGCAATGCGGAGTTAATAAAACATGTATTTCCTAAATTTACCAATCCTGATAATCCGTTATTTTCATATTTATCCATATTTCAATTAATTATATTATTTGTTAGTTTGTATTTAAACAATTTTTTATAATTATTTATATATTTCATAAAAATGACTTCGCGTCTTACTTTGAATTCGGATGAAAAAAGCATATTAAATGTGTATATTGAACAATATAATCAAACGCAAACGCAAATAGAACAACTGCAAGAAACTGCAAATAATATTCGCGAGAATATGCAACAATTTATTAATGGATTAAGTAGAAATAGCAATACCAATACAACTAATACCAATACCAATACAACCAATAATAGAACTACTAGTTCTAGACAGCGAATGCCAATACCGATATCTAGACCAAGACCATATACAAATACAAATACAAATACAAATACAAATACAAATACAAATACAAACTCTATATTTGATACTATTTATGAGTATACATTTACTCTTGATGGGACAAATGAAAATCCAAATACTAATACAAATGCAAATTTTACAAGTTTATTAAATAGTTTTTTAAATACATCTGTTATTGTGCGCCCTACTAGAGAACAAATAGAAAATGCGTCAAGACTTGTTCGTTACAGAACTATTGAAGAACCATTATCAGATAGTTGTCCTATATCATTAGAACGTTTTGAAGATGATGAACTAGTTAGACAAATTAATTATTGTGGTCATATATTTTGTCAGGATTCATTTAATGAATGGTTTGAATCAAATGTACGTTGTCCTGTTTGTAGATATGATATTAGAAATTATGTAAGAAGTAATACTAACACTCATACAAATATTGATGCTTCTTTCAATACAGATGTTAATAATACATTTAATAATATATTTTTTAGAGATACAAACACAAATACAAATAATACAACTAATAATACAACTAATAATAGAAATAATAATAGAAATGATGTTGTCAATGTTAATTCAAATAATCGTAATTTGCGTGATCTAGATACATTATTAACATCATTGTTTTATGCTCCATATCGGAGGCCTACTTCTGATTTGTCTGGTAACCCTTTATTATATACTTATTATGAAAACTAGGTTGTCGATAATATTTTATTAAACTAATTTAAAGACAACTTACATATACTAACTATAATTATAGAATGCCTATTAGTACTACTACTCCTGTTTATAAAAGATCCGGGTTCGCCTGGTCTACGCCTGAATGTCTTAGATTACAAAGAGAATACCAATTACTCGAATTAAGCATTGATGAAATCAGTAAAAGACATCAAAGAAGCCCTACCGCAATTGCGTTGAGATTAGTTAAAGAGTATTATGCCGCAGATTGTCAGCCCGATATTAAAAAATATCTAGACAATATTTCACAAAAGAAATCTAAAAAAGATAATATTTCATTAAGGATTACTGAATCAAGCGATGATGATAATTGTAGTGAATATGTTGATGATGAAAAAAGTGATAGTAGTAGCGATAACGAAAGTAGTATGTGGGATGATGATAATAGTACTCAGTCTACTAGTGCTAGTGAAATTGCTAATTTAAAGGGTCAAGTGTCTGATTTAAATGGCAAGATTGATAGTATTTTGGAAATGCTCAGAAGAAGCAATGGCGGTTCTGTAATTGGAATGTATTAAAATTTGTTTTGTATTATATTTATAAATTGTAATAAATAAAAAATTTAATTATTTATTACAATATACATTATTTAATTACTTTTGTCCAAAGAATTTTGTAATTGCGGTGTTGCCTGATTTTGCATTATCGGTATCTCTCAAATACTTATCAAATATTAATGCTTTTACTTCTTTGTTTTTTAACTTGCTAATTTTATCTTCGCATTTTTTATAATCTTCTACTTCCATTCGAACCTTATCGATTTCTTTTCTGAATGTCGAAATTTTTCCATGTTTGTTTTGTTTCGCCCAAATATCTTCCAACACTAATCCAAATAGTTGTAATAAAGGTTTCATAATTTGATTGCTAATATAAAAGGAATAGTCAATTTTCAAATTATTTTCTTTAATAAACGTAGGCGTTTCAATTCTGTTTCCTTGAAGAACCTTCTCTTTTTTGTTAGTTTGTTTTTTAATAATATACACAAATGGTATTCTATCCCCAGATGTTGGCTTATTTCCTGGCTCTCGTTCTGCTATTCTATCTGCCAACACTTTATGTGCAATACTCTCCGGTTTTTTATAAAATGAACTTAATGATTTTGTAATAATAAGTTTCTCAATAGGAATTTTACCTTCAACTAATACTTGTAAACAATTATGTACATAATCAATCGCCATTTGAATGTTCTTTTCTTTCATTAAAATATCAATGACCCCACCATAAATATCTTTTACGATAGGTGCATTATCGCGTCGTTTCAAGACAATACCCATTTCATTTCTTTTTCCTTTTTTCGGATCAAGTTCATACTTAATAGACACATAACGTTTCTTTGACAATAAACAGAAAGGCATAAATGTCTTTTCATACTCAAAATCGTGAGGTTGTTTTAGAAATTTCGATACGTTATGTGTTGCTTCTTGTGCAATTTCAATAGATACTTCAAGTGCCTTTTCGCCAACTATTTTTTCACCAGTTGCTTTATCTGTTAAGTGAAATGTAAAGAATACTGAGTCCGTATTATGAACAATTAAATTGCCAATTCCGGCAGCAAAATGATGATTATCAGTTGTCAAATCATACACATATCCATCATATTGTATTTCCTCTTTGTAAATAATGCTTGATGGACTTTCTGGTTGAATTGGTTTATTTGGATTTTTTTGTATTGTTAGGTATAATGAATTTGTTTGATTCATATTATTAAATAATATATTGTATTTACGTAAATTTGCTTCATGAAACAATTTGGCAAGTGTTATATGAGTTGTATTATTATTATTTATTTTAAATGATATTGTTTCATAACTAGCATTATTAAAATAACTAATCGTTTTATCTAATTGTGTGTCTAAGCTTGATTCATACTGAAATATACGGATTAAATTTTTATTTATCTCTGTTAATTTTATCGGGTTATGCATTAATTTAGTTCCAATAATTGCGTCTTTTGGCGATATTTCTTCTCCATTAGTTTGTAATAAAGAATGATCATCAGTTACATCTACTAGACCTTTTGATGTAGCAATACGAAACATCTTTTTATGCGAAGCCAATTTATGTCGAATCACTCTGAAAATAGCCGTCCAACCCTTTTCAGTCCATGTTTCAGCATTAATTAAATCACAATATTCTTTTTCTTCTTTACCAACTTGATTAAATGGTTTCCAAATATTGCACATTTCAACGCTAAAATTATCCGCAATCTGTTCAATTGTATAATACTGTATCTCCTTTGTAAATGCGTGTCGAATTGGTATTGGCGTATAATTAGCAACACTATCTCCATATACATACTCTGCTTTCGTATTCATAAGCCCGTGTGAAGTTTCTACATCAGTATCTTTATAGCATTCCTCTACAACACGCTTAGCATAAGTTAGTAAGAGTCTACCAGTTGCTGTTGTTGATGCTGCAATATCGGGCTCATAAAATGTACTTGTTTTTGCGCCTAATTGTCCATACAATGAATTTGCCGTGACTTTATATGCAAGTTGTCTTTTATCCAAAATATTTTTCATAAACTCATCCGTTTGTTGAGGCATCAATTTTCTTGTATCTTTTCTTGCTTTTAATAATTCTTGAAGAATAGAAGGCATAATTGCTTTCTCTTCTTTTCCATCAGATAATGTAATAGGTTGCGCAAATCGGCATAATTTGAATCCAGATTTAATTTTCTCTGCCTTTGCCTTTGGATTTTTTCGAATATAACGATACGTATCAAATCGAACATCTACATATTCAATCCCATCCAAATTATCATACTTATATCCACCAGTTTCCTTGTTCTTTTCACCTGTTTCTTCAATTAAATTTCCTGCTAAATCATAAATCTTTGACCAAACCTTACTACTAGGACATAAGTTCTCTGATAACATTGAACTAGGATACAATGATGCAAAATCACCTACACATACAGGATCATCCAAGTACAACCCACATTTTGGTTGAAGTACAATCGCGCCTTCATAACCATCATTTTTCGAACCTTTATTGATTACAGGCATTAAAACTCCCTTTTCTCTACATTTTTTGGCTACATAACTCGTCAATTTAATGCCTTGACCACGAAATATTAAGAAACTCATTGGCACACTACATAGCTTTGACATCTCAATCAAATCTGTCATCACATCTACTTTATTAAATAGATAGTGAACTAGGTTGCAATCTTGAATACAATATTTTGCGATTATCGAACGCGATTCGGGCCCTTCATGCGTCATTCTAAATATATCCTTAGGAGTAACATCGTCTTTTGCTAAGCCCCATTTCACTTTTTTAGCACTTGGTTCCTCACGCCCTTGAATAGCAAACCATTTTTCCTCCTTATTTATTTTAATTACCTTAAATTTTGCTCCATCCTTATAATAATCTGAACTATGATTAATCTCTTCAAAATGAATGTAACTTTCTTCTAGCAATCCAGTCATATTGGATGTGTACACGCGTGTAACATCTTCTTTTTCCGGGTGTAACAAACTTTTTACATCATCTCCAATAAAATAACCTGCAACATAGTCTAATTTATATGATGTTAAATTCTCTGTACGGCGAAACCAATTAAGCATATCAATTTGAAGTCGCCCATTCATTTTAATAATAGATAATTCATAAGTTCCTGATGCCAAGGTAGTTGAACTGCGGTCAATATCTAGTTTATTTGGATTTTTATAATCGGTTGAAATACATAATTCATTATTATTTTTGGATAGTTGAAGAAATTCTTCTACACAATGAAGCTCTTGTGCTCTGCGAAACATAAACTCATAATCAAAACTAAATATATTGTATCCTGTTATGATATGAGGATTTTCTTTAAACATCAAATTTTTCCAAGCCAATAACACTTCTCTCTCTGTATCATATGACTCAATGATAGTATTTTCCGTTGGCAATTTATCGCAAGAGTTTAATACAATACAATGATTTAGATAGGGTTCTTTTTGACCATATTTGAAGAAAGTTGAACCAATAAAGGTTACTTTATCGCCTTCTAATGCTGGAAAGTTATTGCGAAGAGAACGAATAAGTTCAGAAATCTTGCCTTCTCTATCAAACTCATTGTCGCATAATATATCTACAATCGTTGAGTTGTTATTTTTATAGGACATATTTTGAATCTCTCTTAAAAATCCATTACTATTATTATTGTATTTTGGTTCATCGTCTACAATATATAAATTATTATCATTATCATTGTCACCATTTTTGTCATCATCTTCATCATTATCTTCATCATCATTATCATTATCGTCATCATTATTGTTTTTTTCATTTGGATTATTATTCTTATCATTTTGTTGATTTATAAATTCCTTATTAGATTTTTCAAATAGCATTTCAATTAAATGTTCCGTTGCATCCTCTTTATTTTCTCTATCCTTGACTTTTGTTTTAAGCCAACTTTCGGTTCTACTTTCCACATCTTTTACTGATGTTAATGCCTCTTTTGGATAAACTATATCAATTCCATTCATTGAGCTAAATCCAAATGCAGTTAAAATAATGTTTTTTAGAATATTTGTAAACTCTTTTTTATTTTGACAAATATCATTATTTTTTGCGATATAATCAACAATATTTGTAGCTAACTTTTTATATGACTTGATTGGAACAGGGAAATCACCATGACTACTCGATGCTTCAATATCAAAACTCATAATTTTATATGGAACTCTTGTTTCCATATGATTTAAGGGTATGATATTTTTATAATTAATCGCATATTCATAATGACAATTTGTCATTTTATCATTTCCTGTAATTTCTCTCGTTTTCTTAATAGGTAATGCTACCCATCCAGATGGACTGATTTCCTTGATATGAAAGAAACGTAACAACGGAGGAATATTTGATTCATACAATTCTAAATTATCATTATGATATTGATAACCATGTTTTGATAGTCTATATTCTCTTTCTCCATCTTCATTTACCCCTTCTCCATACCAAAAGTTTTTCACTTTATTGAATGCAGGAAAATTGGCAAATTTGAATTCAATAAAACGATGCTTTTTACCTGCATCAAATCCATATAACTTCTTTTTTTCAATTAATTTGCATTCTGTAATAGAATGTTCATAGAACTTACCTACTTTGCTCTTAATATGCTCAAAGAATTCATTCTTTTTCGTTTGTCCCCATGTATTAGGTACTTTTACATAAAAGAATGGATGATAATCTTCCACAATAATTGATGCTTCTTCGCCAGCTTCATTTAATCCAAACATTTGTATTAAAAATGTTTTGTTATCTTTTTTAGCGTGTTCTTCATCACTTGAATAATCCAATGAACCAACTTCATTGTAAACATTAAAGTCGTATAATTTAAATATGTGTTCCATTTTATTTGTTATAGATATTTGTTTATTCGGTTCCATTATTATAATTAATTATACATCTTTATTTTTAATTCAATTTTTTACAAAATTTATTACCTTCTAGTATTTAATAATACCTTCTTATAATAATCTGTATCGATTCCGAGATTAAAAATGACCAAATCTAAATCGTGCGAATATTCAATAGATGAAAAACATTCTATATAATTTACATTAATAAAATGAATATGTAAATGATATGTTGATGGATCATAATGGAAAAACATCTTTAAATTACATTCTTCGAGACCATAATTTTCCTCAATACAAACTAAACCTATAATCTTCATATGTTTCAGCAAATTAATATGAGATACATTTAGGTCACGAATTGAACGCAAACTAGTGTCAGTTGGAGTAACAAGCATATGTAATTTGTCGACATTTTTTGTATCCCAAGTGTAGGTAGGTATAACTACACATAAAGAATTTCTATATAATACTTTATCTTGCTCGTCTGTCCCTCTGATAATATTATAAATCCATTGGTCTTTACTTGGGCCCCTTTTTCGGATATATTCACAATATTCTTGATATGATTCTTTTGTAATACGTTTTGAATACGTCTTTAATTTACTTATATCTTCACACAAAATATATTCTCCTTTAACTAACAAAGTTGTTTCAAACTTAGAAAATACATCATTTTTAAAGATACGACAACTTTTATTTATATTATCAAATGATACCACTTGGGTAGGAATAAATTTATGTTTGATATTACCTTCAATGAGTTCCATAATATACTCTTCTTACTGAAAAATCCTTAAATTTTAATCATAATATATTTGTTATGATAAATGATAATAAAAGTATTTGAATATTTTAGGTAGTAACTTTCAGTAACAAATATTTTCCAAAAAGTAAAAAGGGAAATGGATTTTTGACATTTTTAAAATGTCAGATTTGGGAATCCTGAGAGATTCTTAAAAAATAATTGTTGGACCCCTATTTAGAGCATAAGCATCTAAATTATTTTTTCTGTGAGAAAATTTTGTTACCATAATTTTTCAATGAATTTTCGAAATATTTTTCTCCCTATAAATAAATGTTGACAGATACTGACGCTTTAGCGCCCCTTTTGCCCCCTTTTGCCCCCTTTAAATATCTGTGTGAAAAATGTAACTATAAATGCTGTAAAAAGAGGGATTATGAAAGACACATAATGACACGGAAACACAAAAATGTTGACAAAATACTGACGGATACTGACAAAGTGGCCCCCCAATTGTTGATATGTCAATGTGGAAAGAATTATAAACATCGCCAAAGCCTATTTGTTCACAAAAAGAGGTGTAATATATTTTTAAACCTAAAAAAGCTAGTTATGGAGAAGGAGAAAGAGATAGAAGAGATGAAACTTCAGATGGCATTAGAGGAGCAACAACAATTAATTGTGAAAAAAGATTGTTGTTCAGTCTCGGATGAAGTTGTTTTAGAGTTAATTAAACAAAACAAAGAGCTACAACAGCAGTTATTCGAGCAAAACAATAAGATGTTTGAATTTGCTAAGGAAGGTAAGTATATAACTAACAATAATATGACGAATAATTTTAATTTGAATGTATTTTTAAATGATAAATGTAAAGACGCAATGACATTGATGGATTTTGTTGAATCATTACAAGTCAATGTGAAACATTTGGAATATACAAGTCAAGTAGGTTATGTCGAAGGTGTATCACATATATTTATTGATGGTATGAAAGATATAGACGTTCATTATAGACCATTGCATTGTAGTGATTTTCGACGTGAAATATTGTATATTAAAAATATGAATGGCTGGGAAAAGGAAGACGAAAGTAGAAGTCATATATCAAAGGCAATTCGAATGATTAATAATAAGAATTTGAAACAAATTATTGAATGGCAAAAGTTGTATCCAGATTATAATGATCCAGAGTCTAAGACAAATGATCGTTATATGAAAATGTTGTATAATGTAATGAGTGGTTCAACAGAAGAAGAACAAGAAGCAAATTTTAATAAAGTTATTCGTAACGTGGCCAAAGAGGTGACGATTAATAAAAAGACTATGTAAAATCAATTTAAAAATATATAAATATATAAATATATAAATCTAATAAATAATAGTAAATATGAGATTTATTATTATTTTCTTTTATTTATTTAATTTTGTTAGTTCTTTTGCTCCCAGAATTTACTATACATTTCTATTAGACAACGAAGGATGGACAATTGAAGGCAATCAACGCTATTCAGTTGAAGCCCAACATATACCGCATACATTTAATCGCGAGATGTCTCGGTTTATTACTGGCAATGACACTATTATCCATGTAAACTCGCGGGGAGACTACAATGATAAAAGTTTGTGGTATTTTCGTAGCCCCTTTTTACAGGCGGGCGATTTGTCTAACTATAAATATATCAATTTCTCTTTAAGTTGTTTTTCCGGAATAAGTAATTCACTAAACAAGATTGACCATTATATTCGCATTTGTTCAAATAATGGACTATGTGCGAAATATAATGTAATCGATGCATTTAATATGACAGACAAATGGACAACCTTTCATGTTCCATTAAATAAGTTGTTATGGTCAGACAAATTTAATATAATTATAAAAAATGTTAGTTATATTTATATTTTGGGTGACTGGACACAATGGTATGAGACAATTGGACTTGATAATTTCTTTATCAGATAAAACACTTTAAAAAATGGGTTATCGTCATTCAGTAATTATTACGCAAATATCTAGTTAAATAAAAATGTGGAAGCAATTAAATGATTGCTATAGGTTCACCTCATCCACCATAAAAGATAGATGAATTATTGTTAGTTGTCTTTTTACTAACAAAAGGAATTTCTCCTCCTCATCCACCTTTTTGTGATTGTCGTCTTCTTTTCATTGTTCTTTTTCTTCTACACAAATTTCCTTTTCTTGTTTTAGATTTAGACTTTGACTTGTTTTTATAGCTTCTTTTTCTAGCCATTATTATATATTTATTACATATTTTAATTAAAAGCAATAAATATATTCTTACAAAAAATTGAATTCGTAAAATTAGATTTAAAAGTATATAATAAACTAACAAATATACTTAAAAATGGATAAACCTATTCGTTATTATCAACAAGAAGCCGACAATTGTATAACCGAAGAGTTATTAAATAATGGAAAAAATAAATGCCTTGTAAAGATGTTTTGTGGCACAGGTAAATCACGAATTATGCGTGAACTAACAATTATAAAAGATAAACACTTAGTTGTATATGTGTTTCCTTCATTATCACTATTAGACCAGTTTTATCACGATTATTTTACTTCTTCAATTCAACAAAATATCTTAAAAATATGCTCTGAAATCGAATCAACAACTAACAAAAATTCGGTAATAGAATTTTTAATTTGTAAAGAAATACATAACAAATATATTTGTATAACTTATCAAAGTTATGATATACTACTTGATTGCCTTGAAGAGATAGATTGTAAAATAGATGTATGTGTATATGATGAAGCACATCATGTTGTTGGAGAAAAAGCACAAGATAGCATTTTTAAGAAAGATGGATATTGTCTAAAACAAATATTCTTTACTGCTACACCTAAAAATTCAAATGGAATTATTATGTATGATAGACATAATGAAGAGAATAATATGTGTGGTAAATTAGTATATGATTATTCTTATTTACGAGGCGTAAATGAAGAATATTTGAACCCATTTGAAATCCGTATTGATATGTATACTGAAAATAATAATAAATCTATTTATGAAAGCATTATTCGTTCTATACTTGTTAGTGGCAATAGCCGTGTATTAACATTTCATTCAAAAGTTGATACTGGTAGAGACACAGATGTAACTAATTTTGTGAATGAAAGTATTATTAAAAGCATATTTGATGATATATGTAAAAAAGAATTCCCTGAAAAGAAAGGAATTTATAAGAAGATAATTATGGTTGAATTTTCTTCAAAATTAGATGGTAAATGTAAAGATTGTTTAAATAAATGTAAAAATCATAATTATAAAATAACAAATAAAAAATGTTGTAGATTTAATTTATTAAAAAAATTTGACTCTACCCCGGATAATGAAATATTTATCATATCTTCTTGCGAAACCATTGGAGAAGGAGTTGACACCAAGAATGCAAATATGTGTGTATTTGTTGACCCTAAAACATCTTATACCAAGATTATTCAAAATATTGGCCGTATTGTAAGAAAACAAAAAGATATTGATAAACCAAGGTCAACTATTTTAATTCCTTGTTGGGTTGATAAAAGCAAGTATATTGATTGTAATGGAGATAGAGAAAAATGTGACGAAGTTATTCGCAAAGATATGAATGAACAGGGAAATTTTAATGGCATTTTGAATGTTCTTAGTGCATTAAAACAAGAAGACGAAGATTTATATGAATTATGCTTATATTATCCTGATATGTATTCGCAACAAGAAATCCATGCTAATTTAGCGAAACAAGGATATAAAGTATTAGAACCAATTGGAGATGGAACACTATTAGAAAATGTGGAATACTTATTAGATACTTCTGATAATGATAATAATGTGTTAGATTATGAAGATTATGAAGATTGTGAAACAGATGAAGAAATATTGATGAAAATAGCAGAAGATAAAGATGTTTCAATTGAAGTTCATACTACATCATTGGAAAATCCAATTGAAAGATACAATACGGAATGTGAAAGCGGAGATGTTATTCGTTTATTTAAGAAAGTAGATGAAGAATTAGAAGATGGTGTAATGTATCAACCTATTGTAAAAAAAGAAAAAGGAGAAAGGAAAAATAAAGGTTCATTAGAGTGTCCTAAACGAAATAAAAGAATAGATGTAAATGTACATACTAATCCTGATGTAAAAGTATTATGGAAAATAGATGGAGATATTGATTTGACAAAAGATATTTGTAGTTGTGTCATTGATTGTGAAGTTGTAGAAATTGATAACTGGTATGAACGGTTGGATGATTTGAAGAAGTTTATTGACGTTAATGGAAAAACACCATTAGAAGAAACAAAAACAAATACTATATCAGAAGAAGTATTAGGTAGATGGTTATCTAAACAAAAAAAGAATTATAAAAATAAAATATATTCTATGAAAGATAATAAAAAATACTTATTATGGGAAAATTTTGAAGAACAATATAAAGAATATTTATTAACAGATGATGAAAAATGGAATATAAATTTATTAAATCTAAAAGATTTTATTTCTGTAAATAAAAGGCTACCTTCAAATATTAAAGAAAAAAAAATGGCTTATTGGTATGAGAATCAAAAAAAAAACTATAAACAACTTAGAGAAGGGTTTAAAAATGAAAATAATAGAATTAAACAATGGAAAGAATTTACACACGAATATTCTGATTATGTTGTTATAAATGACGATAAATGGATAAATACATTTGATTGTTTAAAACAATTTATTGAAAAAAATAAAAAAAAACCATCACGTTCATCTAAAAATGCTAATGAAAAAGAATTAGGAATTTGGTTAAGTGACCAAATGACGCAATATAATAATAAAAGTCATGGAATGAATAATATTGAACGCTATAATTTATGGAAATCATTTAAAGAAAAATATGGAAAATATATAGAAAGTTTACTAGATAAATGGAATAATAATATAGAAAATTTAGAATTATTTATAAATAATAATAAAAGAAGACCAAATTCTATCTCAAATAATGAGAATGAAAAAACTCTTGGAAAATGGTTAATTGAACAACAAAAAAAATATAAAAAACATTTAACTGGTGAAAGAACATTTAAAAATGGTAAGGATGAATTAACTAAATATGAAAAATGGAAAAGTTTTAGTAATAAGTATGAATATTATTTAAATAGACGTTCTTCAAGACAAAATATTAAGAATATAACTATCAAAAAAGAAGTTATTGCAAATAATACTAATAGTTTTATAAAAGAAGAAATAGAATTTGTAATATATGATGACAAAGAAGAAGAAATAATTATATATGATTTTGTGCCAGCAGAAAAACCCAAAAAATCAATGAAATTAAAAACGAAAATAATAGATAAAAAAGAAACGACAGTTATCCAAAGAAGAGAAAGGGTTAAAACCGAGTTATCTACTTTACACCAACGTTACAAAACCTTGAAATCTGAAAATCTACGAGAAGAGTTCACTTTGAAACCAGAATTATGGTATAAATATCACACAATATCAGAAGAAAACGAGAAATCATTTCCTACAGAGGAAATACCACGTAATCGAATTATTCGAGAACTTGATAAAATAAAAGTGAATAAACGCAGTAAAACAGTTGTCGATATGGGATGTGGAAAAGCACATATAGCAAAACATTTTGAAAATGATAAAAGATTTGAATTCATTAATTACGACCATATTTCTGAAGATGAACAACTAGTTGTTAGTTGTGACATATCACAATTACCATTAGAAGAACATACAGCTGAAATATGTATATTATCTTTGGCTATGTGGGGTTCAAATAAAGAACAATATATTAAAGAAGCCTATCGTGTATTAGAAACAGGAGGAAAATTATATATTATTGAACCGACTAAAAGATGGAGTGAAAAAGATGATGTGGGGAATATTATTATGGGACAAGAAGGAATTAAATTAAAAGAATTATTGGAAACAAATGGATTTCAAATCGTAGAAAAAAGTATAGAAAAGTTTTGTTTGTATATTGCGATTAAGATTTAATTAAAAGCATTTAAAAATATAGAATATAATATGTTATAATGAATTATTCAAAAGAGTATATTAATTCTTTTTTTAAAACAATATTATTTAATGAAGTTTTACCTGAAATATCTTTAGATGCACATAATAATGATGTTCAACAAAAAATTAATAAATTTACTAGTTTTTGTAGCAGTTCTAAATACGGTAATAAGTTATTAAAAGGACGTGGTGATGGGTATCCACATCTACAAGGATATGCAGGTATGTTTAATCTTTATTGTCATTATCACGATACATTTGGAACCAAAAGATTTTCAAAATTGCCAAAAGAAGAAAGAGAAAAAGCAGAACAAATCTATAAAGATTGGGGTTTAAACTTAGACTATGATTTACAATATGTGTTAGATGATATTATTCTATATGATATTCCAGAATTAGTAAACTTTTTTTATGATAACCAAGAAATATTTAGTGAGCTGATTTCAGAACTAAATTTAAGTTAATTCTGAACCAGTTGTAGACGAATCTTCTTTTTAAATTTCTCCTCATCACTAAATAAGAATAACTTGTATTGTCTTTTTTCATAATTTTCCAAGTTGTTTCGTAGCGTAATCCTGCTCGACAAACGTAATTCAGGTATATATATAATAAACTGATATAATCCATCATTTCTTTGTAACTTATCAAAACAATATCCATCATATAGCCTCTCTAATGTATCCGGATTATTATAACACATATCAAGCAAACTACAATCTGATTGAACTTTTCTTATAGCTCGCATTGTTACATTAATATAATCTATTTCAGACAACCATTTTGCATAAAATACCTCTGATTCATCTGATAAAGTTATTAAATTCTTCTCCTTTTGGAATTTAATAAAATTTAATAAATCAACCAATCGACGAATAGGCGACGTCATATGAACGTATGCGTCCATTTCAAGTAACTCATGACGTCTAAGTTTACTGAATTCCTCATCGGTTACTATCTCTGAATCAATATATTGGCCTGATGCGCTATTCCAAATTTTAATAAATTTACTTACATCTTCAGGTAAGTCATCAGGCAAAGAAACCTGTGTTTTAAGTATAGTGGAACGGAATATGCCTTTTTTACAAACCAATAGTTCTTGTGCACAATGATAATTCATTAATATCATTAAGTAACACACTAATTCGTGACTATTGCGCACATTGCTAATATATTTATAATTAACCGAAAGATTCTTGACGAGCCCTAACAATTCATGATAATATTGCGTCGACAAAAGTTCATTCGATTCATACGAATAATTTCGCGCTACTTTGATAATACAATTCGTATATTTTGTATCAATAATCATATACGTATTTGTATCAATCGTTAAATCAAGCGCTAGCGCAAATCGTTTGGATTTTTCCTGCAATGAACATAAACAATCAGATAAGATAGTTGGTAACATCGGTCTTTTTTTATCAGGCAAATAAATTGTAGAGATGCGTCTGGAAAATGTTTGCCACAAATTTAGAGCATCCATCCAAATAGTTACATTCGCAATATAAATACTTAAAATACATGTATTCTCGTCTACTCTTTTTAAACTGAATCCATCATCAAAATCGGAACTTGTGGGTGGATCAATAGTGATAATTCGATAATCATTTGCCTGGGTTCGATCCTCAATATTAGGAAACTTTTTGCTAACACATTCTTCAATAAATTCATCATGCGAAGATGAACTCATACAAGTTTGTATTGCTTTGTTAGTTTCTTTATTAAATCGTTGAATAGAAGCGTGAAGACTTTTACAATACAATTGGTATTCATAAAAATTGTCTAGAATAGATACAGAACCGATATTTTGAGTTAAACTGCCATAAGGATGTTTGCTATCCCATTTGTCAAATTTAAACGTAACATATAGATTCGTTAATACTTTTGAGAATCCAAGTTGCTTGATTTCGTAGGGAACTAGAAAGACTGGCAGTCGAATATCATCTGGAATACACTTATACAGTAGTTTATTATTACTATTATTATTGCTAGTTCCATTTTTCCTGCCATAGGTTTTATTATCAGATAATATAAGCACTCCTGGTATATTATCTACATTGCAAACAGATGAATGAATTATTGTTACTTTTCCGGATTCATAACTAAATACGTCATTCGAAAACATTTTGTAACTTGCAGGATTGAAGTCTGGCAACTGAACTGGTGACAAAGTAGTCGCATCATAAATATCCCAAGACCCATAGTTCCGGTTATTTAAGTAGAGTTTATAATATGCAATAGTCTCCATTTGTATGTGATTATTTCTTTAAACTTAAATTATTGTATATTATTTATATCAAATATTTGGTTTCAATTTTATATATACAAAGGCATTTCAGTATCATTTGGTCTAAGAATATCAGGTATAGAATTATCCATAGTATTAATTTCAGAAATAGGCGTAGAATCATCACTAATAGTAGGTGTTATATTAGTTATAGGTGTTACATTATTTACATTACTCGGAATCTGTTCTTGATGTAAATGTTTAATATCTATTTTTTTCGCAATTTTACGTTCTACATTTTGATTTTGTAATGCATACATAAATATACTAGGACAAATAGCTAAATTATTCATATATGTTCTATACTTTAAACAACTAACACTTGTCGAATTTGTTCCATTATATTGAAAAGAATACCACCAATATGCAGGAATATATAAAATGCGACCTGGTTCCAAAGTCAATTCCAAACATTTAATCTTATCAAAATCTATTTTGTATTTCGTCTGTGGTGACCATGGATTTATCTGAGAACGAAATTCCAAATTCTCATAATCATATATAGGATACAAATACTTACTACTTTTTGGAGGACTCAGTTTAACCTTAATTGACCCCTGTGTAACCATAAAGTAATTACGATAATTTAATTCATACTTAAATGGGGTTTCTGCACCGTGTGAACCCATTAAAATATCATAATAACAATTTGAAACTAAATAAGGTCTTAAAAAAGCATCATTGTAAGACAAACTTTTTACCGCGCCTGTTTCTGTAAGAAAATCTTGATTGTTTTCACTAATATAAGAAGACATTGTATCATTCGCAAATAATTTTTCGGCAATATGAAAAGGAAGGGGAACATACAATTCATCAGTTGTTCCATTTTGCTGTTGGTTATCATCTGTTTCTCTAATTTTGACTTCAAACACTGGATAACTCTCTAATAAAAAGTTTTTGTTAGATGTGTTGATAATTTTAGATGTATCTTCATCACAATTAATTAAAACTGGTTGACGTAAATCGCATATTTCTTCAAATTTGTCTTTCGATGGGTCATCAATCTCATAAATTTCTAATTCATTGCTTGTTTTTAAGTGGAATTGGATATGCAAATAAAAAAATAACATGACACAAAAAACAACAATTGATAATACATATTGATATAAATCCATAATTTATTTAAGTTATAATTATTAAATAAATTATTTTGACTATATTAACGAAATATTACTCGTCATTCGACACTTTTGGCGCTAAATAAAAGCATATCTTACTACCTTCTCCTAAATCATACTTAATAGAAAGAGGGATTTCATCACTAAGCCCTACATTAATTGTTTGTGTTAATTTTGTTGTTGAACACATTTTAGATAAATATTTTAAACTAAACTGACTTTCAACTAATTCTACACCTTCGCTAATGCCATATTCAATAAGTACTTCTGGTTCAATTTTGATTTCTAATCTGGCATTATCTTCCGTAATAAACCGAATCTCATTTTCTTTGCAAGAGATTTGCACGTTTTGACCAAGTTCATTTAATTCGTTTAATATATTAGTCCAACTTTTTGCTTCAATCACTATATCAACATCGTATTCTACCTCGGGAATGCCTAGTTCGTCTTGATCAATATCCATTAAAGGAATTTGAAAAAAATGATCAAACACATTGAATACCTTTTCAGGAATATTTACACATCGAATATCTAATTTGTCATCATTGGTACAAATTAGTTCCATATTTGGATGCTTTAATGAATAAGACATAATTAATGAAAACATATTTGAATCCACTGATAAAACAATATCTTTATCAATAGAATACGTTGTAAACCAATCTTTTTTTAACTTGATATCGGCTAGACAAATATGTGATTTGTCCATTGATTGAATAAATAATTCATCCTGACTAAAACGCATAGTAATCGTAGACCCCCATGACTTTAATAATGTAAAAATAGATACAAATATTTGCAATTTATTTATTTCACTATTTTTGTCAGTTTCATTTAAAATCGATAATTGTTGTACCATTAGATTATTATATAATATATATCAATTTGTGTTAAAGTCGTTTACAAATATATATAATTAACAAATATCAATCAAATAAATTCAATCTTTTTTATAGTTTCTTTATCCACAAATGAACTAACAAGATTATATAATTGGTTAAGCAAAAAAGAACTATTATATATGTAACATTTTTCCAACTTATTAGGATATTTTTCTTTGAAATGGTTAGATATCGAATAAATATAGGATTTATGTTTATCCATTTCAATTAATGAAAAAGTTTTTACATTAAAATGTACAATAAAATTATTGTATTGGTTAATTATTGGGTCTATTTTGTTAGTTATCAAACTTGTTAAAAAATCATATGTTGAGTTGGAAGCAAAATGCTTGAAATATATGTAGTGAATTGTTATATGATTATGTTCGATTTTAATAAAGTTTTCAAATATATCAGTAAAATCGCCTTTTTTTATATTCGAAATAATTTTTTCTGAACTTTTTGAAGTTTCTGTAAATAATGACATTAAATATTATTACTAAATTGTATTTATATAATTATAGATTATCTTTGTAATTATATAAACTAACAAACTATTTTTATGCTTCACTTAATTCCTCTTCAAAATTAATGCCAGTTAAATCACGCGCATCATATTCGGGTGGGACATGCAAATTAATATCGTTACTATCAACATATTCGGAATCAATAAAACTAACATTTTTCAAATCATCCATATTTAAATTCATATCAAACTCATTAGGATTATATGAAGTCATAATTCCATTTTCATCTGTTACAATATCCATGCCCATATTGACATCTTCATCCATAGCAATATCTCCCTCATTTGATGAAAAAGAAATAACTAAATCCTTAATCTGATCTGTATGAACACCAGTTAAGGTTTCTAATTGACAAATTGTATCTTTAAGAATATATACTTCTTGTTTCAAGTTTTCACTAAGAATCTTCAAATCTTTATTATCTTTTAATAATGATACAGTTGCGTTCTTAGTTTGAACGATAACAGGCTTAATTGTATCCATTTGTTGTTTCAACAATGTGATGTCTGGGCTAATAGATGATCCACTGCCTGTTGTATTACGTTTTTCAAGAGCTTCCAATCGATTCATAATGGTATTTAATACATTTTTATCAATTTGAACTAAATTGGAATCAGTACTTATATTCATATTTGTGCTAGATGTAGCATGGTCAATCTCAATCAATTTAGATTCAACTACTCCTAAACGCAATGTAATTAATGTAACTGCTTGTGCAATAGTCATTTTGCTAATTCCTTGAACACCGTCTTTTTCATGTGATTCGGGTATTTGCTGGCTTTGACCTTGATATTGATTTGGATGTTGATTTTGGTATTGTTGTTGCATCATTTGGTTTTGAGTATGAGTCGCATGTTGTCCAGCAAGACGACCTGATGGAATGTTAGGACCATTTCCAGGTCTTGCTTGATTCGCAAATAGTTGTGCGGAGTTAATAGATGTATTTGGACCTCTAGAATATTGTTGAGGTTCAGGGGGTCCTGCTCGTCTTCTTTGTGCTGCCTGTACGGAACGATTTGTACTCATAATATTATATTTATTCATTACAATTTGTTTCTAAATAAGTTACGCAATTATATAACTTATTTTTAAAATATACTAGTTGGAAATTTATGTCTATCTTGAAATACTATTCCTCTATGTCCTTCAATATAACTTTCTAAATCATATCTTACAACATTTGCCGGGCATTTATTGCAAAAATGTTCAAGTATAACATCCATATATACTTCATTTTCATATATTTTTGAAAATTCTATTAATTGAGTGGCGCATTGTTTTGATATACCAATTGAATGTAAACCTCTAACACCATATTGGACTGTATATACAGGATAATTATTTATTACATAATTAGAATTATTTATTGAATCTAAATATCTACAACATCCTAAATAAAAAAACATTTCAGATATATTTTCATATTGTATTATTTCATCAATCGAAATTTTTTCTAATAAATTAATATCATCCTCAAAAACATAAGACCAGCTATCATTTTTTTTTGAAATTATTTCATAAATATGTAACATTGATAACTTATTTGATAAAACTTTATTAGAGTTTGTTAAAGCAGTAACTAATATAACATTAAACCCTATTTGTTCAAGTATATTTTTACTAAATATAGCACGTTTGCTTAATGGATCGACTGTTAATAAATAAGCGTTTCTATTCATTTATACATTTAATAAATAAAATATATAGGTTTTATATACATATAATAAAACTTATATGAAATTTATTTAAGCAACCATTTTTGCTTTAATTTGGTCGTGACATTTATAATCGTGCAATTCAAAATCTTCTACTTGATAATCATTAATATTATCTCTAATTTGCTTAATAGATATTGTCGGAAAATTATATGGTTCTCTTTCTAATTGTAAATTAACAGCATCTAAATGGTCTTCATAAATATGACAATTTCCTGTAAAATGAACAAATTCGTATGCTTCTAATCCACAATGTTTTGCTAACAAATGAGTTAATATAGAATATGATGCGATATTAAAAACTTTTCCCAAAAAAACATCACATGATCTCTGGTACATAGAACAACTTAACTTTTTACCATCATGTACATTAAATTGGCAGAGAATATGACATGGGGGTAATGCCATCTGGTTTAATTGACAAGGGTTCCAAGCACTCATAATTAGACGGCGACTAAAACGTTCCTTAGGGTCTTTTAACGCATCAATAATTTGCTGCAATTGATCAATGCCTTTACTTCCATCATATTTTTTTCCATAAGGATCACATAACGCATTAAATTGTCTCCATTGTCTTCCATAAATTGGTCCCAATTCATCTACTTCATATTGTATTAGACATCTTGAATCTAAGAACTCTCTTGAACCATTTGCATCCCAAATATGAACATCTTGTTCTTTTAGCAAATTATTATCTGTTTCCCCTCGAATAAACCATAACAGCTCTTTTAAACAAGTCTTCCATGCGGTTTTTTTGGTAGTTATAATCGGAATTTTACCATCTTTTAGAGAAAACCGCATAGAACGCCCAAATACACATTTTACGCGACCATTGCGCCCCTCTTCCCACGTACCATTTTCAAGAATATCATCTAACAAATTAAGGTATTGGTATTCTTCATGTGAAAACTTTTTTATATTTCTGAAAATATTTGTAGATACTAATTCAGAAAAAGAACTATCTACTACTAACCCATTATTATTATTATTATTAGTTTGTTTATCTTTATCTTGGTTATAATGATGATCTAATCTAGCGTATTCTTCTGCACCATGATCCATTATCTGGAAATGTATATAGTTTAGTAACTTATCTTTATATGTATATTTTATAAGATTATTAAGATTTATAAAATAATTATTTTAACATTTAATTTCTAAATATAACCTATAAAAGAACAATGGAAAGTTTAGATGAACTAACAAAAACAAGTAGTGGAAAACCAGGTTTTTTTAAACACGTATTTAATTTTAATGACGAGTCGAAATCAATTATGTTAAATATAGTTCAATATGCTGTTTTGGCTGTGATTCCAGTTGTTATATTGAATAAAATAACACAAAATTATGTTCCAGAAGCAGATGATGATAAAAGCAGTTTGGAACTTACTGCTGAAATTCTAGCACAAATAATAATTATGTTTGTTAGCATTCTATTTATTCATCGTATTGTTACTTATGTGCCAACATACAGTGGTGAAAAATATGCTGATTTTAATGTTACTAATATAGTTCTAGCTATGTTAGTTATTTTATTAAGTTTACAAACGAAATTAGGGGAAAAAATAAGTATTTTAGTGGATAGAATTGTTGAATTATGGGAAGGAAAGAAAAAAGGTTCAAAAAAAGGCAATAACCAAGTAAAAGTATCTCAACCCATATCTCAACCTATTTCACAAATGAGTATAGCTCCACAAATGGCTGGTGCTACATCTATAAACTCTTTGCCTACACAACAAATGCCAGATTATAATCAAATGTATCAACAAGATAACACACCTTTAGTTGGCGCTGCTACACCAGCTATGGGTATGGGTATGGAATCATTCGAACCAATGGCAGCAAACTCGGTTGGAGGAGGAGCATTTGGTTCCGCTTTTGGAGGTGGATGGTAAACTAACATTGGATTGTATATTGTATTCACATAAGAAGGTTTTTGGTGAATAGTATTCCACTCTATCTGCGAATTATCTTTTTCTTCATTATGTATTGTATTATTTTTACAACAAATATAAAACATATTTTATTTTATATAATATTAAAAATATTGTAAATATTATATATAGATTTATTTATAATGGACGTTGATCAGTTATTATATGCACTAGATAATGAAAACAATGATGGTATAATGAACTTAACAAATGAAAAGATTTTAGAAATGAATTTAAATGTATTAAAAGAATTACATTTGAATAAAGAAACGACATTAAATTACTTGAAAAAGCTAAAAGGGTATCGATATATTGATGAAATAAATGAATTAAGATATGGTGCGTATATTCGATGGATACCAATCACTGATCCAACTTATTTGCCATTGCATTATTCTGGTATGATATGCGATATTAAAATTACAGATAATGGTGTATTAATTGTTTGTAAAAATTTTATGCATAGACATTATACATTTAAAATGGATGAGTGTTTACTATTTCAAAAATTAACACAACAGGAACAAGTATTATTAAGTGCATTAGATCAATTAGATAAAGAAGAAGAGGAATAATAATAAGATTAAAATTAATATTTTTAATTAGATGATATAGCATCAATATATGTTTTATTAATAAAACACATAATACTTTCACGAGTAAACTTTCTACCAAATAAACATTCACTATGTAATAAATGCTCTATTTCTTCACTAGAAATACTATTATAATTTTTTAAACTTCTATAACAGGGAAATTTATAGTTTACTCCAACCCAATTTGTAAATGTCGTAGAGTTATTTGATTCATTAAGTGTCGTAATAATTTCATTATCTAATTTTAATAGGTTTATATATGTAATATAGTAATATTCAGCAGGTGCATATATATTTTTAAATTGTGTATCTAATATCTCATCTTTATTAATACATAAATTTTCAACTAACTTTCTATTTAATATAAACCAATTATGTGATTTAGATATATATTTTTTTGAAATATGATCTAGCAATGGTTCACAATTTGGAAAACATTGTTCTTTTGGACAAACATTAAAATAACCTTTATCATCTTGTGTTAGTTTATTATAAATAAAATTAAATGACTTAAATGGAATACAACTACCACTTATAATAATGAATTTGTAATTATTTGAGTCTTTGTATGCTTGTTTAAATAATACGTTATAAGCTTTTGGAATTGTTTGATCTTCATATTTTGTTTCGATACAATTATTTAATTTATATTTTTCAAAATATTTTAATTGTTTATTTGTTTTGTAGTGTATATATATTGAATATTTATTTATATCAACATTTTTAAAAAATATATTCCATAATTCTTCACAATTTATACTATCATAAATTAAAAAACAAAACGCAATTTTTTTCATATTATATAAGTAATATATAATTATTATTTATATCATTTTAAATATATTATGTAATATTTATTAATATCTTTTATGTGTTTTTCTTCTTTTTCCACCTTTTCCAAAGGTTTCCATAGGTTGTGCTAATTCATTCGCATAAGATTCAATATCTTCATTCATCATACCATTTTGCTCTCGTAGTTCTGGTGGCCCCTGAGCAAAAACCAGTTCTACTTTTTCTTGACTAATTGGACTTAATGCGCGTTTTATATCTTTTTCTTGCTGTTTGATATAATCGGGCGGAATGCGTTTTATATATTCATTTTTTTCAATATCAGATTTAGGTCCCTTTTCAATATCCCAATTATTTCCACCTTTTTTAGATATAGTCTTATTTCTTTTTTTCATAGTAACTCTCTGTTTTTTCTTACATTGAAATTTTCCACGCGTTATACCTTTTGAATTAAAAATAGTTTTAGTGCAAATGCCAATTGATTTTGCTTCATTTTCTGGGTCTAATTTTTTTATACACTTACATAGCTTATTTGCCATAATTTTTTCGGCATTTATTTTTAAAAGACGCTTCGAACGAGGTATTTGTTTTTTATAATATTGTAATATATTTGTATAGTCTTTCTTTGTTAAAGAACTCATACTTAAAATTATTACCTTTATAAAATAAATATATATTATATTTTTATAATCGAAATATAATATAATAAAATAAATAATTAGATTATGAATACAACTAATAATACTAATTGCATTAATAAAATAGTCGTCTTTGATTTAGATGAAACACTTGGTTATTTTATGGAGTTTGGTATGTTTTGGGACGCACTAACACGTTATTTAAAAGATACAAAATTACATTTACAAATACCAGTAAATCAAGAATTATTTAATTCTGTGTTAGATTTGTATCCCGAGTTTTTACGCCCGAATATAATAAATATTCTAAAATACCTTAAAAAAAAGAAGGAGCAAGATAAATGTCATAAATTAATGATTTACACAAATAATCAAGGACCTAAAACATGGGCAAATCATATTATATCATATTTTGAAACCAAAATAAATTCTAAATTATTTGACCAAATAATCGCTGCGTTTAAAGTACAAGGAAAACGAGTTGAAGTTTGTCGTACTACACATCTAAAAACCCATCAAGACTTAATTAAATGCACAAAAATACCAGAGGATACACAAATATGTTTTATAGATGATGTATTTTATCCTGATATGTCAAATAAAAACATTTATTATATTAATATTAAACCGTATATACACGATTTACAATTTAATACAATGATTGATCGCTTTTTAAAAAGTAGCATTTTATTCAATGCAAACGCAAAAATTAATATAAATAATGAAACATTTCAATCAAACATTATTGAACATATGAAAAAATACAATCATACTTATACAGAAAAATTATCTAAGGCTCAAGATATTGATGTAATTTTATCGAAAAAAATATTGCACCATTTAGAAACATTTTTTAATGAACAAAAAGGATACTTTCCTAAAAAATCAGTAACGCATAATAAAAATAAACATAAATTTTTTAAAAAGAATAAGACGATTAAATTAAAACGATTACAGTAAAAAATATATTAGTTATTTGTTAGTTGGTTATACATATTTTTTACGAAATAAGATATATCTTGTAAATACTTTTGAATAATAGCATTAATATAGGTTGTTGTAAATAATAGCGCGCCAGCAGTAAATGCTATTTTCCCATCTAAATTTGTAAATCTTATATGTCTAAATGGGTTGAATCTATACATTAAGAATAAACTAACATATAGTTTCACATAATATTGTAATGAATCTAAATATTCAGGAGCCTTAACTGATAATCCTAACGCAATAATTATGTATAATATCCAACTAGATATAACTACTATATTATATATTTTGAGTTGAACGTCATTTAATTCTTTATCAAGTAACATATATTATATTAGGATAATTATCTATTTATATAAATCTAAAAAACTTTTATATAAATAGATAAATATATTATAGTATATTATATTATATTATATTATTACACTATAAATGAATATTTATAATTATGTGGATCAACCTAGTTCTCAAAAATTTGAAACCATGAATAATCGAGCATATTCTAGAAACATACCATCACAACCTCTGCAACCATATTTAGAAGCCCGTCCTGTACTAACAAAATACTCTATTATGCCGGTTGTTGACCCAAGAGCTACAATTCATACACCTTTACAACAGCAAGCAACATATGACCCTGATAGAATATTTAATCATGGAAATGATACTGCACCTTGGTCTGGTTATGCTTCTAATGTGAATAAAGAGTCGGAACTTAGAAATCAAATATATGCGTTGCAATCTTGTCCACAAGCATTTTATGTTCCATCTAGTACAAGTAATTTATATAATGTTTCTTGGAATAATAGCATAAATAATGGACAACAGCCTTTTCCTGGTCTATTTACAGAAGAACCAGTACAAACATATAGGAAAAATAATGAACACACAAATGACATTGGTTATGCGTTATTTAATAATACTACGAGACAGCAGTTAAAGAACTTAACAAAAATGTAAATTTTACAAATTTATTTTATTTTATTGTATAATATTATATAAATGAGTAATAACAAAAAACAATTAGGATTTAAATTTTGGAATAATAATATAAATTCTAAAACTATATTTACTTATGGTTTAGGTAATTTAAGAAGTACAATAGGTTCAGCTTCACGAACATATAAGCATTGTAAACAAGAAACTTCAAATCCATTAGAATGCACATTTAATATTCATAGTAAAATAAAAGTTAATACAACTCCAAGAACAAAAAAAACTGCGCCTAGTGCACCATATATTGAATCTATTATTTTTGGAAATCACGAATTGCTAGTTTATTTTATTAAACCAACTGATAACGGAGGTAGCCCAATAATTGATTATGAATATTCTATTGATAATGGTATAAATTTTGTTAGATTTGGTGGCTTAGTATCTCCAATTAGAATTACAAATCTTACAAATGGATTTACTTATAATATATTAATTAGAGCAATAAATCTACTGGGTAAAAGTGAAGTATCTAATATTATGTCTAATACACCATCTACAGTTCCAAATGGTCCAAATATTTATGCAATAATAAATGGTAATTGTAAATTAGATATATATTTTATGGAACCAACAGACAATGGAGGAAATTCTATTATTAATTATGAATATTCGATTGATAATGGGGAAACATTTTATAGTTCTGAAACAAGTATTTCACCTATTATAATAACAAATCTTACAAATGGAATTATGTACGATATAATTATTAGACCATTAAATACAAACGGTGCTGGTGAAAATTCGAATACTGTTACAGGTATGCCTTGTAATATTCCTAATCTTCCAACTAATATAACTTCTATTTATGGAAATAATCAATTAACTATTAGTTTTACAGCTCCATCAGATAATGGAGGTAGTCAAATTACAGATTATGAATATTCTATTGATAATGGAATAACATTTAAAAGTTCAGGTGTAACAAATTCTCCAATAATAATACCAAATTTAGTAAATGGTACAACTTATGATATCATTGTTAGAGCAATAAACTCTATTGGTTTTGGAGAAAATTCCATTTTGATATCAGGAACACCAATGACTAAATCAACTCCACCAACAAACTTAACAGTTACAGCAAGTAATGAATCTATAATAGTTAATTTTACTGAACCTGTAAATAATGGTGGTTCAAATATTATAGATTATTTATACTCTATTAATGGTTCAACATATATTTCATCCGGTTATTCGTCTAGCCCAATTACAATTAATAGTCTAACAAATAATCTTGCATATAATATTACCTTAAAGTCTGTAAATGAAGTGGGTTCAAGCGTCGCTTCTTTATCAGTATTAGCAACACCAGTAGAACCAATTATTCCTTTTGATGGTGATGCTATTATTGCGTCATTAACTACAAGTCTTTCTGATTATAATGATGCATTAAATGGCGAATGGGTAAAAATAACAAGTTCTGAATATTCAAATCTTAAAACAAATGTAGCATCAACTAATGTTGCTGGATTAACAGACACATATATGTCTCTTGTCAATGCTAGTGGTCTTACTACAACAGATCAATCAGCAATTGTTGCAAATACAGTTACTGCTAACACGCCGGCAATTTTAAGTAATAATTATGTTTATGCATTTTCTGTAATATATGGAGGAACATCTTCTGGAACAGATCTTCGCGTATTTACAAATACAAGTATAACATCTTTTACAGGATTTAATCAGTTAGGAAGTGTTTTACCAACTACATCAAGTGGTAGTGGATATATTTCAAATTATTATGTATTAAAAGGAGTATCCACAACAAATGGTTCAACCAATGGATTATTATCAATTTTTACTGGAGAAACAACAAAGAGCGGTGATTATTTAGGATTTTACCAAAATTTTTCATTTACTAATGGAATGCGCTATAATCTTTATGGGATACCTGCAGTTGGCAGTGGAAGTCCAACTAGTAGTACAGTTTTAGGTGGTAATATAGACAGATATGGTGCTTTTGGTATACAAGCATTAACAACTTCTATAAAACAATGGAATTAAAATTAAATAAAATATTTAAATAACCAACGCATATTTATTATAAATTAGTTTGAAATAGATAATAAATATAATTCAACAAATTATAAATATAGTTAAATAAAATGTCAGAGAATTTGGTTAATCAACTAACATTAAACTATATGATAAGCAAACAGCAATTAGCAAAGTTAAATAAACGCATTAAAAATGACAATGACAATATTAGACAAACAGATAAGCAAATGTATAGAGAACGAATAATTAACTTATTTAATAACTTATTAGATGAAAATGAAGAGGAGCAAGAACATTTATTAACTGAAGATGTAAAATATGCGTTTACTTGTTTTATTGATAAAAGTATATATTTTTTTAAACAATGTGATAAATGCGATGATTTAGAAAAAGAACGCAATAATCAAAGTGAAAATGAAAATGAAAATGAAAGGGAAGAAGATGATTTAGATTTAGAATCGGAAGACAAACATCAATTATGCAAAAGTGACGATTCAATGGAATCAAATGATAGTCAAGAATATGATTCAAATGAGATTCCAGAAGAAGAAATATATGTTGCAGATAATAAAAATGCAAAAAAAAACTTTATGGAAAATATTGATGATATTTATCCAGATATTCAACTGTCTTTAGATGAAACCCAAGATATAATTAAGAAGTCAAATGTTGTAAGTAAAAAAAAGACAAAATCACAAGGCGTTGAAGATATTAATGATATTCAAGTAAATTGGTTTCAAAACGTACAACAACAATATAAAAGCAATAAAATTATTCCAAGAAAAAAAGACATTATTATTGCTGGACATTATCATAATAAATAATTTGAAAAAAGAATAATATATACAATTATATATGAAGAGACACAGAAATAGAATTATAAAAACACAGAAAAATAAAAGGTTACGAAAAAATAATATGACATCTAAAAAACGTGTTTTGAATCAATCTTTTTTAACCTTAAAAAATAAGTTTTCCAACTTGTTTGGTGGCAAAAAAACGAAAATAAATACAAACACAAAAATAATTCATAATAATAAAAAACAATTCACAAAACTAAATTGTAGCCCAGAAAATGATACGAATGATTTTACTTGTTATTCCAATGAAGACCTTTTTAAATTAAGAGAATTATGGAATTATCGTCATCCTGATGCTAAAATTACTAGTAACTCGCCAAAAGAAATTTGGGCTAAATTCAAAGAAGAATATTCCAATGTATGTGACAGAGAATCTTGCTGGATTAATAAGATTGCAAAATCGAATAAAGATAAAAAAGAACTAATTGATTCTTTTGCTCCTGAAGCCCCTGAAGAATGGAAAAAAAATCCTAATGAGTGGTTGTCAAGTGTAGATATATTACAAGTAATGAAACAATACGAGAAAAAATATAAATGCTTTGAGTTTATGGGCCCATCCCCAATTGACTTTGATACACATAAGCTATATGGTGAATGTGTATGGGAAGAATTATGTCATTTTTCTCTTGCCGAGCAAATTAAGAAGGGCAAGTTTAAGATAGGCATTATTTTTAATACAGATCCTCACTTTAAAGGTGGCAAACATTGGATTTCGTTATTTATTAATGTTAAGAAACAACTTATCTTCTTTTTTGATAGCGCAGGAGATCCGGTTCCAGAACAAATCCAAACATTTGTAAATAAAGTAATCGAACAAGGTCATCAATTGCCTAAAAAAATAAACTTTAAATTTGACCAAAATTATCCAGTTGAACATCAATATGGAAATACAGAGTGTGGCATATATAGTTTATTTTTTATTGTTCAGATGTTAGAAGATAAAATTACATCTAATTATTTAAAAACACATATTTTAAAAGATGACTATATAGAAAAATTCCGAAATGTATATTTCAATAAAGATTTATAAATCCACTTTTTTATAATGAAAATTCGCAAAATCATTCATAAATAAGTAATTATTCATTTCTTTTATTGAACCTATTGTAATAGACAATGTGTTGCTACCTAATTTATTACTAACATTCTTTTTTTCTGGGCGATGAATTATATCAAATCCTAATTGCTTTAAAATCGCTTTTAAATCATTTTCCAAATCCTCAAATTTGCCTATAATATCCACTGCACAAGTACTATTAATATCTTCAATATGTTTTGTTTGTTCCATAAAAATATGTCCATATTCAATATTGCTTACATTTTGACTATTTTGTAATGTCATATAGGTATCAAATGTAGATATACTAGGATGTAATTTAAAAATGGTGTTTATATGATTAAATCCAGAAACTGCCCTATCATATGGATGTCGAATAAAACAGAATTTCGTATAGGAATCCCATTTTTCATCATCCATACACATTTTTTCATTAAAGTATTGACTTGTTGAACAATATACATATATACCTACTTCTTTATTAAAAAAAGAATTGTCGTATAAAGAAATACCTGTAGACACCGGCTTTTTGTTATAAATTGTATTTGTATTATATATATTTTTTAGAATATTACAATTTCGAATAAATTCATTATGATCAGGTCTTTTTCGATTAATTAAATCAAGATAACTAACAAATCCATAATATTTAACTAGCGTTGGGCCTATATAGGAACCACCTGTTTTTGGAATATGAATAAAAATTGCCTTTTTTGCGTGATTAATGTATATCATATAAAAATTATATAATATACTATTTGCATATGCTTTTATATAGTTTTATTTAATTATTATTGGATTATATTATTTGTTAGATTGTATTATTTTTGTAAAAAAAGAATTATGTTGTCTCTTTTGTAATTCTCTAACATCATATTGTCCACCCTTTGGATTCAAAATATATACTTTATCTATGACTAACAATTCATACAACAATGGAATTCTTGCAAACATCTATGTATTATATTCCGTGCATTCTCTTTAAGTTGTTTTGAAATATATATTATAAACCAAATTAAAGAAACCCGAGATATAATATGTAATACAAATAAAACATAAATATATTTTTTACATATATTATATTTACTATGTCTACATTAGAGAATTTAATCAGTGAAACTAACAAACAGCTACTTTGGGAAGTACTTATTGATGAACTTAAGATTGCAAGTATTAGTCAACAAACACTTTCTAATATTCGGATCGTATTTGATAAAAATTTGACGATATTTAGAAACAAGTCGAATCCAAGTGACCAACTAATACATTTAAATAAACAATTTCTTAAAATTATGGTTATTGCTGTAAATAAATTATTTCCAAATTTAAAACAAGAACGTCGCATCAAAAAGATTAATATTTCTGATGAACAATTAGTCACTATTGATACCAATATCAATGCCAATATTTTGTATAAGGCAGAAGATATTCAACAATCTAGACAAGCACAATTAGAAAATTTATATAATCAAAAAAAAGATGATTTTGAGCAATATACACAAGTAAATAAACCCAAAAACTTGGACTTTTCAGATCATATAAGTGAAGAAAAAATAACATCGATGGATAACCTTCTAGCAAATGCAATGGCACAGCGAAACGCTGATTTGCAGACAATTGATAACACTTATTTTAATAGTCAAAATAATACTACAAATGTAAATAATTGGTTACAATCAGAAGAAACATCAAATCGTTTAAAACAAGAAAATTCAAATTCAAATTTAAATAATAATATGAAGTTAAAACATATTAATATTGATAGTTTTAATAATGATACAAATAATAAAAAAAAAGTATCCTGGATAAACGAATTAGAAAGCGAAAATACAATTAATATATTTTCAAAACTGAAAAAAGTTGAACCAGCAATAGAAGAAAAACAATCAGTTTATGAAACACAAACATCTATTCCATTGCCTATAGTGCAACCAAATACGAGTAATACTATAAATAATACTAATATTATAACTAATACTAATGACAATGTTAAACCCACTCCTATACTAACAAATTCACAAATAGTAAAACAACTTAATGACATGAATTCAAAACTAGATAAATTATTTGCTCTTATTGAGACATTAGTAGAACAAAAGAATACCAACAATAATATAGACTTACTTTGTTAGATTATTATTTTGATTGTTATAAGTATTATTCAATTTTGTAAATAAATTCCATAATGTTGTAATATTATCATATGTTACACAATTAGAAAATCTTTTGTATTTATTATTCATCTTATTAATGTTATATGTATTGTTATCTTTATATTATAGTTGTAAAAAGTATTTAAAGACATTCATAATACATATATTAATTATAATATACTCGGATATGAGTTGCTATGATGACTTACCTACTAACTTTCACGATTGCTGGGTACAAAATTTAGCCTATTGTTTATGGCATTATACTTCACTTATAAAGCATTTTGTAAAATCAGGTAACGATATTATTATGTATGAGATTACTACTAGAAATGGAAAATATATTTTTACTACAACAGTAAAATATAATATTACTACTCAAAACTTTGATGTGTCCGGAGAAAGACTTGTAACTACTCAAGATGAACAAAGCTGTAAAATAGAAAAATACGAAGAAAGATTTGTCCATTATCAAAATGTATTGGATTATTTATGGGGGTTAGATACTATAAAGACGTTTGAAGACGAATACGAAGAAATCGAATAATATTGTAAATAGTTTAATTATAATATTATTTTCTTACACTTTTTCCCTAACAATTTCATATTTTCCTTGTTGGTTTCTTACTAATTTACCTAATAAAATAGGTCTAAATCCTGGAATTCTCTTTGCCTGCATCACACTCTCATAATCATATACTTGTTTCGTGTCTGTTCTAACAGCATATTTTTTCCCATTTGGTAATGTGAGAACCTGAGCATCCCAGTCAATTGCCACTCTATTTATTGCTGCAACCATATCATTTTCATCTTGCGCGTAATTTGGATTGTAAGAAAATTCAGATACACTTGGTTGCCCAAATGATAAACATACTAATCCTTCTTTTGCGTTTGATTTCAAGTAGGTCGCACAATCAATAGATGATTCTTTAATACCCTTGACTAATTGTTCTGTCAACTGCTCTTTAATAGTAGAAATTTCAAATAACTTTTCATCTGAACTTTGAGGCACAAATGGTTCTCTTTTTGATAAATCTTTTAAACGCAACTCAATGGCAAATTCACTATCAATTTGCTCTTTTGTAAATGTCATAATATACACAAATACTTCAACAGACTGTAGCTCTTTTGGTAAACTTCGATGCGAACAAATACGACGAGCACGACCAATAACCTGCTCTACTCTTACTGGGTGCCAATATGGTTCCATAATATGAACATAACGTGTATTACGCAAGTTAATACCTTCGGAACCCGCAGAAGTAATCATTAAAACTCGAATGACTTCACCTAAATCATTGTTATTGCTTATTTGACGCAATTGTGCTGCTATATTATTAGGAATATTATCCCAATCACCATTATAGATGTTACGCAATATTTCTCTTTCTTCAGAATCTTCTGTACCAGTATAAAGAGCATAACACGGTTTGCCTAAATCTTCTTCTGTCATATCAAGTTCCCAAGAGTTTGAACTTGTGCGTTTGATTTTGAACTTGGCGAACCCATTTGTTTCTAATGTGAGACCAAATATCTCAATGCCCTCAAATGAACGAAACTGACTATACACTAAATGAAGCCCTTTATGGTCAATGTCTTCAATATTTTCTAACATTGCTAGAAACTTTGGACTATATGTTTCAAGACCAGTCGGGGTTAAAAATTCCTTCGAATTTGTCTTTAAGTATTTAAGAGCCTGTTGAATTGCTTGGTAATAATCTGTACCTCCCATTTTAGCAAGTAACTCATCGCCTTCTAGTTCTTCAGCTTCTCGTAATCCAGCATCTTCATCTTTATAATCAGGCAATACCATAGCGTTTACTTCTACTTCTTCTTTTTCTTCTACATTTTCAACAAATTGTTCTAATGGATTTTCATCTGAACCACCCATATAATTTTCATCATCATCATTTATTTCATCATCGTCATACTCTTCTTCAAAATTAACATCTTCAAAGTCGTCATCATCATCATCTGAATCTTCGCCACCTTTAAATATTTCATCCGTATCTAATTGTGATGATTCTTCTCCAAAAATATCTTTTATATCTTTCTGAATTTCTTCTTTAGTGGGGACAGCTGGTACTGGTAGTGGTATTTGTGTTTGTTTTTTTGCCTTTTTTTCTTCATCCTTTCTCTTCTTTTCTTCGATTTTTTGTGTTTTTAATAATTCCTTTTCCTCTTCTTTTTTCTTTTTTTCTAAAGCTTTTTCTTCATCTTTTCTCTTTTTTTCTTTGGCTTTTTCCTCCTCTTTTTTCTGTTTTTCTTCGATTTTTTGTGTTTTCAATACTTCTTTTTCATCTATTTTTGTCTTTTCTTCGCCTGCTTTTTTTTGTTCCTTGGCCAACTTCGCTCTTTTATATTTTTCAATAAAAGTAGTTACATCCATTTTTGAACTAACATCTCCTTTCGCGAATAATCCAATATAGTGTTTCACGTATTTATATAGTTCGTTTAACTCTGGTTCCGACATTTGGTCCAATTGGTCTTTATTTGTTAGTTCATATGTTCTTAAATGTCCCAATAATTTCTCTTCTAATTCGGCTTTATTTGGATTGCTCTCTAAGGAATCTTTCATTAACTTTTCATATTTTTCATACAAAGGCTTTCTGCTAATTATTATTGGATTTTCTTGGTCTAATACTTTCTCTTCTTGGTTTTGATTCAACTCAGAACGAAATTGTGCTGGCAATGGTCTACCTGGTGGAATAGGCATCACAAAATTACAAGCCAAACGTGAAAAAATACGATAGGTCGATGTAGGCTGTTTAAATATGCCATCCGCATCCATTACTCCACCAGTTTTTTGCTCTTTTGATTTTTCCGACTTTCTTTCAACTTGTCTATATTCTTCATACGTTTTAAACTGATAATTACTCATAGGAATACTTACAGCATGTTTATCGAAGTTTTTATCATAAGTTGGCAATAATTCTTCTTGTGCAGAACGGAAATAAGATGTAAGTCCCATAATTCTTCTTTTAAACTTATCAAGATTCATCACGGTTCCAGTGTTTTTATCAATAAAATTCTCAATAAACTTATCAAGTGTATCAGGCAATGCTGTATTTACAGAAAGTGTGGTTGCGTTTTCAATTGCGGTAATATCATTTTTTTTCAAAAGTTTGACAATGCGTTTAATAAACTCCGCATCTGACATTTGTCCACGTTCTTCCACAATTAGTTCACCCTTATCATTTTTCACTTCTTTCTTGTCATTAGTAACACCTTTATACCCAGTGGTCGCAGTTATTTTATTCTCAAACCCAAATGGATTACGTGTGATAGTAAGTGTTCTCGAACTAGGAAGATAATCGACATAATCTAATATCTTTTCTTTTGCGAAAATTTCAAGTAATGCATCTTTTGAAAGTTTTTTACTACCTTCAACAGATAAGTTGAAGTTCCATGTCTTAATATACCCCCTCAAGATATTAAACAGGATTCCAATCTCATTCGGATAGTTAATAATAGGGGTACCAGTTAATAGCACAACACGACAATTCTCTGCTTTTAATAAGAACTCATATAATATTAAAGAAATCGATTGGGGTAATACTCCATCAGGGCCACGTTTTTTCTCGTAAGTTTTACTGATTTTATTGATTTTATTTACAATTCGACTAATTAAATTATGTGCTTCATCAATAATAACTACTGCATCATCAAAAATGTTTTTATTAAAGTCATTTGTTAGTTGCTTAAACTTATCTCTTCGTAACCCATTATAATTAATGAAAAAATATTTACTACTAATCATTTCATCTAATTGATCATTAAGTGATTTCTTATCTGTAGATGATAGATTTGCATAATTATTCTCTTTAGTTATGTTAGTTAACCAAGCACCGTGTCTTCTTCGAATATATTCTACTGGCAAGTTAAGTGATGCGGATAAAGCATCTACGTATTCTGGATTTTTGTCAATTGAAATCCATTCCCAAAACTGGTTTTTTCTAAATAATAAATCTCCACACTTCTTAATTTCTTCCATATAATTTCTTCGAAGTGATGCAGGTGTCATTACAATTACTTTTTTAGCGTGTTTCATTCCTTCCGCAATAGCAATAGAACTACACGTTTTACCTGAGCCTAACCCATGATATAATAATAACCCTCTATATGGTGTATGTAAATTCATATAATCTCTCACAATTTTTTGATGCGTAAGTAAACCAACTTTGCCTGTATCTTTACCGATGTTTTCACAAGTGATACCTTTGCTTTCATCTAACAAATCATTTTTATATGGCTCAAATAAACCATTGATAAAATTAATGAATATTTCACGATTATTCATATAGTAACTAGACACATTGACGTCAAATGATGGTAAAGGTGGAAGGCGTTTTGGTAAACTTGTGTCACCAATTTTAACCATTTGTTCGGTGCCTAATGGAATAACACCTCTTTGAACTCGCGCAGTTGTTCTTACCCTTGGTTTAGCAATAGTTTTAGGCGTAGGAATAAAATCAAATAAATCTTCTTCATCCATATGTTTGGATGGCTCAATTTCTTCAAAACGTATCTCTTTCTTTTTTTCGATGGGTTCACCTATTTCTAATACAGACCCTTCCAATCTAGGTCCGCCTGGTGGCAAATCTTCTATTAATTCATCTTGTCCTTGCAATGGTTCATCCTCCTCAATAATAAAATCTAGTTGTTCTCTCTTTTTAGCTATTTTTTTAGCAAGTTTAGCAGTTGGCTCCAATGTTACAGGGGCTTTTGTTTCTAAAACTTCTTTGGGTTCGGGAAACTTTTGAACCACAATAGATAAACGTTTTTGTCTAACCTTATCAAGAATTTCTTTAGCTCGTTGTCCTTGGTCCCTTTCAGCAGTAATAAATGGCTTAGAAGGCATTTGTGTTTGATTTTCAACTATTGTTTCTTCTAATACATCAACTTTTCTTGGTGGTGCTACAACAACTTTAATCCCTGTTTGATGCTGAACTATAGGTTTTACTCGTAATTTATCTTTTAATGCTTCTAAATTGTTCATATATATTTCAATATATAAATTTTTATTATTTTATACATAGAAAACATTTATTATATAAGTATTTGAATAATACAAAGTTTGTAAAAATTCAAATAAATAAGTCTCTCAAGTATTATTATTACTATTACTATTTAGTTTCATCAATTTGTAGAAATTTTAATGCCTCATTGCACGCGATTTGTTCTGCCTTTCTTTTAATTTTATGCAACCCTTCCCCCAAAAATAAAAATACCTTGCCATCATTTACCTGTAAATAGTCTTGAACTGCCTTGAAATTATTAAGCGTGTTAATATGAACAGCATCTTCTACTCTTACTTGATAAATTGGCTGTCCTAAACATAAAAATACACCCATTTTATAACCTTCATCTGGATCATGGCTAATTTCCACATAATGTGGTGTCACTTTAAATTCCTTTTGTATTTTTACTTGTAAAATATTTTTATAGTTATCGTCATTTTGTATAAGAGCAATCCAATCAATGTGTTTTTCAAATACATTTTCAATAAATTTTTGCGCCATTTGAAACCCTGGACCCGTTACAAACATGTTTTGAAACCATCCTTCCTCGTCATTCACAGTAATTTTATTAAAATCAAGGAATAAGGCACCAATAAACGCTTCAAATAGACATCCCAATTTCTTCAAATTAGTTCGAATCTTTTTCTCCTCTGCGTTTCTAGAAATAATTAACCATTTATGTAATCCCATTTCTAATGCGATTTTACCAATTGCTTCGTTCTTCACAATAGCAATCTTTTTTTCTGTCATAAACCCTTCATTTTCCTTTGGAAAGCGTCTATATAAATAATATTTGGTTACACATTCTAGCACCCCATCGCCTAGGAATTCTAAACGCTCATTGGATTTCGTGCTTAAAGGCAAACAATCCGCTGGCTTTTCAACTACGCTAATATTTTGTAACGCGTTTTCAAATGCGGGTCTCTTTGTGTAAGAACGATGGACAAATGCACGTCTATATAATTCCATATTAAATATTTGTGCTGGAATACCATATCTAGTGAGAATAGATTGAACGTTGCTCAATGTAATCTCAGTATTTAATGAGTTATAAGGATTGAATATAAGACCATCTTCACAGCGAATTAAGTCGTCGTCTTGCAGAAGTGATTTCATATCGACACTTTGACTTGGGATAAGGGTTGCCATTTCGGGTGATTCTTATATAAAATTGAAATTTATCTTTAAGCTGTTTATATATATAATATAATAAGTAATTTAAAGAAATAACCAAATCAAAACAACTGTCATAAAAATGTTTCCTAAGACTGTTATCTTAACTGTTGATAGCCACGGTTTTTATACAGTTGATAAAGGTGAAATTGATGAAGATATTATAGATATTTCTACCACAAGTATTTTTGAAAATAGTTTTATTAAAAATGTATATAAAATAAATGCAACGATTTTAGGTATCAATAATATATCAACCAAGGTAACTTGTAATAAAACTATGAATAAAGTTAAAAAATATATAAAAAAGCATAATACACAACTACAAGATTTTACTGAAGACCAATTACATAAATTTGTGTTAGATTTACGTGATTTGTTAGTTGAAAGCAATGACTTATTCGTGAAGAGTTTAGAAAATGATGTACGTATATTTAAAAGAAAAAACATTAATAAAGAAAATACAAAAATGTTTTCAGATTATTTGTATCATTATGATAAATCATATACGATTGAACATAATGTATTATTTGATAAGAATTATGTTCGTTTTGAAGAAGATAAACAACATAACGACGAATTACGTGAAATGATATCAGGGATTAATTTATTTGATATCATGAATGCCTATAATATACAAATATTTAGTTTATTTGAACTTATTCAGTTCCTAATTGCTTTTCAAGTAGAAAATATCATTATTATTGATTTTAGTTGTTCTGAGTTTAAAGATTTGAATTCTGTAAGAGGACTGACTGACCGTGATGTGCGAGCAATTCGTAGAAATTGGTTAAAATAAGAATTTTCTGAGAAGTTTCTTATGTATATCAATATAATATGAGTAAAATTATTTATACTAAAGACAAGAAATTATATTTAGGCGACGCATTTGATGCAAATAATGAAATATTTTTACAAGAGAAAAACATAAATACTATTATTTGTGTAGCAGAAGATGCTAAAATTACATTAAAAAACTCAAAAATTACAATTTATAATTATGATTTACAAGATACTTATGAATGTAATATATCACTTTATTTTGACGAAATATTTAATATAATTCATAAACACGATGTTGTATTAGTTCATTGTGTAGCAGGCATAAGTAGGTCGGCTTCTTTTGTTATTGCTTATTTAATGAAATATTATGAATTGAGCTTAAAAGATGCTTTTTTATATGTAAAAAGGAAAAGAGACAGAATATGTCCTAACAAAAAATTTATGACATATTTGTATGAATATGAATTCAAATTATTTGGTGAAAATAGTCTTACATATGATGAATGTATAAATTTATTCTATTATACATAAGAATCTTACTTTCTCAGAGTATACTTAATCGTTCTAAATCGTGCAATTGGTCAATCGTGTTTACACCTATGATTTGATATTGGTTTGATTTGTCAATTTCCATTGTTTCAATTGTTATAACAGATTGCTCATTGTCTTTAATAATTTCAAATATATCTGTTAAATAATATTCTGATTGTGAATTATTGTTTTTCAAAAAAGATAAATTCCAACATAAAAGGTTGGCTTCAAATGCATAGATTCCACAATTCACTTCATTTATCTTTTTTTCTATTTGGTCGCAATCTTTTTCTTCCACGATTTTTTGAAATTGATTGTTTTTATTTATGTCGCGAATTATCCTTCCATACCCATATGGGTTATCTAATCGGGTGGTCATAATTTTTACTTTATTGCATTCAAGCATTTGTAACATAGTACTACATTTAATAAATGGTACATCGCCTGATAAAATAAGTACTTTACTATCGGGATGTCTTAGCAACTTTGGTTTCGCACATTGGATTGCGTGTCCGGTGCCAAGTGGTTCAGGTTGGTCTATATATTCTATTGCGAGTCTGTTATTGACATATTTCTCGATTGTGGTCTGAATAATATCTCTAAATTTGCCTACAATAATATATATTTTTTTGGGTTCAATTAGCATCGTCTCTTCAATAATATGAACTAACATTGGTTTCCCTCTGATTTGATGTAGGACTTTAGGCAAATCCGAGTTCATTCGCTTGCCTAAACCGCCTGCCATAATTACGACGACAAAGTTATTACCTGTTGACATACTAGATATTCATTAGAAAAATAATTGATTTTTTAAACGGCTTAAAAAGATGTCAATATATATTATTAACTATGGAAGACATCGAAGTGTGGAGAAATGTTTCTGGTTGGGAAAATTACTCAGTTAGTAATTTAGGAAAAGTGAAAAATAATAAAACAGGAAGATTATTAAAGCAATATATTAGAGGTGGCTATAGTTTTGTTGGATTATGTCAAAATCACAATAGTAAAACAATACCAGTTCATCGTTTAGTTTCTTTAGCATTTATAGATAATCCTGAAAATAAAAAACAAGTAAACCATCTTGATAAAAATCGTTCCAACAATAATATTTCCAACTTAGAGTGGACAACCGCTTTTGAAAATTGCAGTCATAGAAGTGCAAATGTAATACAAACAACTAATCAAAATATTAAAGTTTGGAGAGTAGATAAGGATACTGATGAAAAGTTGGAACTCTATAATTCATTAGAAGAAGCAGGTGAATGGTGTGTTGAAAATGGACTTACTAAAAACCCTAAAACAGCACGTGTGTGCATCGGTTGCACAACAAAAAATATATATAAATCCTCTTATGGCTTTAAATGGATTAAAAAAGAACAACAGCATTTAGATGATGAAGAATGGAGAAATGTAAAAATTAATGGTCAAGTATATGCAAATTATTTTGTTTCAAGTTTAGGTAGATTTAAGAATAGTAAAGGTATTATAATGGAAAATTATAAACCGCATCATAGTGGTTATATATTTTTAAGAGTAAATATTCAAAAATATGCTTTACATCGTATTGTAGCTATGACATTTATAGATAATCCTGAAAATAAACCTGCTGTAAATCACATTGACGGTAATAAAACGAATAATGCTGTAAGTAATTTAGAGTGGTGTACTATTAAGGAAAATAATGAACATAATCATAAATCAGGTTTTATTAAATATTATAATAGAAAAATAGGACAATATAATTTAGAAGGAATTTTAATAAAAGAGTTTAGTTCAATTGTTGAAGCTATGAATAAAACAGATGTAAAAACAACAATTAAAAAAGCTTTAAAAGGAGAACAAAAAACAGCCGGAGGATTTATTTGGAAATATTTAGATTAAATTTATTTTATTTTATCTAATATGTAAATTTTTTTATCTCGTGTTAGTTTATAATAATGGTCTTAATGAATGCGTCGCGTAACGCTCGTAATGCTGCTTCCATCACAAATCGTCCGACTTGCGGTGGAAGTGCTAAGAAATCAGGATTAGCACCAACAGTTGGCTGGTTTATGTCGTCTAATCCCAATATGATTCGCGCTACAAATACTCAATTTGGTCTTATCTGCATCCCCAACCGCACTGTCCAAACCCAAAAGTATGGCTACCACGCCACTCACGGAGGCAACATGGGTTAAAAAATTATAATATTTTACATAAAATTATAGAATATTATAGACAATTTTTAGATTCAGGTATATATAATGGTTTACAAGATTTACTATGTGCACATTGACGTAAATATAGTGCCTTTCTTTGTTTTATGATTTTACACGAATTGCTTTCTGGTTTATTATATTTTTTTACATTATTTTTAACTAAATATTTTGTATTAACCGCATAAGATGCGTTAATTAGTATGAAACTAATTATAAATATAAGATACATTTTTAAATAATAATATGTATTATTTTTATTTAATAAAACATATAAATCAATTTTTTAATTAGACCAGTCAATTTGTCTACCTAATATGTGTTCCACATTTTTGAAAATACCTGAATTAAAGAAACCGTTATGAGCCGACAAGGGAGATGGATGGACACCTTTAATAATTCGAGTTTTATTACTAATAAACTGCTCTTTTGCTTTGGCAAAGTTACCAAGTAGAACAAATATACACGAAGCATTTTGTTCGCTAATGAATTTTATTACGTCATTTGTGAATTCTTGCCATAAATTCATTTGGCTACCAGCCTTACCACTAATAACTGACAATGACGCATTTAGCAAGAATACTTTTTCTCTGTAAAACCATTTCTCCAAATTTCCATGAGTAAACTTATAATTGCGTTCAGGAAATTCAAGTTGTAACTCTTTATAAATATTTCTTAGAGATGGTGGAATAACTTTGATTATTTCAGGAACAGAGAAACTTAGTCCGTGTGCTTGTCCTGGACCATGATAGGGGTCTTGGCCTAGCAATACAATAGAAATGTCTTTTACATCCATTTCAAAGACACGAAATAAATGTTCTCGATTCGGATAGACTTCTTCTTGTAACGATTTTTTATTGTATATTTCATCTAAGTCAAATTCATACATTTGAAAGAGTGGTTTCCAAGATTGGTGATAAGAGACCATGATTGTGTATATGTATATTATAATTATAATTGTTATTAGTGATATTACGAGGAGGTGTTTTCCTTGATTACTTAATTAAATAATATATGTAAATCGTTTAAATGTTTTTTAATATATAAAATAGAATATAACTAACAAACCTATATGTTGCAATCTTGTAATATTAATTTTATTTCGCAATATGCATTTGTAGATAATAAACAAATACATATTACAGAATACATCGAAACACAAAAAAATAAAATAAGATGTCAAAATGGTCATGAATTAGTATCGGTAATTAATGTGAAAAAAATGAAACCATATTTTCGTCATAAAAACAAAGAAGATACAGATGGTTATCCAATGACTAAATGGCATTGTGAATGGCAAAGTTATTTTCCTATTACTGAAAAGTGTTTTCCATGTAAACCGCATCAGATAAAAGACAGACGCTGTGATGTAGTTTTAAATGAAACTACAATTTTTGAAATACAACATAGTAAGTATGAACGTGAAGAAATTGATAATAGAAAACATGATTATAATTTACATAATATAAATATTATTTGGTTAATTGATGGAAATAAAACCATTTCTATTACAAAGCTAAATGCCTCTAAGCGTGTTTACTTAGAATTTACATCAGAATATTGGAAGTATGAAAGTTTTAAAAGTTATGATTATATTTTTATTGATATTGATAACATAATATATAAAGTAAATCCAAATAAAGTTAAAAGTCATATGGTTGATGTTGAAGAAGGAAAATCAAAGGAATTATTTATTGAGTATTTAAAGAATATAAATACTATGAATATTTGGATTGATGAAGAACCAACACAGTGCAATTTATTTATTAAACAACAGGGTGCTGGAAATGGTAAAACATATGGGATTTTAAAAATGCTCGAAGATGATGATAAAACTCATTACAAAAATTTTATTTATATTACTAAGCAACATTCTGCTAAGCATATTATTAAATCGACGTTTGAAGAAATAAATAATGATAGTATAAATAAATTTGTAACTCTTAAAAACATTGAAATAACTGAAACTAACAAAAAATATGTTATCAAGTATTATAATGAAAAATCATCAATGAATTGTACAGTTATTATAGCAACAATTGATGCATTTACATATTCAATTGGAAATAAAAACCATACTCATCGTGATAAATTTGAAGGATTAATTTATTCTATTTTTGAAGATGGGTTTATTGAATCGGCAAGTTGTGGGAAAATAAATTTTGGTGGAGTGGACCCGAAATTAAATAAAGAAACATTATTAGTTATTGATGAGTTTCAAGACCCACCAAGTTATTATGCAAAGGCAATTGTTAGAATAATGCGTGATAAATATATTGATGTTTATATTGTTGGTGATAAGTTACAAAGTATTTCTAATGAAGATAATGCATTTGTATACTTCTGGGATAATGAATTCTCTTCAATAAATACTATAAAATTAGAACCTACTAATATTTGTAGGCGTTTTACACATCCAAAATTAGTGGATTTTGTTAATTTTATGATACCATTTAATAAATATAATCTTCCTGAAATTAAACCTTATAAAGAATATGTTTATTCAGATAAAAATAATAATGATAATCCTATTACATTTTTTGATGGTAAATTTATAGATCCTAATTTAAAAACTGAAAAAAACGATGAACTAATAACTTCTGAAGTAGAAAAAATTATGTATCATTATGAATTAGAAGTACATACTTGTAATCGATTTCCTGAAGATTTTTTAATAGTAACACCATTTACACAAAAAAATCCATTAGTAAATGCGTTAGAATTGGCTATAAATATTTTTTGGAAAAATAAATTTACATCAGAACCTAGTTATATAGAGTTATGGAAAGAACAGCTTAAAACACAATTATCTAACAAAGAAAATGATAAGTTATCTACTCTATTAAATTTATCAGTTGAAGATTACTATAGATATGCTATATTTCATAAATCGGAAGAAGGAAATTCAATCGATTTGTCTGAATCTGATTATTCTACACGCATAGTTTCTTGTCACTCATCAAAAGGAGATGGAAGAAATGTTGTATTTGTAATTGGGTTTAATGAAAGCTCTATAAAAGTTTTTAGTAAACTAACAAATTGTTTAGTATATGATTCCTTATTGCATGTAGCATTAACACGAATGAAAGAAAAATTATATTTTCGTTATTTAAATGAAGGCGACAATATTTCTTGTAAATTAAATAATTATTTTCAAAAAAAACATATATTTGTAAAAAATATAATTCCGCAAATAAATATAAAATCTTCTATAACTCTTGATTTAGTTAATAACCAAAATTATGAATTGTTGAATGAAAGTATTATTAAATTTGCTGAGTTACTAAAACTTGATGAAAATAAATGTGATAAAAAAATTATTGATATGGGTAATCATATATTGCGTTATGCTTCATTAATGATTACAACTGAATTAGAAATCGTAAATAAAGAAAAAATAAATAATTCAGATGTAAAAAAACAATTACAGGCCAAGTTATATGAAGTTGTCGAATCCGATATTACTTGTGCTTCAAGTATGAAAGGTTATTATTGTTTGCTCGAGATTAATAAAGAAATACCAATAATTAAAATTTCTGATAGAGGAAAAGACTATATTCATTATTACAATGTAATTTATGAAAATATAAAAAATTTACAATCAAAAATAAACCATTTTTTAAAAAATGCGAATTCATTAACATTGTGTCCTATAGAATGCGTTGTTTTATATTATATGTTACAAATATTACAGTTAAAAAAACGAACGAATGTTAATATTATTGATTTATATAATATAATCGACATTTATAAATATGGATTTTCTATTGATAGTATTTCGGAACATACAAATTGCTTATGCAAACAACATTTTAAAGATACATGTTGTCTAGTAAAATCAAAAAAAATAGACGATATGAAATTATATCTTATGAAGCATTTTGACAAAGTTAATGATATTAAATATACTATAAATATGATGACTAACAAATATCCATCATTAAATTGGTTAATTAATCATTCTATCTCATTTGAATCAGGAAATGATATTTTTAAATTACTCGCAAGATTTGATTTAATTGGTTATGATGAAAAAAATGTTTTAATAGTTTATATTAAACCACAGTTTAATTCTTTGAATTATAATGATATCTTAATAAAAAGTATAATAGATACTTTTTTATTAAAATACGTTAAAAAAAATGATATCGATAATGAACTAACTGAAAAAACTAGTAATAATTATATTAGATTTAATGGAAAAAAGATTATTACATGTGTAATAACATTAGAACATAGCGAACCTTATTTTATTGAATGGAATAGTGGCGATTGCGAGTTAATTGATAAACATAATACTCTAATAACTAACATTATATATAATCATATTTTTAATAAATACTCTACTGAAAACACATCATTATATTATTTTTATATGTATTGGAGAATACATTGTCCTGAAAATAAAAAAGTACCAGCCAAGTTTATTCAGTTATTAAAAGAAAGTCTAAATACACAAAAAGTTACAATTAAATATGTACATACATTTTTTATAAGATTAGAATTTGAACTTGAATTAATAGATGGTAAATCTAACAAAGAAAAAATGCTTCAAAAATATGAAGATAAAGATTATTTTATGGAAAAAATAAATAAGTATGTAAGCGGATGCATTAAAGAATTTTTAAATATGAATGAAGATGATGAATAAACATCATTTTCTACTTTTTTTGTTAGTATATTTCCTTTTGTTAGTTGTTTGTTTTGTATTTTTTCTCTTTTTATTTGGTTGTTTTCTTTTTGTCTTTTTGCCTCCCAATAATTCATTTGGTTTTTTCCAAACACTTTCTTTTGTAACCTTATTTGACCAATAAGGACGATTGTGTGTTTTAGAAAATGCTTCTACCCAGTCGCTTTTTTTTGACCCAACTTCTTTTATAGGTATCTGTGCTTGTGTCTGTGTTTGTGGTTTATTTAGATTTGCAAGAATTTCATTAACACGTTTTTTATTAGGTTCATAAATAGTGCTTTCAAAATACATAATTGGCAACTTTTTAAGACGATATTTACTCATTACTTTGGGGTCATTTATATTTGCTTTTAACCATCCATCCTTAATAATATCCAAATGCTTAAAATCTGTTTCATTAAAATGGTAAACAAGAATATCCCTACCATCTGGATTTAAACCATATTGACTTAGACGTAGAGTATGATAATGCGACAAATTATATTTCACAGGTAAATTATAGTATACATTATTTACATATTCAAAAAGGGCTTCATTCGGGTATTTGCAACCCCGATTAGCAATAATCGGAACAGCTTTAATATATTCATCAAACAACTGGATACTAGGTTCGATTAACATTATACCACCATTAACTCCCGAATTATCGCAGTCCTGTATAATTTGTTCTTTGTCACTGGTGTAACGCAAATTCTTATTTAAATTCGCTTCACCGCATTTGTAACAAACAATAGATGGAGTATTTAATTGAAAAATGCTATCAATATTGCCCATAAGTACTAAATCACTTTCAATAATACATACTTTTTTATAATTAGTTAAAAACTTGTAAGCAAAAATGAAATCGCACGTACGTAGTGTATTGAATGATGTATATTTACTTTCAAACGCAGTGACATTATATGTGATACCTTGGTCATTAAATCCAATTGTTTTATATACAAAAGGTTTAATCTGTTCAACAAATGAAGCTGGTGTATCTGTTTCAGAATACATATAAATAATGTTTTGACTTGTATTTTGTCGCAACATTATACAAAAGTATAATTCTAATTCAAAGTATTTTACATTTGAACCAAAATGGATCACCGCAAAAGCATTTTCTGTTTTGGACATATATTCTATGGATAGATTTTTTTATAAATTTATTGATTTATTGTTTTATAATATATTTTTGAAAACTACTTAATGGTATTTTAACAAATACAAATAATATGATTATTAAAATTGATACACGCGAAACCGAGATTTATAAGAGATGTCAGGTAATTTTGTCATCTAATCCCAAGTTCAAAGACATCCAATTAGTTTCAGAAACTTTGCCCCTGGGCGACATGATTATTCACGATGAAACGAATGCATATGACTGTCTTATTGTTGAACGCAAAAGTTTGTCTGATTTAGGTGCTAGTATTAAGGATGGTCGTTATGAAGAGCAATCATATCGTTTAAATGGATTAGAGCATCATAATCATAATATTATTTATTTAATTGAAGGCGATTTAGAACGATTCAATACATTTAAGGAACGCATTGATAAACAAACGCTGTATTCTGCTATGATTTCGATTCAGTATTTTAAAGGATTTTCAGTTATGAGGACAAATGGGCTAGATGAAACAGCACATATGTGTTGCTCAATGGCTTATAAAATTGCTGGTGGGTTGAAAGCGGGAAAGAAACCATATTATTTGAATAAACAAGAGAAGAAAGAACAAGAGAAGAAACAAGAAGACAAAGATATGGTAGAAAGTTCTGAGAATATTCTTGAACAAATAGGTTCAAAAGAAAAAGACTATTGCTCTGTTATTAAAAAGGTAAAAAAAGATAATGTTACATCTGAAAACATTGGTGAGATTATGTTGTGTCAAATACCTGGTGTTAGTTCGACAAGTGCGTTGGCTATTTTGGCTAAGTTCAAAACTTTACCTAACTTAATTCAATCAATACAAACGGATCCAGATTGCCTAGCAAATATTTGTACGACAGATGCAAATGGAAAATCAAGAAAAATTAGTAAAACAGCGATTGCGACGATTGTGCAATACCTCCACCTTTGAAAAGGTGGAGCCAAACTAATTAATTTTCAGTGAACCAAGGTTACCTCCTTTAATTAATATTTCTTTAAGTTGTTTTGAATTATATATTTCAAAATGACTTAAAATCAAATTTGAATAAGTATATTATGTCTAATGAATTTGTAAGGTATTATAATACAACTGATAAATATATAAACTATGATGAAATAATGAGTAATGCTAAATCTATACACTGTGACAATGTGACAAATAGTGATGACGCATATAGGTATTTACTTAGTGAGAAAGATATAGATATGGTTACATTTAACAAAGTCGATAAAATACTTTTATTAAATATTGATGCGTTACGTTCAGATGATAATGGTTATTACTTTTATGATTATTATAGTAAATTAGGTATTGACATTGTGTATCGTGTTGACATTATGGATAATATTCGTGTGCACGTATATAGCACAAATAATAAAGAAAAACCATGTAAAATCACATATTTTATCAATAAAGATGAATATCAATATGATGAATTGAATGAAATTATCAATGTTGCATCTAAATATAGTTATTATACAATTCGTATTACATTTTTAGAAAAACCAAGTGTCGAAGATGAAATCCATATTCATTCAAAAAATTATGTAATGAATTATGATTTTAGAAAAACATTTATAACTAACAATATACAAACTAAAACAATTCAGTATAAATGTGGATTTTGTAGAAGAATACCTAATAAATAATATTTTGTTTAACGAATATTATTTATATATTATTAATATATATTGTGTAAAATGGAAGACGATTTATTTAAAATGGTTGGAATACTATTTGTTAGTTTATTCATTATTTATATTGTAGTAAAGTTGTTTCATTTACAAGCCTCTGTATTGGAAGGTTTAACTAATCCTGATTCTTCAACAAATTCAATACCTGTTTCAGGTGAAGCCGGCACATCTGCTTCTTACGCAGCCGGAATCAAAGCCCAAGTAGTTAAGTTACAAGATGAACTATTGGTTTCCAAGTATAGAAAAGACTATGAAACCGCTATTATTAATTTAGACGATTATTGTGGTATGCTTTTACTTCAAAATGCATTAAATATGAATACAAGTGGAGACTTGAAGACAAATATGGAGAAGTTGAATAATATGAATACCTTAAGACAAGCAAAGGATTCATTGAATGTTGCGATGAAGTTTTTGGATGCTCAGTAAATCAGAAAACCAAAAGAACCTATTCTTTTTGAATATTATCTAAGCGCGATTGAATTTTTTTAATTATGTCATTTAATAAATTTAGTTTGTATGATAATTCTATCTCAGATGTTTTTTGTATTAATAATATATCGTTTTTTTGATTAATAAAATCTATTAAAAATTTTTCATATGTTTCTTTCATTAGTTTTTTTTCTATAATATCATTATCATAACACATTGTCTGTTTTATATTCATTAATTATTATAAATATTTTTAAATACTTATTTTAGTTATGTTACTTAATTTATTATTTTGGTATTAATTACAGTAAACTAAATAATATATTTGTTGTTATCACAAATGCTAATGAAATATGTTGCTTAATAATTCTAATAAATCTCAGTAACAAATATTTTCCAAAAAGGGAAAAGGGAAATCGATTTTGGACATTTATAAATGTCCATTTTTCATTTTAGTAGACACTTTGGTCCCGAAAAGTTGCCTCTGACTGAGATGCTTTAAATTATTTTTTTTGTGAAAGGATTTGTTACGTTAAAAATTTAATGCGTTATTTTTGTAATTATTTTTTGTAGCACTATATTACAACGAATGACAACAAACTTTAGTGAAAAGTGTGAAAAATCTAATAGTTTTTTTGAGTGTAAAATATGTGATTATATTTGCTGTCTAAAACAACATTATGTACAACATTGTAAGAGCAAAAAACATAATTTACTAATAAGCAACACTAATTACAACAATTCAATAGAAAAAAGTGTAAAGCATGATTGTGTGTGTGGTAAAAAATATGCTGACCGAGCTGGTCTTTGGAGACATAAAAAAAGTTGTAGTATAATTAATCCTTCATCTAAAAATAATAATAATAATAATAATAGTAATGATGATACAATTAAAGAACTTGTAGGATTAATGAAAGAAATGGTTAAAAATGGCATTTATTCTAATAATACAACTAACAACACAAATACAAATAGTCATAACAATATTAACAATACATTTAATCTAAAAGTATACTTAAATGAAACCTGCAAAAACGCAATGAATTTAAGTGAATTTATAGAAAATATTGAACCAACTATGGAAGAACTGGAATTAACTGGAAGAGAAGGTTATGTAAAAGGTATTTCACATATATTTTCAACGAGATTAGATGAGACATCATCAGAAGAATCGCCAATTCATTGTACAGATGGAAAAAGAGAAGTGTTTTATATAAAAGAAAATAATGTTTGGAATAAAGAGGATGAAGAGAAGACACTACTAATAAAAGCACTTAGACAATTGTCTCAAAAAAATATAGGTGCAATACTTAAATGGAAAAATTTGCATCCAGATTGTACCGAGTCAGACTCACGTAAAAATGACAAGTTTTTAAAAATTACATTTAATGCGATGCCAGGTTCAACACAAGAAGAATGTGATAATAACTATAAAAAGATAATTAGTAACATGGCTAAGAAAACAATTATTCAAAAATAACTTAAAGGTACTTTACACCCTTGAAGATTTAAAATGGCACGCTTAATGCCAAAAAAATCAATAAGGTTTGCCCTTCACAGAGCGTGTAAATTTTGGTTTTGGTAGTTCGTCTAAACTAACTGATAAATTCTTGCTTCTTGATAAATAATTTGGTCTTTCTTTATTATTTATCGCATTATAAGCAATTTTATAAATATTTGTAGATCCATTAACATCTCTATTCCAATAACCGCATCCGTTCTTACAACAAATCAGCCCATGGACGATAATGTTTCCAGTTCTGTATGGTTTTGGATTTTCCCTAACCATCGTCTTTTTACAAATACCTACTTCACATTTAGAACACATACAACTCGTTCTAAATTCATCAACCAAATAAGTTTGAAACCCTGCTTTTCTAAATAAGGTTCTCATTCCTTTTCCCTTGGTTGCTTCTTTATATTTCATTTGTTTTTTTTGTTCGTAATCACCAAAACAAACAATTACATCTTTTTCATTTCCAAATATGCGTTTGAAGTTATTTAACATTTTTTGTTCGCTTCTTTTTGTGTTTCTATAACTTTGTAAGCGTAATTTTCTAAAAATGTATTTTTCATAAAAGCTAAATAACATTCCGTTTATTTCACTTTTCTTTTGGATATATTCCTTAAATTTTGTTATGTTAAGTGATTTCCTATTTAGTTTAGATAATTCAGTTTCCCATTCCATAATTGTTTTTCCGTTTATTTTTTCCTTTTTTAATTCCAATTGTATTTTTGAATACTTCTTTTTCTTTGTTTCTTTTCTTCGTTGGTCTTGTGAATACCTAAACTTATTTGCTTCTTTATTGGAATTATCAACGCAATAAATTAAATCACATTTTCCGGGATCAACCGCAACTATTTTTTTATTTTGTAAAGAAGAATAATCATCTAATTCATCAATATATGTTTCATTTGATAAACCTTTTTTCATCATAGGTAATTTCTTACCAATTAAATCTTTACGCAATAATAACAAAGAACAGCTTACGCCATCTGTTTCTATCATATGATGAAATTCGTAATATTTTTTCTTGAAAAACTTGCGTTCAGTTCTAAAAAAAAACTCCCATATTTTATCTTCCTTGCGTTTCAAATTCCCTTTTGTTAAAAAATCACTTTTATTTCCTTGTTTCTTTGTCATAAGTAAATGAACTAATGTAGTTGTATCTAATCTTATATGTTTTGGTATAACTTCACTTCTCATAGGAAATACATTATAAATTGTTTGTTCTTCCTTTTCAATTTGTTTCATCATAAAAATCATACAACCAAAATAATCAAATGGGCTACACATTAAGTCATAAACAATATTATTCTTTTTATAACTTGCTTTGTTTGGTGTAATAAATTGTTTTTCTTGGTTAATCCATTTGTGATACATGGAATGAGATTTATAATTTGTTGTTTCAGTATTCAATAAATCTGTTTTGATTTTGTGTAGTTGATTACATAAATTATTTACTCTTTGTTCCTTTGCCTTTTGTGTAATATTAAGTTTTCTTATTTTGCTTACAATAAACTTCTTTTTCCAAACTACATTAACATATCTTTCAACATACTCTATATAATGTAATTTAATATTGTTCTCATACATAGTTAAAATATCAATAGTTAGATAATCTAAAATAGTATTCATATGTGTATAATCTAAATTTTCATTTTGAATAAGTGGTTGAAAATCTGTTTTGTAAAAAGCTGTTAAATTATCTTTCAGTTCTTTGATTTCTTTTTTTGGTGGTCTTCCACTTGCTTTTTCATTACATAATATTTTCATACAAGAGTTAATAAATTCATCATTAATAACTGGTAATTTATTATGCTTATCATAATGATCCAATAAAAAAAGTTTCATAAACATCATAGTTTGAATAACAATTTTATTACACTTAATAACCGCATTTGTAATTTTCGGTAAGTTAATGTCAGGATGTTTCAAGACACTTTTCAAAGATGTTTTAATTCCTTTGAAAAAGTCGGTTGGCGGATTTACTTCTTTTTCCATCCCTTATAATATTCCTTAATATTTTTATTTTAAGTCATTTTACGCAAAATATAATTTATGAATATTTTTATTTAATTTTATAAATTCTTCATCTGTCATAGGTTTGTCATTTATATATTTTGAATATATTAGGTATTCAATCATTTTTTTTAACTTTTGAAAATCACATTTTATATTAATATACTCATTTGTTAAAATATTAAATAATACATATTTTGTTTCTTTCTTATATAATTTTATTTCATCATTTAATTTAGTTGTTAATCGTAATATTTCATGTTGCCTCATTTCATTAATTAATTTATCTGTATTGGTAATTTCATCATTTAATTTCCCCAATTCATTCTCAATATCATTTATTATAATTTCAATATCATTAATATCAAAATGTTTTATTACAGATAATATAAGCGTTTTTGGAATATCAACATTTTTATTACTACTATTTTTTACTTTTATTTTCCCATTTTTATATATTTTAACAATTTCACCAGTTTCTTCGTTAAATAATTTATATTTAATTTTATCACCAACTGAATATTCGTTTGTTTTTTCATAAACTATATTATTTTTATAATCTATTAATTTTTTATTGTTAATATTTATTTTTTTGTTTAATCGTTCTTTAATATGTATTAGATCTATTATGTCTTTGTTATTTAATAATGTATCATCTTTATTAATAAATGTATCATCTTTATTAATATTATTTATTTCATCACTATTTTCTTTAATATTTTTAATTTTTTCTAACTCGTACATATACATATAAAACGCCAATTGTAAATAATGTTCTTTTTCTAATTTTTGAACACATTTAAACTCATATACAATATTATTTTCTTTATCAATACAATCAATAAATCCTACTAACTTACGATTTAATAATTCTATTTCATTTTCACTTTCTAATTTGTATTCAAATAAAGAATTTATTGAAATATTCAGCTCGGTTAATCTATTTATACATTCATCTAATTTTTGTTTCTCTAACCAGTCATAATTGGTAATTTGATAAATTTTAAATAAATAACCATTTTTTAATGTATTCCAACAATTAGATATATATAATAATTCTTCTGGCGTTAATGTTAATATGTTAATATTATTAATATTATGTTTTTTGTTCTTTGGTTTATTATGAAGTTGAATTAAACATCCATTATTTCCATTATTTATAATATTTTCTTCAAAATCTCTTTCAACTAATATTTCAAAAATATTCATTTTATTTTTAAGTTTTAATTCAAACATACTCGGTATAGCAAGACCAGTAATTTCACTTACACTTTCCGTAGTTTCTTCATTTGATATTTTTAAAGGAATATTTATTTTACTAATTGAATAAGTATCATTCTTTATTATTTCTAATTGATTAAAACATTCGTCTATAATATTTTGAGGAATAAACTTTATTATATCCGTAATTGATGTTGGAATGTTTTTTGTTTGTTTTTCTCTGTATTCAATATATATATCTTTATCTTCAAAATAACAATATTCATGTATTATAGTTTTATCTATAAAATGTAAATATTCATTATTATAATGATGAAATAGTGTTAAATATTCTATACCTCTTGTAGTAGCGACATACAATTCATTAGAACAAATACAAGGATTTGCGTCTTTTTTATAAAACTCAAAATATGAATTATCAAAATTAAATATAATTACAACTTTTCTTTCCAACCCTTTTGTTTGATGAAATGTTGAAAATATTATCTTTCCTTCTAATAATTCTTCATCCAATTTTTCATCATCATTAGTTGGAACATATACCATTACATCTGGCATTTCTCTTTTAATTTTATTTTCTAATTGTCTAACTGGCGATTTTACGCTTTTGATTGATGGCGCTAATATAAATATATCACTCGGTTTATAACCCAAGTTAAAATAATATTTAACTTCTTCAAATGTTCTTGAAGATGTACCTAATTTATCTCCAAAACAATCACAAATTATGTATCTTGGTTTATTGTTTGTAATTTTATTAGATATAATTCGTTCTTCCTTTAATAAGCATTTATTAATAAATAATGACATTTCAAATGTAATTCTAAAACTAACTGATAAATTACATTTTACCCAATTATAAGAATTAAAATTAAATAACTTACTTGCATATTCAATAAATCTTTGATCTGCTTTATTAAAATCAAATATGCTTTGTTTTTTATCTCCAAAAATACACATTTTTGTATTTGTATTATTATTATCTTTATAAATTTTACAAATAAGTTCATAATACAAACTGGTTATATCTTGTGCTTCATCAGGAACAATTAAATCAAAATTAAATTGTTTTAATGGTTTCTTTTTAGTTTTTATAATTTTATTTATAATTGTATCATTAAAACTCTGATTATCATAATACTTAACACAAAATGAATGATAACTATGGACTTCTAAATTATGAAGCCCCAATTTTTTTGCCTTTTCCCTTGTTTCTAATTTTAATTTTGAATTATATGTCAATAATAAAATATTTATATTATGAAAATATTTTGCGATATGTAAATTACATGTTGTTTTTCCACTTCCAGCAACACTATCAACTACTACATTATTATTTAATAATAGTTCTTTAATAATATTATTTTGTTCTATTGAAATTTCAGGTAGTTTCATTTTATATAATATGTAATTTAATGTTTATATTATATAATTAAATCAATTTTATATTTATGTGTTCTAATCTCTTTATCATTATCAAGTATTCTATAATCACTACTTACAATATTATATTTTGTTTTTAGTAAATTTTTTATTATTGACAACCAAGGTCTTTTTCGTTTATTTGGTTCTCCAACAGCTTTCATATTATTAAAAGCATAATATTTTCGTATTTTAGGTATAAGTTCCATTATTTTTTTTTGGATTTCTTCATTTTTGTCTAATTCATAAAGTGTATATTCAGTTCTATTTTCTAAATCCAAAATAGATATAATTTTATCTACAATTTCTTCCTGTTCTTTTTTATACAATTCACTTTTAAGACGCATTACAATATACTTAAACTAATAAATAAATTTTAAGTATATTATTTATAAATTTTTAATTTTCGTCTTCTTGTTGATGGTTTTCTTTTTAATTCATAACCTTCTTTCAAATTATAAGCATATTCAAAATAATTTTTATAGTTTTCCTTTTTAACTTTTTCAATAGCTTTATCTACATTATTTTCTAATTGTTGATAATTTCCAACATTCCTATCTTTTTTCATGTAAGTTTTTATTTGGTTAAAATATGCTTCAATTGGTAAATTACTGCGAGGTGTATATGGAACAGCAAATAAATATGTATTACCACTTTTAGTTATAGCATTTTTTATTAATTCGTTATTATGACTTCCAGCATTATCTAAAATAATAAGATGATCTTTATAGTTTGGAAATATGTATTTTTCTAAAAACTCTAATAATCTTTCTTTTGTCATACCTCCCTTTTCATATAATTCTTTTCCAACACATTTTGTATTACTTATTGCTACTAATAAAGTAAATTTACGAAATACAAATTGATTTGATGTTTTTATAATACATCTCTTGCCCAAATTACAACGACTATAAGTTGGTTTCAAAGCAGAACCAACACTTGTTTCATCCAAACAAATAATTTTGTTGATAGGAAATTTACGAACTTCGGTAAAAAATTTATTCATTTCATTTTCTTTCTCAATTGGTTTCTTATATCGTTCTTTTGGAAAGTGTTCGTGTCTTGTTCTTTTTCTTGTTTTGTTATTATCTCTTATTACTTGTCCTAAATGTTGAGGTGTAATATCAAACGATGGATACTTCTTTTTAATATCAATAGCTAATTCATTCATAGTAAGTTGTTCGTTTTGTTTCAATAATTCTAACGCAGTATTTACTTGTGGTTTAGTAATTTTATAAGATATCGGTTTTCGGTTTTTTCTTGTAAGATTTTTGGAAGTTTTATATTTATGTATCCATCTTTTTAGTGAAGATTTTTTACAATCAAAGATTTTACAAGTATTGTCATAACCGACATCATGGTTTAAGTAATAATTAACGGCAGATAATTTATAATCAGGACTTTTATGCTTCATATAATAAATATATAAAAATTATATTAAGCGTGCCATTTTAAATCTTCAAGGGTGTAAATTCAAAAATAATATATATATAGTTGTATGTTTGGCTCCACCTTTGAAAAGGTGGAAAAAATTGAAATTAATTATTATTTATTAAATATGAATAACAATATTAAATAATAATCTAACAATACTATATAATATAAGATGAATAATTTACTCGATACTATGTTTATAAAGCGTTTCTGTTTGCCCTCGAATTCGGATATTAATTTGTATGAAAACGGCAAATCTGATATATCGTCGTGCGTCTGCGGGAATTATAATCATGTGTCGTGCGTTTTACAAGGGAAAGGGCGACTTGAAAAAGGCTAGAATATTGAGTTTCGGTGTAAATCAAATGGTGAATTCAAATGGATTTTCTCCGAGTATACATGCGGAATGCGATGCAATTTCAAAGTTGATTCCATTAAGACAAAAAAAGCATTTAGAACAAATTAATTTATTGGTTATTCGATTATCGTCGAAAAATAAAATACAATCGAGTAAGCCGTGTAGCAATTGTATTGAAACGATGGCAAAGTTACCACCTAAAAAAGGATACAAAATACAAAATGTGTATTATTCAGATGGATTTGGAAATATTGTAAAGACAAGCTTGTCTTCTTTGGAAAAGGAAGAACGACATTATTCAAAATATTACCGAAATAGACAACAATTTAATAATAATAGGGAATTAATTGGGGATGATTAAAAACGCATTTTTTTATAAAAAGATGGTAATTCCCATTAGATAAATGGTGTCTTAATACTCTTCACATTATACGCATGATAAAAGAAATAAATAGTAATTATTAAAAAGGTAAATGCGCATCCAAATTCAAGTGTTTTTTGGTCATATTTTTTATTAATTAAGGCTCCAATGTAGGCAGCCAGGAAGTAAAAAATAAATAAAAGTGTTCCAATAAGATAATCAACTTTGCCTCGCTTGCCATATTCAAGAACCGCAAGTAGAGACACAGGTGGCAATAAGGAAAACAAAATGGTTCCAACTGCGGTAGCATAATCAGGTACAACATTTAGCAAAATGATGCCAGGAAGCATAACGAATGATCCTCCTAGACCAAATGCGCCTCCTAAAATACCTGATACGATGCCTATAAGAATAGTATAAATGATTCGTAGTTCCATTACAAAGTATTATATAATATATTGTTTTTATTTATTTTGATTTGTTTGTTTTGAATATTTGTTAGTTTATTAATATTTATATAGTATAGAATTAAATATTAATATGAGTTATCAAGACATTGGTGCTTTAATTGTTACAGAAATTATTGGAGATTTTGGATTTCAAAAATTTGCAAATCATGGTGGCTTAACCTCTTTTTTTGTTGGCACAAGTGGCTATATAGGTGTTGTATATTTTCTTATTCGTAGTCTTCAAGGGTCACAAATATTGCTAGTAAACGCAGTTTGGGATGGTTTAAGTGCTCTGATTGAAACCTTGGCAGCAATGATTATTTTGGGAGAATATTTTGATGATCCTTGGAAATATCTTGGTATAGCACTTATTATTGCTGGGCTTTTCTTTTTGAAGATTCCAATGAAGCCACAAAGGGAATTTAAGTTTCCAAGACTTTTTTAGAAATTATTTAATTATTAATATTATTATTATTATTATTTTTTACAATTTTGATTAGATAAACTTATTATATTTTTGTATTCTTGTATTCTTGTAAACAAACTTTAATCGCATCTTTTATGTGAAGTATATCAGGATATGATTCTTCTAATTTACTTGTATCTAAATAATTATTTGATCTATCTGCTGCTAAAATTTTACGTTGTTCTTCTTGGGAAAAATTTTTCCAAACAAAAGAAGGATCAACTATTTGTTTATACATTTCTAAGATTTCATTATGACTTATTAATCCAGGATTTGTTAAATTTAATGTTCCAGTTATACCTTGTTTCATCATATCTATAACTTTGGGCAATAATTCAGGAAGTACTGTCATTGAGTTTGGGATAGAACATATTTTATCATAATTAACAATTTTTGTAATAAAATTACGTGAATTTTCTTCTCCAGTAATAGGCATACGAATGCGTAAATTTAATACATTATTTTCATACAAATGCATTATTTTATCTGTAAATCCCTTAATAATTGAATAAGATGAACCAAAAAAATTAGGTATTGAACTTTCATTAAAACCATTTTTTTCTTCACATAGATGTTGATTATCAAATTTAAATATACATCCTGTACCTAAATATGTATAATGAATATTTAACTTTACACAAATATGTGTTAGTAAAAATGGAGAATACAAATTATCACGTATATTATCATATAATTTTCCTTCTTGTTCTAAATAATCAATTGTTGTATAAGTTTTATCTCCAATTGTTCCATGTGTACGTCCAATAAATGAAATAATATGTGTTGGATTAACTATTTTAATTTCCTTCTCTAATTTACTTATATTATCTGCTCGTGACATTCCAATAATATAATTGATTTTTTCTTCATTTAATAATTTACAAAATTGTTGTCCAATCCAACCTTTAGCACCATAAACTAATACTTTCATAGTATATTACTTAACTCTATTATTTTATAACTTATAAAACGAATAGTTTAATATATAATTGAAACAATTTAAAGATAAGCTGACATATCATATAGACCGCAATCTAGATTATAAATCAAAATAAATAAAATGGTTAAATTATGCGACATTGAATACCAAATTGATAATAATAAAAAATGTGTATTACTACAATATTTTGAAAAGTACCCATATCCTCTAAGTTCTTTTCAAAAATATGCGATTGAAGCAATTGTTGGAGGCGACCATGTGCTAGTAACTGCTCATACTGGTTCTGGCAAGACTTTGCCAGCTGAATTTGCGATTGAACACTTTGTTAGTCAAGGAAAAAAGGTAATTTATACATCACCGATTAAAGCACTTTCAAATCAAAAATTCTATGAATTCACAAATAAGTTTCCTCATATTTCTTTCGGTATTTTAACAGGTGATATCAAGACGAACCCAGAAGCAGATGTATTAATCATGACTACAGAAATCTTGATGAATACATTATTTTTGAAGAATGGAACAAATACGAATTCTACTAATGCAATTAGTAGTAGTGCATATTTTGAAATGGATTTTGAACGCGACTTAGCATGCGTCATTTTTGATGAAGTTCACTATATCAATGATGTTGATAGAGGCCATGTGTGGGAAAGTAGTATCATGATGATGCCAAAACACGTCCAAATGGTAATGCTTTCTGCGACAATTGATTCGCCGGAAAAGTTTGCAAAGTGGGTTGAGGACCAACATGATATAACTGCTGACAATAAATCCGTATATCTTGCAAGCACATACGAACGTGTTGTTCCTTTAACTCATTATGCATTTATCACTTGCACACAGGGACTATTCAAAGTGTTGAAAAACAAGGATTTGGAAATGGAGATTATGAAAAACACAAATAGGTTGCATACAATTCAAGATGCAAAAGGCAATTTTATGGAAACGAATTATTATCATTTGAAGAAATATTTAGATATATTCGAGCAAAAAAATCATTATGTCAAAAGACAACATGTCCTTAACTCTGTTGCTAGACATATGGTAGATAATAATATGTTACCTGCGATTTGCTTTGTGCTTTCGAGAAAAGCGTTGGAGCAATGCGCCAAAGAAATTACGACAAATTTGTTAGAAGATGATAGCAAAATTCCGTATACGATACGTCGCGAGTGTGAGCAAATTATCAGAAAGTTACCAAATTATCAGGAGTATTTAAATTTACCTGAATACAATACGATTGTATCGCTTTTAGAAAAGGGAATTGCGATTCATCACGCAGGAATTATGCCTATTTTAAGGGAAATGGTTGAATTAATGTTTGGCAAAGGATATGTCAAACTGTTATTCGCAACTGAGACATTTGCGGTTGGAATTAATATGCCGACTAAAACAGTCGTATTTACGGACATGAATAAATTTGATGGATCAGGAATGAGACCATTTTTATCACACGAATATACGCAAATGGCTGGCCGTGCTGGTCGTCGTGGCATCGATACTGTGGGACATGTAATTCATTTATTTAATCTATATAATACAAACTTTAACTCGGTAAGTCTGAAATCTATGCTAAAAGGGAAACCACAAACGCTCACTTCGAAGTTTAAGATTTCATATAACTTGCTATTAAATTTGGTTAAAATGGATGCGGATACAGATTTTCTAAAATATGTGAGACGGAGTATGATACAGGGTGATGTAGAAAAGCAGATAAATGGAATAGAAATGGAATTACGTGAGATAGTCGATGCGTTAGAAAAGAAGCAAACTAGTTTTAAAATGATCACCAAGATTGAATATGAAGTTGCGAAAAAATACTGTAGTATATTTGAGAAAAAGAATGCATCTGTAAACAAGAAAAAGAAGGAAGCAGAAAAGGAAATGAAACAGATGGAGAATCAATATCCGGGTATAGATAAACTGGTAATAAATGTGAAATCTATAGAAGAGACAAAAGAGCAAATATTACATTTGGAAAATGTGAAACGTTGTGTAGAAAACACATTGGAATCCGATGTGTATAATTTACTTGGTGAACTTATTTCGTATAATTTTATACAAAGAGATACTAATGATACCTATAAGAAATATTCATTAACATTGAAAGGTGAAATCGCCTCGTGTATTCGGGAGGTGCATTGTTTAGCCTTTGCGGAACTGATTGAATCAAATAGTTTTCAAAATATTACATCAAAAGAGTTAATTACGATTCTGAGTTGTTTTACAAATATGAGTATTCCAGATGAGAAAAAATGTGTGCATTATAATACATTTGATAAGTCAGATACAGTCAAAGAATTACTCACCGTTATTGATGAAAAGTATCAATTTTGGTTCAATCAGGAGCTAAATCCAGATATCTATGCTGGAACAGGCGTTAATTATGATATGCATTACGATTTATTGGATTATGTGTATAGATGGACGAATGCCATAGAAGAACAAGAATGTAAACAAATTTTGAATGATATGGTGACAGAAAAAGATATCTTTTTGGGCGAGTTTGTCAAGGCTCTTTTAAAAATTAATAATATTACGGCGGAGTTGGAGCCGATTGCGGAAATGTTGGGTAATATGGAGTTACTATCAGTTTTAAAAGAGGTTCCACATATGACATTGAAATTTGTTGCGACGAATCAATCGTTGTACCTTTAACTCAGGAAACCAAGGTTTCCCGAACCCTTCCTTTTTCTTTAAGTTGTTTTATAATATATATTATGTTTGATTTACAGTTTATTTGTTAGTTTGGCTCAACCTTTTCAAAGGTGGAAAAAAAATTGAATTATTCTATTAAATATATAAAATTTATATACTTAATAGAACTATACAATACAAATACAAATATAAATACAATGACGCTATATAATCGTATCAATAACTATCTTATTTCGGTTTATTATAAAGTATTTCAAAATAATATCATAACTCAGAAAAAAACAATTCATTTAGGAAGATGGAATATAAATGATGCGAATAAAACAAATATAAAAATAGATTACGCAAATGAAGACCATTGTGGGACGTGTTTAATTGCAAAGGCTAATGAAAAAACAAAATAAATTAAAATTACATGTCTATAAAATAAAATTTAATCTAATAAAATGCATTATTATTAAATAACTCGCGACCAATTATTAAATTATGTATATTTTTTGTACCTTCATATGTATTCACTGTTTCAAGATTAATTAGATGTCTCATAATATTATAAGAATTTGTTATTCCATTTCCTCCTAAAATATCTCTACAAAGTCTGGCAACAATCAATGAGTTTTTATAACTATTTCTCTTGGTACAAATTATTTTACAAATATATTATATATAAAGGATAAAATGCACATTTTGCACGCCAATTCAAAAGAAGATGCTGAACAAGTGAACAAACTTATTGGTCAGGGTAAAGACGTATTTATTCTTGTTTATATGGAGGGTTGTGGGCCTTGTAACGCAACTCGTCCCGAATGGGCTAAATTAGAAAATGCGTTAAAAGAACAATACGCTAAAAATAATAAGTTGGCAATCATTGATTTAAACAAGGATTATCAAGAGGTTGTTAAACATTTAGGCAATATTGATGGATATCCTACATTGAAACACATTAATCATAATGGAAAAAAAGTGGAATCATATGAAAATAGTAGGGTGAAGTCCAAAGATCGTTCAGTGGATTCATTTATTAACTGGATTGAGAGCAATATTAATACAACTGAATCGACTACGCCTACGAGTTCGCCGGAACATGTATATGAGAGATTAACAAATACACATATTTCTAAAAAAAAATCATCTTCAATGAAAGGAGGTACTAAGGCACGACACACTAAAAAACAAAGTCATACAAAGAAACGCAGTACTAACAAAAAAAATGGTTGGACACGCAAATACAAAAAAAGCATCAATTGTAAAAGACCTAAAGGGTTTTCTCAAAAACAATATTGTAAATATGGAAGAAATAAATAAGAAATATATGTTACATTTTTTATCCGAACATCATATAGATTTCATTTTTCGTAATGGGGCGTCCCATGATTTCTGAATAGGTCTTAATACCTTCGCGAATAATATTTTGTAACTCGAGTTTAATATCTACGGCTCTATCTTCTGATAAAATTTGGTCAAACTTGATTTCACCATCTTTTACAATTTTTCTCATAACACGTTCGCGAATATGAATAAAATCGATGCATTCTTTTTCAAAATGTTTATCTAAAACAAAATTCATTCTTGTCTATTTATTTATATCTATAAAAAGTTTTTAAATAGATATAGATATAAATATAAATATAAATATAAATATAAATATAAATAATTCTAATTTGAAAATGCGACCAATAATATATATTTATAAGTGCCTTAAAGCTCTTTAAGTTGGTTTACAATATATATTATAATTGACTTAAAGAGAGTTTGATTGTTAAAATATATTTTAGATAATAATTTCGATTTGGCGAGTTGCGCCCGTCCACCATTTAAAAAGGAATGGTTCTTTTGGTTTTCTGATCTAAGCAACGCGTATATCTACTTCGTTTCCCTTATAATAACCTGTATCAACTAGAGCCTGTGTGTAACCCGCACCTCCCCAATTTGGATCCATTGCATTATCAGAATACAACATATTATATTCCGAATTCTTAACCATATCAGCAGGCGAGTCTAAGGGTGTAATTGAGCCTACATAATAAGATGATTGGTCGTATGCAGGGTAACCATTTTGATTATAAGGTGGGTCATTACGTGTCGCATCTACAAGAGGAGTTGTTTCAAATTTCATTGGCAAGGGAACTGGAGTTGTAGGTGGTAACCCGCCTTGAGGTTCGCTAACACTGGGTCTCACTTTGTAAACACGATTGCCCTGAGCATCATAAGAGTTTTGAACATAGAGAACAGGACAACGAATGCCGGCAGCACGTTGCCATTCAAGAAACTCAGTATATTCCTGTAAATCGTTAAACATTATTGGATTTACCCCTGGAACTTCTACTAAATTAGTATTGTATAAATAAAACTTGGAATCTTTTTGTATTAATAGATTGGGGCAACGTTTCTCTGAATTATTGTTATTTTGTAGTCCTTCAACCATATAATTTTTTGTAGAAAAATAAGAATAATAATACAAGCCTGCTAAAAATACGATTAAGGCAAATGCTAGGGTTAATGACATATACTATATAAATATAACAATATTTTATTCATATCAGAAAACCAAAAGAACCTTTCCTATTAATTGAATTGTTTGGCTCCACCTTTTCAAAGGTGGAAAATTTTATTTTAAAGCCAGGGCTTCATAATACATGGACGTATTACTATAACGACACTGATTTAGTCAAAATTACTTATGATTTAGAAACCTTTAATCCTGATTATATGATTTGGAGATAAAAAATATGAATAAAATGATAATACTTACAATTGAGTTGTTATTTTTTCAATTTCAGATTGACAAAATATGTATTCGGCTTTAAGTTGTTTTGAAATATATTTAATCCGAAAAATATGCTATTAATAAATATTTGTTTGTTTGTTACCTACTATGCTAATAAAATAATATGTGACAATTATGTAGTATTTCTCAGTAACATAAATTTTCCAAAAAGTAAAAAGGGAAATGGATTTTGGACATTTTTAAAATGTCCATTTTGGAAAACCTTGGGGAATTTGCGAAAAAATGTCGATAAAATCAGTTTTCTTATCATAATGCTCTTAAAAATATTTTGATAAGTAAAAAAAGTGTTACGAGACATTTTTTGCGAGTTCGACTAACGGGTTTTTTTCGACTTCCAAATTTCCGGGTTTTTGGAAATAATAAAACCCAACATTTTATAAGAGAAGCAAATTAACAAAATATCAACCCGTTATGATTTAGTGCTAAATTCAGAAAAAATTAAAATTATGGTAAGGGTCCAAAATGGAAATAATTGGAAATCGTGGAAAACCCGGGTTTTTTAATACTTCCTAATATTAAGGGAAAATGGAAATGAAAAAAAACCCAAAAACACATACTTATAGTTGCGAAACCTGTAAATTTTATACAGCACACCACAACGACTATATAAAACATCTAGATACACGCAAACACCAGAAGCTTCATGAGAGTGGATACAAAGATGAATCTAATGATTCGCAAACTATTTATAAACCTATAATATTTACGTGTAAACACTGCACAAAAATATATCAAACCAGTGCTGGATTATGGAAACACAAAAAACAATGTAATATAAGTAATTTGGATAATAACGAATCAATGAATAAGTTAATATTAAAGATTATTGAAGAAAATTCCACATTGGTAAACAAGCTTGCAAATGATAGCACTGAATTACAAAATATTATTAAGGAGATGATTAAAAACGGATTAATAAATTCGTCAACTAACAATTCTCATAATACAACGAATAATCAAAATAGTAATAATACATTTAACTTACAAGTATATTTGAATGAAACGTGTAAAAACGCAATGAATCTAAGTGAATTTGTAAATACAATCGTTCCAACCTTAGAAGAACTCGAAAAAACAGCAAGAGATGGATACGTAAAAGGCATTTCAAGTATTGTAAATACGCGTCTAGATAAAGTCAATAAAAAAGACCAACCTATTCATTGCACTGATGGAAAAAGAGAAGTGCTTTATATCAAAGAAAACAATGTTTGGAATAAAGAAGATGAAGAAAAGCCATTATTATTACGAGCAATAAAAGAGGTAGCGCGTAAAAATATATGTAATATTCTTGAATGGAAAAAGTTGTATCCTGATTGCACTGATTCCGACTCACGAAAAAATGATTTGTATTTGAAAATATTACTAAATGCGATGTCAGGTGGTTCGGAAGAAGAAAGTAAAACAAACTATGACAAAATTATGAGTGTGGTTGCGAAACATACGATTGTTGAAAAAAATTCCATTTAATATACATTAAAATAATTTAAAGATCCTTTAAGCCAATTACAAATAATATATATTAAACCAATTTAAAGAAAAAATGTTAAAAGAAAAGGTTCGGAAAACTTTGGTTTTCTGATTTAATTACCAGTTATTCAATATAGTATCAAACTCCTTCTCGTCCATATTTTCATCTTGACCTAATAGTTTTTCCAAATTTTCCGGCATATATTTTTCTTCAATGTGTTTCTTATTTGCTTTTAAACAGAAACGTATAAGGCAAATCTCTAATTTATGTTTATAATACATTTTACGAAATTTATCCAAAGTTAAAAGTATATTATGTAACTTTTGTGATATTGTATCAAGTGAACAATTAATTGGTATATGTTGGTTATCATGACATAACATAGAAACCCCAAGAATTTTAAAATCATCATATATTGGAGTCCCACATATAATTCCTTTTAAACCGACAGGTAAATAAGGTATATAACGTATTTCATTATAACAAGCTTTTATTCCTAATAATTCATTTGTAAAGGTTGGTAAATAAGTTAATTTATTTTCAACACAATGAATATATTTTAATTTTTCTGGTATTTTTGGTAATCTTGTAATATAATTATAACCACAATCTAAACTAACTAGTGTATTTGGCAAAGTAGGTAAATATGTTAGACGATTATCGGTTACATTTAATCCTTCTAAGTTAGGTGGTAAAATTGTTATTTCAGTTATTTGATTTTCAGAACAATAAATTTTTTTAAGACAAGAAGGTAGATTAGGCAATTCAGTAAGTTTATTTTCATTACATTCAAGTAATTCTAATTTATTATATTTTGATAAATCAGATATTTTTGTTAGTTGGTTGTTACTGCAAGATAATTTTTCAATGGAAATAGGTAGATTAGGCAATTCGGTAAGTTTATTTTCATTACATTCAAGTAATTCTAATTTATTATAATTTGATAAATCAGGGATTTTTGTTAGTTGATTTTTATAACAAACTAATTTTATAAGAGACGTAGGTAAATTAGGTAATTCGGTAAGTTTATTTTCAAAACAAGCAAATATTTCTAAATTGCTATAATTAGATAAATCATCAAATTTGCTTAATTGATTATTGCCACAAATAAAACTTATAAGCGATATAGGTAAATTATGCAATGATGTAAGATTATTATATCGACAATTTAGTATCCTTAGTGAAACTGGCAATACACCTAAATCGCTAAGACAATTATTTTGACAATTCAAATCTTTTATAATGCTATATTCCATACATGGCAAGGTTTTTAATTTATTATTGTAGCAAGATAGAATTAATAAAGTTTTTGGTAATTCAGGTAATTTAGTTAATTGGTTATTATAACACCAAAGTTCTAGCAATGTTTTAGGCAACTCCGGCAACTCAGTAACTCCTGTTTTTGCACATACTAAATAATGAAGTATATTTGGTAACTTAGGCAAGCATATTAAATTTGGATTATTTTCAATAATTAATTCAGTTACATTTGTAAACCGTGTCAAATCAGGTATCCATGTAATTGGTTCTATGAATTTTTCACCTAAAATCTTAATAAATTTTGCATTAGATGGCAATGTATTAAGGTATGATTCTGCATTGGGATATTTATTCGCATTAAGAAATTCTTGAACATTGTATAATTGCATTCTTTTAGGGTTTATATAATTGAATAAAACCATATAAAAATCAATTTTTTCCATCTAAAATCTTTTTTACAGATATAGGAAAAAATGTTATTTACAATTAAGAAATTTAATATATATTTTTAAAACAATTTAAAGAGCCTTTAAGCCAATTACAAATAATATATATTAACCCAATTTAATTACCAGTTTGCCAATATAGTATCAAACTCATCTTCATCCATATCTTCATTTTGACTTAATATTTTTTCCAAGTTTTCCGGCTTATATTTTTCTTCAATGCGTTTCTGATTTACTTTGAAATAGAAACGCAATAATCGTTTTTTACATTTCATTCTATAATATATCTTACGAATATTGTTAACAATTGTAAGCGCTCTATGAAGTTTATGCGTTGTATCATAATCAGGGGTTGAATCATAATCGCTCTCATCATCATCATTCGTATTATATGTATTATATTTTTGTGGGTTTGTATTAAATACATCTCTTTCATTAGGAACATCTTTAATTATATCTTGGAGTAACTCGTAAATAGGTGTGTCGCTAATATATTCATCAAATGCCAAGGTAGGTGGCCAATATGGTATATGTGTAATCTCGTTTTTTTCACAATAAAACCACTCTATATTATCTGGAATCATAGGTAAACGGAAAATGCTGTTTCTATCACAATCAACACGTTTTATATTAGGCGGTAACTTTCCTAATAAAAGAAGTACATTATCTTCACAACGCAAATCAGTTAACGAAATTGGTAAAGTAGGTAAAACCTGAATATAATTATGATTGCAGTAAATTCGTGTTAGAGTAGACGGCAACATTTTAGGTAACTTTTGAATACAATTATGATTACACCTAAATTCGATTAGTTTCGATGGTAATATATCTGGTAACGACTGAATACAGTTGTGTTCACAATCAAAGTATTCTAATCCATCAGGCAACTTAGGTAAAGAAGTAATGCGATTCATTCCGCAATATAATATTTTTAATGTGTTTGGTAATTCATCAGGTAATTTTGCAATATAATTATTATGACAAGTAAGTGTTATTAATTTAGATGGCAATTTTTTAGGCAAATACGACATGGAACTATCGGGACAAATTAGTGTCTCTAATCCATCAGGCAACCCATTTAGTTCGGCTATGTTATTATTCGTACACGTAAATGACTTTAATCCATCTGGCAACTTTGGTAATACAGATAGATTTGGATTATCGTATATATAGAGTTTTTTCAATGTGTCTGGCAATAATAAGTAAGACAAGTCCATAAAACATTTGTTTTTAAATATAGATAATTTTTGTAGATTTTTGTATTTTGATAAATCATTTGGAATTACACCATGATTATTATTGTTAATTATAATCATTGTTGCGTCCAATGGGACTTTATGTAAATCACTGATTAAACACATGATAATTTATTTTTGCTATCAAAAGAAAAAAACAATAATGGTTTCAATTTTTTATCAGAAAACCAAGGTTTTCCGAACCTTTCCTTTTACACCTTTGGACATTTAAAACGCTGTATTTTATTATTTTAATAGTATAAGTAAAATTAAAATAATATTAAAATAATATTAATATTAAATTAAAATTATTTAAATTTAATAATTAAATATAAATATATTTAATATGGAAATTGAAATTACAGATTTAAAATTTAATAAATTTGCTATTATACTAGATAATGTATTTACTAAAGAAGAGTGTGCTAGTTTAATAAAATTATCTGAAGAAACACCTGAAAATTATGAAATTGCTAAGATTAGTTATGATGATGAACAAATTATAGATACAAGTTATAGAAACAATCAAAGATGGTTACATTTTGATAAAAAATTAGCAGAAAGATTTTTTGAAAAAATAAAATCCTATATTCCTATTGAATTTGAAGGAAACCCTGTTTCTTGTTTAAATGAGCGTCTTTCCTTTCTTAAATACTCAGTAGGTGAATATTTTAGAGCACACGAAGATGGTTATTACATACGACCTGATAATTCAGAAATGAGTTATATTACAGTGCAAATATATTTAAATGATTTAAAGGAAGAAGATGGAGGTGCAACCACTTTTATTAAAGATACATATAATAGAATATATCAAGATTACATTGTAATTCCAAAAGTAGGTAGAGTATTATTGTTTGAACATAATATTGAACATGAAGGTTCTATATTAAAAAATGGATTAAAATATTGTATTAGAACAGATGTTATGTATAGTATAACAAAAATAATAACGAAATATAAATAATAAAACCGGCATTTTAAATGTCCAAATGTGTAATAAAGTGTCTTTAAACTGTTTACAATATATATTAATAAGTGACTTAAAGAGCTTTAAGTTGTTTTACGATACATATTAACATAGAATGTTTGGCTCCACCTTTTCAAAGGTGGAAAAAAAATTGAAACCAAACCGTAATCAATAAACAATCATAATAATTATAATTATAAATGTCCGTTTCCACTCGCTCTCAAACCAAAAAATTATCAATTCAAATTCTGAAATCAGAATTTATTAAATCTATACAACAATTACTATCTAATTGTGAAAATGAAATTGTAACCGAAAACAAACTAATAGTATTCACACAAATTCTACAAAAAATAAATAGCGACCTACTCACTATATATGACACATCATTTCTAAACTTTATATTTGTTATGCTTGAAAAAGTAGACCAATTCGATAAAAACTATGTAGAATATAGATATAAATATGTTAGCGATAAAGTGCTAGATGAGTGCGCATATGAAGCCGGAAAAACGAAATACATCTTTACAAAATATATTAAAGATAATAACATAACTAACTAACAAATGGATTTCGTGTTTTTAAGTTCATTTGAAAGTATATTTGCAAATACTATTAAAAATACAAATACTTATGTAAACATTAACGATTATATTAATTCCTTTTTGCATACAGAAACTGTTTTTTTTGTCAAAGTCGAAACGAAAGAACAACTCTTGTATACAATATCATTGTATGACGAATATGATAAGGTATATTGGATTTACAATGAACCCAACTTTCAACATATATTTGATGTTAAAATGATGTTTACCATTACAAAATGTGTCGAAGAATATATATGTGAGAATTACAATTTGTTTCGAAAACGTTTCATCGAAATGAGTTTATATCTACTTAATCAGTTGAATAAAATGAACATAATTCTATTTAAAACGCATTTGAACGAATATTATCATATCGACAGAAATAATAGTGTGAGCCAACGAGTATATATAAATAAATTCAATAACATTTTAATTGACGCAGTTAATCAACCACTTGGATTAGGTGTCTATATTTCATTGTATCATAAAGATTTTTTTGATGAAATGTTGTATATATTCTGTAAAACAAAAAAAGGTAATAATAGGGTTGCTACAGATGCAAGTATGATTATTGAATATATATATGTACTTTGTTTCTACAGCTAGTATTATTTTGGTGTTTAAGTGGTTTTGAAATATATATTTATAAGGGACTTAAAGGGTCTTTAAATTGGTTATAAATATATATTATTATACTATGTCAATTGTGTTGGTTTATTAGCAGTAGTTAAATTACAATTTAATCGATAATTTCCTGATGCTGGTACAGTAGTAAAAACCCATCCCATAGGAGCAGTAATTCCTCCGACTGCTTGACTATTATTAAATAAATGTATTCCTGTAGTATTATTTATTCCTTGAAACATCCCTGATACATCTGTCACTAAATTTGTATTCCAGTTTGAACCACTTGTAGTTATATTTTGATTAAATCCAATACAATAACGAAACATACTGTTCATAGTGGTTACTTTGCTTGTATTCCAATTCAATGGTGCTGTTCCAGGTGTTGTTCCAGATGCCTGACCATTATTAAATTTAGTTGTTGTTGTTATATTTGTAAATCCTACAAACATATTCGCCATTGATGTAACATTACTTGTGTTCCAATTTCCAATATTTTGGTTAAATGCTGATGCTCCTTGGAACATAGAAGCCATCGATGTAGCATGTATTGTATTCCAATTTCCAATAGGTTGATTAAATATAGTAGCGGTTTGAAACATACTAGCCATACTACATATTGCAACGCTAGATGTATCAACTAAAATAGGCAATGGTTGATTAAATGCTACGGCACCTTGAAACATACTTACATAAGAAGTACATTTTGGTGCATACCAAGTGTTTATTGTATTTGAACCTCCATTATTAAAGACAGATTGTGTAGCTGTTTGATTTAAAAACATACTATTCATCGCCGTAACATTAATTACATTCCAGCTTCCAATATTTTGATTAAATGATGTTGCATTTTGAAACATACTATTCATAACACATCCTCCAACTCCTGAAGTATCTACTAGATTCGTCAATGGTTGGTTAAAAGACGTATCACTTTGAAACATAGCTGTATATGATGTACATTTTGGTGCTGTCCAAGAACTTATTAAATTATTTCCTCCATTATTAAATATAGTAGCACCTTGAAACATACCAGTCATGGTTGTAACATTGTTTACTTTCCATCCTCCAATATTTTGATTAAATGATATCGCATTTTGAAACATACTATTCATAGTACATCCACTAACAACTAATGTATTTACTAGATTAGTTAATGGCTGATTAAATGCAGTTGCGCCATTAAACATACTTGTAAATGAAATACATATAGGTGCATACCAATTTTGTATTGATGTATTATTTCCATTATTAAATGCTGTCGCCCCTTGAAACATACTTGCCATTGTTATAACTCTACTAACATTCCATAAACCAATATTTTGATTAAAAGCTATTACATTTTGAAACATACTGGACATTGCTGTAACATTATCTGTATTCCAGCCGCCAATATTTTGATTAAAATTAGTTACGTTAAGAAACATATTTGCCATTGAACAACCAATACTTATTGCTGATGTATCTACCAAAATAGGCAATGGTTGATTAAATGCTGTTGCTCCACTAAATGTACTTAAAAATGATCTGCATTTTGGTGCAGTCCAAGATTGTATGGAATTGCTTCCTCCATTATTAAAAGTAGTTGCTAAAAGAAACATATTAGCCATTGTGGTGACATTGTTTACCTTCCAGTTTCCAATATTTTGATTAAATAGAGTTGCACTTCTAAACATACTATCTGTGGTACAACTACTTACTGATAATGTATTTACCAAGTTAGGAATTGGTTGATTAAAGGATGTTGCACTTTGAAACATGCTTGTAAATGTTACACAATTTGGTGCAGTCCAAGAATTTATTGAAGTACTTCCACCATTATTAAATGCAGTAGCTAGAAAAAACATTTGACCCATTGAAGAAGCATTGATTACATTCCAATTTCCAAGATTTTGATTAAATATAGTTGCCTGTCTAAACATACTATCCATAGCGCAATCAACTACACCTGATGTATCTACTAAGTTGGACACTGGTTGATTAAAGGATGTTGCACTTTGAAACATACTAATAAATGAAGTACAATTTGGTGCAGTCCACGAATTTATTGAATTGCTTCCACCATTATTAAAAGCTGTTGCGCCTACAAACATATGATACATACTTGTAACGTTGTTTACCTTCCAGTTTCCAATGTCTTGGTCAAATGAAGTAGCTCCATTAAACATATAATTCATAGCACAATCAACTACACCTGATGTATCTACTAAGTTTGTTAATGGCTGATTAAAAGTTATGCATCCATTAAACATTGAATTAAATGAATAACACTTTGGTGCAGTCCAATAATTTATTGAAGAATTTGAACCATTATTAAAAGCTGTTGCACCTATAAACATATTATCCATTGTTACAACATTATTTACCTTCCAGTTGCCAATATCTTGGTCAAATGAAGTAGCTCCATTAAACATATTATCCATATAACAACCAGATACACCTGATGTATCTACTAAGTTTGCTAATGGTTGATTAAAAGTTGTGCATCCATTAAACATATATGAAAAACTAGAACACTTTGGTGCAGTCCATAATTTTATTAAATTACTTCCACCATTATTAAAGCTTGTGGCTAATGAAAATGCGAAGTAAAAGTTTTCAACATTGGTGACATCCCATAAACCAATATCTTTATCAAAGGATGACGCATTTTCAAATATAAATTGCATAGATGTTACATTTTTTGTATCCCAGTTTCCTATTGGTTGATTAAAAGTTGTCGCATTAGAAAACATATAATCCATTATAGTAACATTTTTTGTATTCCAAGCAGATATATCTGAATTAAAATTAGGACAATAATAAAAACATGCTAATAAAGATGTATCAGGTAAAAAATAAGGATTAAATGCTGGTAAAATTGTGATATCATTTAATGTTGAGAATTGGTACCCAGTTCTAGAAAATGGACATTTATTTGTATTTAGCATTGTTAAATTTACTGTGTTGTCATTGTAAAATGTTGCATGGTTATTAAAACTTATACCAAAATCTGATAGATAAGATCCATGTTCATATAAGCAAGTACGTATTTCTACAAAAACATTATTGCCTGCAATTATAACTAGAGGTTTACGACTAATAGTAAATATTCCTGGCAATATAATAATTGGTAAATGATTTAAAATCAAGGTTTCTGTTAAAGGGTCTATACCTGTATAATCAAAAGAATAAGTGACAAATCCTTGTGTACACGGTATAACCGGAGGAGGAGGGGGAGGAGGAGTAAATTGAAACATGCAGTACAATGGAGTTTCTGAATGTCGTCGACAATAAGCATATATACGATTTGATGATCCCTTAATATTTCTAGTAGTTCCTAGACCTACAGACCATTTGTTTCGCCCGGCATTCGCATTTAAGTTGCTTAAAATGTTATACCCCGTCATTAATAAATAAATATATTATATTTTTTCATTTTACAAGTGGTCAAGTTGTTTTGAAATCTATATTTATAAGGGACCTAAAGCGTCTTTAAATTGGTTTGAAATAATATATAATTTGTAAAATAACTTAAAGAAAATATGTTTACAACCATTTTTACTTGGAATTGTATGGAATTGAAAAATGGTTGTAAAACATATATATTATTTGTAAAATAATTTAAAGAAATTATGCTCTCAACAAGAATTTCTTATTTTGTTATCATATATCATAATAAAATAAACTATATAATTTGTGTGATATTTTTCAGTAACACAAAATTTCCCAAAAGTAAAAAGGGAAATGGATTTTGGACATTTTAAAAATGTCCATTTTTAGCTACCCCGAGATATCTTGAAAAAATAAACTGCAAAAATCAAATTCTTATCATAATGTTCTAAAAATGATTTTTTTATGAAAAAACTTGTGACGACAAATTTTTGTATGATTTTTACAACCGTTTCTCGGCGAGGAAACATTTTGGAAACAATTGGAAACAAATGGAAACAAAAAAACGAGAGATAAATACTATAAAATAATTGTTACCGAATATCGTCATATAAATATATAATTGATAAATGTAATTAACATTGTCTCGTTTTTTGTTAACAGTTTCCAAAAAAAAACGAGAACCCATAATTAAAATAAATTAAACGAAAATAATATCTAATTAAACGATAAATTATTAAAAATAAAATATTTAGAAGATTATATGGAAAACGAGAAAAACGAGAACCCACTTTATTGTCGATATTGTAATTTTACGTGTAAATTTATGTCTGATTGGCAAAGACATAATGAAACAATGAAGCATTTTAAAAATAAAGAGAAATCTCACATTAATCAAATACATAATTCTGAAAAAATATTAGATGTTAACCAGTGTAATAAATGTATGTTTATTTGTAAATCGCGTTCAGGATTATGGAAACATAAACAAAAATGTGGTCAACAAAAATCTAAAAAAAACATTAATGATTACATTAATCAAGCAGTAAATGAAGCATTTAAAGACTTTATTAAAGAGGTTATGCAAAACAAAGATGATAAACAATATGAAATAATGACGCAACTAATACAAAACCAAAGTGAATTACAGTCAGTTGTTAAAGATATTGTTAAATCAGGCATTATGACTAATTCTCACAATACTAACACTAACACTAATACTAACACAATAAATTCACATAATAAAACATTTAACTTACAAATGTATCTTAATGAGACGTGTAAAGATGCGATGAATTTAAGCGAATTTGTAAATAACATTGTTCCTACAATAGAAGAACTTGAAAAAACAGCCAGAGAAGGTTATGTAAAAGGTGTTACAAGTATAGTAAACACACGCTTAGATGAAGTTGATAAGAATAATCAACCTATTCATTGCACTGATGGAAAACGCGAAATACTTTATATCAAAGAAAATGATATTTGGAATAAAGAAGACGGCGATGATAAGCCATTGCTTCTAAGAGCGATCAAATCTGTTGCTCGTAAAAATATATGTAACATTAGTGAATGGATAAAATTGTATCCTGATTGCACCCAATCAGACTCACGTAAAAATGATATGTATCTTAAAATTATGTTAAATGCGATGTCAGGTGGAACAGAAGAAGAATGTAAAACAAATTACGAAAAGATTGTTAGTGCGGTTGCTAAGCATACTATCATAGAAAAAACTTGTTAAATTAGTGAGTTACAAATGAAAATATATAAATGTAATTATAACTTTGAAAATAAATGGTAAACTTTTTATTTTGCGTGTTTCTTGATGTGTTTCTTGAAATGCTCAATTCGATTATTAATAAGGGTGATTTCATTTTCATCACAAGCATTCTTTTTATCCATTTCTAAGGCTTCAATATACTTATTTGCATCATATACAGATGAAGCCATGTAGTAACCATCTTCTTCTTCATAGTATATGCATTGAGGACAATATTGTTTATACCAACTTTCAACGATAGGCTCCCTCACATATGCATATAAATAATTTATTGAATCTATATCATCATTCACATATAATGATGCTAAAATATGTTTAGTCGCGGTAAACTTACTACTAGTGGAATAATCCGTATTTTTCATTAGGTGAAAGAGAAATTTTTTAGAGCAACGTAAGATAAATTTCTTATACAAATTAAGTTCTTGATGGTTAAGTAAATAATTTGAAATAACGTGTAATATATTTATTTCAGCAGGACTTGGAACTATATCTGGATGAAGTGCTTGACAAATTTGTCGAATATTTTGAACATCATAGTCCATACCTACATTTTCAACTAATAAATTGGGGTCAAATACTTTACAAATATTTGTAATGGAAACCAATGGTATATCATTTTGTAACATATTGCATCTAAGTAACTCGCTTTTGAACGCACGGACAACACATTTTTCATCATCAGTATGGGGATATGTAAGTGATTTGTTAGTTGTTAGCCCCTTATTAAACTCCGCGATTTTATGTTCGAAATAAGATATAAGTGTTTTATTGCCATAATAGATGTCATTGTATTCATTTATTATGAACATAAATTCTGTAATACAACGTAAGCAATCGTATGAACGTTTGTTACATATGGTTTTGTATTCATTGATTTGTTTTTGAATAGAACGAGTTTTATGGTTTTTGCTTTGTAATTTTTCGATAACAAAATTATAATATTCCATTTCACGAGTGTAATCAAAGCATCTGAAAGATAACTTTTTAATGATTTGTAAGATGCAATGAGAGGTACTGTTTGACATAGTTTTTTCAATTAAGTTTTTGCTTGGTTTAGATATACGTAATTGTTACGAGAATAATAATTGAGAAAATGTATTCAATTTTTTAATTTATACAAATAATAAATAAACCAATAAATTACCAATTCTCTAATACATCATCCAACTCTGTATCTTCTCCTAAGTTTGTAATTAAATAATCCGGATGATATTTTATTATTGCTCGTGGTTCTCTGATTTTTTCCCATAGCCATTTTCTGAATTGATTTTTATACTTCAAAGAATAATATAAATAACGAAATCGATTTATTATATTAATTTTTTGTTTGATAATTACTATATTATCGGTATTTAACACTTCATAGATAGGATTATTAGAATAATCTAATGTATATAAATTAGCCGGCAAAGTAGGTAAGGAAGTTAATTGATTATTATCACAATCTAAATCTTCTAAATTTGCAGGCAACATAGGTAAGATAGTCAATTGATTATCATCACAATATAAATCTTCTAAAGTAGCCGGCAAAGTAGGTAAAGTAGTTAATTTATTTTTAGAACAAAATAATCTTTCTAGGGTATTTGGCAAAATAGGTAAGGAAGTTAATTGATTATTATAGCAATTTACTATTTGTAGGTTATCGGGCAAAGTAGGTAAAAGTAGTTAATTGATTGTTAGAACAATATAATTCTTGTAAATTTTTGAATTTACTTAAATCTGGTAAATAGATTAAATTTCTAGATACTAAATTAAGTTTAGTGGTAGTATCCGGTAAGGAATTGATATAAGTTTCAATGTTAAAATCAGTCATTTTATAGATATAATTTATAAATTTTATAATATAATATTTAAGTTATAAAATTTATAATATATTATTTTTGTTACCATCAAGAACGCTTCCTATTTCCCAATCCAAAGAAAAAATACACATAAAGCCAAGTGACTTCAGGTATTTAAAATTTATTAATTATTTAAAGGAAACACAACGACTCAAACGCGCCCTTGAACCTTGGTTTTCTGAATTACAAGTGAAATGATTATATTTGGTTTGTTTGGCTCCGCCTTTTCAAAGGTGTAAAGGTTTAAATATATGAATGTTTGGCTCCACCTTTTCAAAGGTGTAAAGGTTTAAAATATTTGAATGTTTGGCTCCACCTTTTCAAAGGTGTAAAGGAAAGGTTCGGAAAACCTAGGTTTTCTGAAAGAAATGTTGTGTGACAAAAGTAACAATCTGATTATACTCAATAGTATCAATAACATTTTCATACCGATCACTATGAAAGCGTTTTTGAGCAGTAATATTATATATCTCATCAAGCACAAAGCAAT